GTGAGAGGCCCGATTCAATTGCAGACCGTAACCGACATCTACGCGTGGGTGGTAGCGAAGTTGGCCGCCGTACCCACGTGGATCTGGATGCTCATCATCGTGACCGCCACGGTCACCGCCACCGTCTTCGTCGCCCGCGGCGCGAAGCGAGGCGTCATGCTCCTCGCGCGGCGCGCCCGGTCGATCGACCGGCCCGGCGAGGACATCCTCACCATCGTCGCCGCGTCCATCGCGACCGGCGTGTCCGCCCAGGGCATGTGGCGGTTCTCTGGCGACGTCCTCGGCTTCGACGGCGTGCTGCAGGTCCTGCTGTTCGCCTTCATCGAGGTCGCGGTGATCACCAGCGCAGTGCGCGCCCGCCGCAACTCCCGCGAGAACTACTCGGCCGGCATCGACGGCATGGCGGTGTGGGTGCTCACCGGCCTGTCCGCGGTGCTGTCCAGCCTGGACGCTCGCAGCCTCGCCGAGGCCATCTTCCGGCTCGCCGCCCCGCTGGTCGCCGCGTGGCTGTGGGAGCGCGGCATGGCCATCGAGCGGCACCGGCGCACCGGGCTGAAGAGCATCAACTGGCGGTGGACGCCCGAGCAGCTGCTGGTCCGCCTCGGCCTGGCCGAGGCCCGCGGCCGCACGGTCAGCGAGGTCGACACCCGCCGCCGCCGCTTCCGAGTGGCGCTGGCCGCCAAGCGCCTGCGGGTACTCCGCGGCGTCGAGGCCTCCGACCGGAAGCTGCGCAAGGCAGTGGCCCGGCTGGACCGGCGGCTGGAAGAGCTGATCGAGCACACGGACTTCGCCCAGAACCCCGAGCAGCAGGAGGCCCTGCTGGATGAGACCGGCACGCTCTTCGGCAGCGAGGCGCTCGCCGAGCTGCGCGCCGCCCCGGTGTGGAGCCGCCGCCAGCACCCCGCGCTGCCGGCCGAGCCGGAGATGCCCGACGACGTGGTGGCCGAAGGAGACGAGGCGGTCAACAAGTACCGCCAGGCGGGGAGGACGAAGATCCTGCCGTTCCTGGTCCCGGCGTCGCGCACGCCGCGATCCAGCGCGGTGCGTGAACCGGTGAGCACGATCGTGAGCACCACAGCGCGGCCGGTCAACGGTCACTCGCACACGCCGCCGCGCACGAACGGCGGCCCCGCGACCGCGCTACTGGACCCGCCGCTCGTGCGCGAGCCTGTGAACGTCCTGCCTGTGGAGGACTGGCCCCTGATTGATGGGGACGTGCTCATCATCTCGGACACATCCAGGCACACAGAGACGCGCACGGGTGAGGGGCCGAGTGCTGCGCAGATCGGTGAGCGCGAGCGTGCGGAGCACCGGCAAGGCGGCACCGGCGGTGAGCAGGCGAATCACACGGAAACCGTAACTGGGAGTGTGAGCATCGGCGGGCCGTCCGCGGATGGCCCAGCGCCCACGTCGTCCGAGCCCACGGCCGCCTTAGGCACCGCCGGTCGGGCCGATCGGCCAGTGAGCGACGCCGTGAGCACTCCGGTGCCCGGTCAGGCGCAGCCCATCCATGACGACGCCCTCACGACCTCGCACACCACCCCGCCCACCGAACCTCCACCGGCGAGCGGGGACGGCGGTGAGCAGAACCGTGAGCAGAAGACCCAGGGCGAGGGTGAGGACGGCCAGACGGAGAACGAGGAGGAGGCCGAGGAGGAGGGCGGCAAGGTCGACCGGGAGCTCAACCGCACGGCCGAGGAGTGGATCCGCGGGCGGTGCCGCGCCGGCCGTAGGCCCACGCACGCTGCGGTGGGCACCAGGTACGGCCGCAGCGCCGGATGGGGCGGCCTGAGGGTGAAGGCCGTCCAGAGGCGGATGCGCGAGCAGGGCTACCGCTTCGAGGAGGACGGCACCGTCCATCCGCCCGCTCGGCCGCAGACGGCCGACGACGCGCCCAGCGGCAGCACGGAGAGCTGACCTGTGATCACCACCGTCGTCCTCATCATCGGGGCGGTCCTGGCCGGGCGGCGCCGCTCGCAGTACGACGGCGTCCGCCCGGTCATCTGGTGGCGCGAACAGCGCATGTACCGCCGGAGGCGGCACATCGTCGCGCGGCTCGTGGCGGCCGTCCTTGGCGCCGGCCTGCTGGTCGGGTCGGTCGTCGTGCTCTTCGGCCTGGCCGGGATCCTGGCGGCCGCCGCGCTGGCGGCGGCACTCCTGGCGGGCCTGTGGTACCTGCTGCGGCTCGCAGCCCGCGCCATCGCTCCGCGGATCCTGCCCATCGAGCGCACCGACCTGGACCTGCCCGAGCCGACCACCCCCTTGCCCGGCATCTGCCCTGGCCCGGCGCCCTTCACGCACAACGCCGGGTGCGACACCAACCCTCTGAACCTGGAGGTCTAACCCAATGGCACGCCGCGCGGCGGACCTGGTCAAAATCCCTACCGGCAGTCCTGAGCAGGTCAGGAACTACTGCCGCACCGCTGATGAGGTCCTGGGCGACCTCGCCACCGAATTCGAGTGCCGCCGCCGCGAGCTCGCCAAGAAGATATTCGCCCTGCTCAAGCACGCCCACAAGAAGGGCATCGGCAGCGGCAGCGACAAGTGGCTGCGGTCCATGCGGATCACCATGGGGCTGATCACCGCGGCGCTGGCGGTGCGGGTCGCCCGGCATGCCGTCCGTGGCGTCTACCCCATGCTGGAGAAGCTGGCCGGCGTCGAGCTCGATGGGCTGCGGGACCTGAAGTACGGCCGAGGTAAGTGGCGGTCGCCCGAAGATCCGATGGACGTGTGATGGCCACGCTCAGCAACAAGTCCCTGCGCGAGGCGGCTCGCGCGGCCCGCGCGGAAAAGCGGCTGCGCGGCCAGCTCGGCGGCCTGGGCGGTGAGCTGTCGCAGGCCTGGCGTGCGCTCGCCCCCTGGGCGCTGCTCGCCACTGCGCTGGGCGGTGCTCCGCTGGCGTGGTTTCTCGCCCAGCTGGCCGACGCCCAGGTGTTCACCGCGATCTGCATCGCGGTCGTCGGCATCATCCTGATCGCGGTGTCGCTGCACCTCACCCGCGGCCGTATGACGCTGAGCCGCGCCCACGAGCTGTTCAACTTCGCAGCCCCCATCGCGGTCATCGCCTACACCGTCGCCTGGGGGCCGAACCGGTTCGTGTTCATCTGGGCCGGGATCTTCGGCGTCGGCTCGGCGATCATCTGGAATCGGCGGCACACCTCCACCGCGCTGCGCGAGCTGGAGCGCACGGCGGGCGGGGGCGCCGGCACGGTGCCGCAGCGATGGCGGGAGTTCGCGCAAGAGCACGCTCCCTCGCTCATCGACGCCCGCATCACGGTGATGAGGGACGACGATGACGAGCTGGCCGTCGGTCTGGACCTCGGCGAGGGCGGAGTACCCTCCGATGTCGGGCCGCTGCTGGAGCGCATCACGCGCTTCGCCGATGGGATCGCCGGGGGCGCCTCGCTGCTGGTGGGCGACAGGCTCGACCAGGTGCTGGTGCGGGTCGCGCGCCGTGACCCGCTGAAGAAGCCACGGCCGTGGCAGGGCCCCAACGCGCCCGGCGGCAGCATGCTGGAGCCGATCGAGGGGATCGCTCGCTACAAGGACCTGGCCGAGCTCAGCCTCACCCTGCCCTACCGGGCGCCTCGCGCGCCGGACGAGAACCCCAAGATGCAGAGTCACCTGGGCATATACGGCATGAGCCGGGCAGGCAAAGGCGCCGCCGGTGAGCTCCTGGACGTCAACATCGCCACCCGCAAAGACGCCATCCTGGTGGTCTGCGACGCGGTCAAGGCCGACCAGCAGACCGGCCCCATCGCCGAGGGCGCCGACTACGTGCTGGACACCGCGCCGCAGATCCGCGCGTTCTTCCACCGCTTGGTGACCGCCACGATCCCGACCCGGGCCGCCGTCCTGGGCGACCCCACCCGCAACCTGCTGGGGAAGCGGTGCAGGGAGTGGGAGCCCGGGTGTGGCCTGTCCTGGGTGGCGGTGCACGTGTACGAGGCGGCCGCGCTGTTCGGCAACACCGACATGACCAAGCTCACCGAACGGGCCGCCTCGGTCGGCATCGAGATCATCGTCGAGGTCCAGAAGGCCATCCACGACCGGGTCGACACCAACGCGCGTTCCAACATGGCCGCCATGCTCGTGTTCGGCACGTTCAACTTCGACGATGCCGCCTTGGTCTTGCCCGCAGAGCTGATCGAGCTCGGCGTCAATCCCGGCGTCTGGCAGAACAAACAGCCCGGGACCTGCCTGGCCGTGTTCCCCGAGTTCACACTCGCCCGGCAGGCGACCCCGCTGCGGTTCGACCGGCACGCCTCCGACGGCTCCGACGTCGAGGCCGCGCTGCGCGAGTACATGCACCTGGCCGGCCCGTGCGACCCGTGGACCGCCAAGACCTGGGGCGAGCCCTACCAGCAGTACCGGGCCAAGGTCGAAGCCCAGCGCGGCCGCCGTCCCAAGACCCATGTCCTGGCCGGTGCCGTGCTACTCGATGAGTGCCCGAGCACGCCGGTGGGGTCGGCGTCCGCCGTCGTCCCTGCGCCCCGGCCTGCTCACACGACCGAACCGGCCGAGGAGATGCTCCAGCCGGACCCGCCGGAGGAGCAGCCCGAGGTCACCCCTGAAGAGGCGCGCGCCGAGCTGGAGCAGGCAGCCGAGGAGGTGGTCGGCGAGATGGCCAAGGCCCTGGGCGATGACCCTCAGGCTCGCGAGATCCTCGACCAGGCCGTCGACGGCATCGAGCAACTGGACACCGATCCCGCGCCGCAGCTGGGCGTCCCCCGGGCCGACGATGTGGCGTTCCCCGACGATCCGGATGAAGAGCACTTCACGCCGATCGTGAGTCGGGATGAGGCGCTGGACATCCTGCTGGACGTCCTGTCCACCGACATCGGCGAGGGCAACACCTTCCGGCCCGCGGACCTGTACGACGCCCTGGAACGGCGGGCCCGCCGCGGCGACTCCTGGGTCCGCAAGTGCATGAAGACCCTCACCCAGTGGGGGTGCATCCAGGACACCGAAGGCCACGGCCAGTACCAGGTGCTCAGCACGCGCCGCGGCGACCACGAAGACCACGCACAGTGACCGTCGGGCCGCCTGTGACGCGGAACTGTGACACAAGATCACGTCACAGTTCCGCTGACCGCAGACGGCTGTGACGGCCCCTCCCCCTTAAAGACACCAGGCCGCACACCCCGAACGTCACAGTCGGCGTCACGGTCCGCCCGGCGCCGTGCACGGCTCGGCGGCCGCGCACGGACCGTAACCACGGATGATCACGAATGGAGATCCGATGCTCCCCCTGAACCCCCGCAAGATGCGGCCGCTCGGCCCTCGTCGCCCGCCCCGGTCCCACTCCCCGGCGCGCCCGCCCCGCCGGCCCCGCGTCCTGTTCGTGGCCGCGGCCATGGCGCTGGCCGGCGCGGTGTTATTCGCCCCGCCCTGGCAGCTGCGCCTCGGGGCCGCGGTGCTCCTGGTGCTGCTGATCCTCTTCGCGGTCTTCCTGTCCTGGGGGAGCGGCAATGCCCGCCCGTAAGCCCCCCGCCCGTGGCGCCCGGGCTGCGCGCCCTGCCCGCCCGGCCCAGTCCCGGCGGGCGTCGGCGCCGCGGCCGGCCGCCGCGCGCCGGTCGCGATCGGCCGGGGGAGGAGCCAGGCGCGCCGCGATCAAGATCTTTTACGCCGTGCCCGGCGGCATCGGGCACACCGTCCGCGCCGCCACCGGCGGCCCCGAGCACGTCGACCCCGCCCACCGCCGCGACGGTGCCGCGCTCGCCCTGGCCGCCGCGGCCGCCGCCATCTGCGCCCTGGGCGACGGCCACGACATCGCCCCGCTGCGCCTGCTGGCCACCGGCCTGCAGATCCTCACCGGCTGGCCCCCGCTGGCCGCGCTGCTGCTGGCCTGGACCGCGCTGCGGCTGTGGCGCCGCCCCGACCAGCACCAGGCCACCCTGCGCCGCGGCATCGGCCTGACCGCCCTGACGATCGCCATCCTCGGCCTGGCCAACCTCCTCCACGGCGTCGGCGGAGTCCCCGACGGCAGCGCGAGGTCCTGGCGGGACCTGGCCGACGCCGGCGGGCTGCTCGGCCTGGTCATCTCCTGGCCCGCCCCGTACATCTCGCCGATCCTCACCGCGGTGCTGGCGATCGCGCTCGGCGTCTACGGCGTACGCATGATCCGCCCCCAGCCCGCCGACCCACCGGCCGACGCCCCACCCGCGCCGGAGGCTCCCCGGCGCGCCGCCCGCCCCACGGCCACCCCGCACATGCCGCACCTCGACCCCGACCCGGGCCCCGTCGACGAGGCCGGGCACGAGCCCGGCGAAACCCGCGTCGTCGAGGAGCCGGCACCCACCGGCCGCGGCGACCTGAACACGGCCGCGGCCCCCGCCGAGCACCCGCAGGACCCCCCTCAGGACGACCCCAGGAGCCCCACCAGCCCCGCAAGGCCCGGCACGCCACCTCCGGGTCCCCGCTACGCCGTCCCGGCCCTCAGCACCCTCCGCAGAGGCGCGGCGCCCCGGCCGCAGACCGCCGCCAACACCATGGTCGTCAACGCGCTCAGCACCGTGCTGGAGGAGTTCGCGATCGACGCCGCGGTCACCGGCTTCACCCGCGGCCCCACGGTCACCCGCTACGAGATCGAGCTCGGCCCCGCCGTCAAGGTCGAGAAGATCACCGCGATCACCAAGAACATCGCCCTGGCCGTCAAGTCCGGCGACGTGCGGATCATTTCCCCGATCCCCGGCAAGGCCGCCATCGGCGTGGAGATCCCCAACACCGACCGCGACCGGGTGCTCCTGGGCGACGTTCTGCGCTCGCAGGTGGCGGCCGCCGCCCGCCACCCCCTGGTCGTCGCGCTCGGCAAGGACGTCGAGGGCGCTTCGGTCATCGCCAACCTGGCCAAGATGCCCCACCTGCTCATCGCCGGAGCGACCAGCGCCGGCAAGTCGGTGTGCGTCAACGGGCTGATCTGCTCGGTGCTGTCCCGCGCCACCCCCGAGCAGGTCCGCATGATCCTCATCGACCCCAAACGCGTCGAGCTCGCCGCCTACGCCGGTGTCCCGCACCTGCTAGTCCCGATCGTCACCCAGCCCAAGAAGGCCGCCGAGGCCCTGGCCTGGGTCGTCGGTGAGATGGACCGCCGCTACGACGACCTCGCTGCGGCCGGTGTCCGCCACATCGACGAGTACAACGCCGCGGTGCGCGCGGGCAGGCTCGGTGACCGCACGCCGCACTCCTACCTGCTCGTGATCATCGACGAGCTGGCCGACCTGATGATGGTCGCCCCCCGCGACGTCGAGGACTCGATCGTCCGCATCACCCAGCTCGCCCGCGCCGCCGGCATCCACCTGGTCATCGCCACCCAGCGCCCCTCGGTGGACGTCGTCACCGGCCTGATCAAGGCCAACGTGCCGTCCCGGCTGGCGTTCGCGACGTCCTCGCTCGCCGACTCCCGGGTCATCCTGGACCAGCCGGGCGCCGAGAAGCTCGTCGGCCAGGGCGACGCGCTGTTCCTGCCCATGGGCGCCAGCAAGCCGATGCGGCTGCAGAACGCGTTCGTCTCCGAGAAGGAGATCCACGACGTCGTCGCGCACTGCAAGGCGCAGATGCAGGTGGAGTACCGCGACGACGTCGCCGCGACCGCGACCGCCAAGCGCGAGATCGACGAGGAGATCGGCGACGACCTCGACCTGCTGGTCCAGGCCGCCGAGCTCATCGTCACCACGCAGTTCGGCTCCACCTCGATGCTCCAGCGCAAGCTGCGCGTCGGCTTCGCCAAGGCCGGCCGCCTGATGGACCTGCTGGAGAGCCGAGGCGTCGTGGGCCCGAGCGAGGGCTCCAAGGCGCGCGAGGTCCGGGCGAAACCCGACCAACTGCCCGAATTACTCGCCCATCTCAAAGGAGAGAAGTAGCGGCAGAAAAGGAAGAGTTCGGCGAGAAGGCAGATTTCGTTGTCAGACAGAGAGCTACTGTCGCGGAGGCTGGCCTGCCATATTCTCGTCGTCCTCCATACGAGTCGCGCGCCAGCTTGGGCGGGACGGCGCACGGTTCCCTGGGCGGATCCCCACACAACCGTGCGCCGCCCCTGACCCGCCCGACCACCAACGCGGCCAGGCGGGAGTCTCTACCACCGGGCGCGGCGCACTCGTCGCGCGGCCGCGCGGCCCCTGCGCCGGTTGCGCTCCTTCAACCACGCCGTCATGTGCCCGGAGTCGTACCACCAGCCGAGCCCGATCGGCACCCACGAGAGCAGCACCATCGCGATGTCCTCCAGGCTGACCTTAGGCATGTGTCTCCGTTCTGATGGGGATGGAAGCGCGGCGGCGCGCCCCGACACCCGGCGAGGGAGAGGTGCACGCCGCCGCGCCATATCCGCTGGCCTTCCTTCCGGACGCGGCCGACGGGAGTCGCACAGTGTTGCCGCTGGTGTGCGGCGGACGACTGGGAGCCGTGTGCTGCCGCGCCGAGGTTCGCGCGGGCCGCCGCACACCAGCCCCGCCTGGCCGTTCCCCCACGGACACGACCGGACGGGAGTTCCTACCGGACCCGCCCAAGGAGGAGGCGTTCCCACAGCCTTTCGGCGCCGGCGTACCGCATCGGTCCGGTCGAGCTGATCGTCGGGGTCCGCGCGGGGGACTGGCGGGCCTCGCGGCGTATCCATGCCCGTCCGCCGCCGACGACCAGGTAGTAGACGACTAGGCGGCACTCACATGTCCAGCGCAGTACCCGCGGCCGGTCGGTGTGCGGCCAGTACGGCATCCAGCGCAGCCGCTCGGCGGGCCTGCCGGCCAGGTGGTGGACGTGCGGCCCGTGGTCGATGTACCCCTCGGCCGCCTTCATGGCCTCACCCATGCCGGCTCCGGTGCGGCGGGTGCAGCGGAGCCCGCCTGGCGACCACACCGAACTGGACATCAGGCATGCGCGCACACCCTCTTCGGGTGCCTGAGCGCCGCGGCGATGTCGTCCTGGACGGCGACCTCGCTCACCAGGTCCACCAGAGTGCGCCGGGCGATCGAGGGGAGCAGCCCCATGATGCGCTCCTCGGTGGTCAGGCAGGCGTGGCGAAACGCCCACCACCCGCCGTCGCCGCCGTCCGAGCGCGTCATCTGCGTGATCCGCCAGGCCGGGTAGTCCTGGCCGAGATCGGCAGGGCGGACCTGGACGGTCCGATGGGCGCGTCGCGTGATGGCGGTCACGCCACCCACGCCCACTGCCCGCCGAGGGACACCATCGCGCCGAGCTCGGCGTCGCGCATCTGCTCGCGCAGCTCCTCGACGGTGGCCGCGCGGACCTGGAGCGGGGAGTCGGCGCGCCAGGTCGCGATGGCCACGAAGCGGCGCAAGCCGACGCTGTAGTAGATGTGCCAGCCGGGCTCGACCTGGTCGAGCTGCGCGGCGGTGGCCGTCTTAGCCAGGTCCCAGCGCCGCGGCGACACCTGCTGGCGCGGGGCGCCCTGCCGGTGACGTCCTACGGGGTCCTGTGCGCGGGTGCGCGGGCGTATACGCGGGCCTCTAAGCTTCATCGCGGATCGGACCTCCATCCGATCAAGGGTCCGTCTGGTCGTTCTGAGCGCCAGGCGGACCCGCCTTCGTCTGGGTCCGATACTCAGCAGCCACACGTGCGATGCTCAACGACATTTCCTGAGATTTCTTAAAGATCTTCGGTGGCTGTCCTGATCAGGTCAACGGCCGCCTGCCCATACACGGCAAGCTCGGCGATTCCGTCGAAATGCCGCTCGTACATGGCGACCTCTCGCGGCTGCGTGATGTTCAGGCCAGCGGTGACCGTCTCGGTCATGACGAGCCGCGCATCGAAGATCCAGTAACCAGCGTGGGGCCCGAGCTCGTAGTCCGCCGGGCGCGGGACCACGCCGAAGCGCAGCCTGGACAGCGCGGCGATCTCGTTGAGGAGGTGGACGAGCTGGCCGTGCATGACCTCAGAGCCGCCCACCCGCGTGTACAGGGCCTGTTCGGCCACGACGATGTGAAACCGGCGGTCACCCATCCGGAGAATGGTCTGACGCCCCAGACGGGCCGCTACAGCCGCTTCCAGGTCGTTGGGTGCGTCGTAGAACTGGGCGGAACGCGCCATGATGACCCGGGCGTACTCGCGGGTCTGCAGGAAGCCGGGGATGTGGAACGGCTCGAAGATGCGATACAGGCGGGTGGAGAGATCCTCGGTGCGCAGCACGCTCTGGACCCGGCGCTGGCCTCCCCGCATCTGTCTGCGCCATTCGAGATACTGCGCCTCGATGGCGCGTACCGTGGCGATCAGCTCCGGTATCTGGTCCTCTGCATCGCACACCCGGCACCAGGTGCGGATGTCGTCCTCACTGGGGTTCTGCTGGCCGTGCTCCAGCTTCGACACCTTGGGAGGCCGCCAACCGGCCCGCATGGCAAGTTCCCGGCCCGTGAGTCCCGCGTCTTGGCGCATCTCGCGGAGGCGGGAACCTAGCGCCTGGCGGGCCTGGTCGGTTGGCTGGGACACGGTCGGAGCAGCAGATCAGACGACGCGCTGGACGTAGTCGGCGTGCGGGATTGAGCGTTCCCACAACGTGTCACGGGCAACGCGGTATCTGTGGATCAAGGCGGCGTCGGTCTCGGTGACGAACGCACCGGCCCGGCCATCCCCGGGGAACACGCTGAGCACCAGCCGCTCGTCATCGAACAGCCAGCAGTCCTCTGGTGGGAAGTCGACGTCCGCGGCGAGGTGCCTGGGCAGATACCGGATGTCTTCGCCGGCTTTGACGTTGTCGCCGGCGATGTCGAGTAGCCATCGTGTGTAGGGAGTGTGTGGCACGGTGACGACTCTGACCCGCTGCATCACGCAGCCGGCGCCTGTCACCTCCCGGATGAATGCCTGCCACGGACGCCGCCACGCATGGTCGTCGTGCTCGCCAGCCTGCCACTTACGGAACGGCTCGTCCTCGTGGGCGACGTTGTAGCTGTCCTTCAGCTCAAGGTGGAAGGCCCGCGTGGCCGTACGGAAGTGCTGCTGAAACTCCTCCCTAGTCAGCAGATCCATGTGTCTCCTTCGGCAGGTGGTCCATCAGGCGCTTGGGAACGCGGATGATCAGCTCCCCGTCAGGGACGGCGCCGATGTCCGCGAGGGCCTCGGCGTCGGTCACGGTGAAGCCCTGGATGACGTACTCGTCACCGTCGGTGTCCCACAGCGTAGGGGAGTTACCGCCGTCCGTTTCCTTGCCAAGGAACTGTAGGCGCATTGATCTTTCCCTCTCCTGAGAGTTTCCCGAGATTTCTCGGCAGGCGCATCGTCGGTCTGTTGAACGGCGCTGTCAAGGTCGCGATTCCGCGTCTGCGACAGGCGGTATCGCTCGGGCAGTTCAGGCGTTCGCAGCTTCTGCGAGGATGCGGGCATGGCGGACTGGGCGAAGCTGATCGAGGCGATTGCCGGACTCGTGGGCGCGGTCGCATGGCCGATCGCAGTCGTACTCGCGGTATGGCTCATCATGCGCCGGCACCGCGACGCGTTCGAGCGGCTGATCGATCGGGTCACGTCGCTCTCTTTCGCGGGCGGGGAGATCGCTTTGGCCGAGTCGAAGTTGGACGCTCGCGAGAAGGAGCAGCGTCAGCGTGTGGATGCCCTTGAAGAGCAGCTCGCTGGGGATGACGCACCCGAGGATACGCGGCGAGTGATACTCCGCGAACTCACCAGTGAGGCCGAGACCCTGGGCAGGGTGAGCGCGAACAAGGACCTCCTCTGGCGCATTGCTGATCTCGCCCGTAACGACTCGCGTCATGACGCGGACTGGTGGATACGGAAGCTTGGAGCGGCGCCGACAGAGCAGGAGAAACAGGATGCCTTCCGGGCCGCCCTCATACGCAGGCTGCAGCGGAACGAGACCGCGTCCGAGGAGCAGATGCGGCCACAGGGCGAGGACGTCTGAGCCCGTGCGCCGTCGTCCCCGCGAAGTGGTAGGCGCTGGCATCGCAGCAAGACCGGGCTACGGCCAATGCGGCACCTCGACGAGCACGGGGCCGGCCAGTTCGTTACACGTCACCGACAGCGCGTCCGGCTCGCACATAAGCCCTCCGACCACGTAACCGAACTTCACCGAGCCTTGTGGCACGATCGTGGCATTGTGCGGCGGGTCGATGAGGAAGTTCTCCACCTGGGCGACGGAGACCCCTGTGGCCGTCTCGGCGCCAATGTTGCGCAGGAGGACCCGCTCTTTGGACAACCGCTCCAGCCGCCAGGCGATGGTGGGTTGCATATCCCGCATGGCCTCGATCTCCGTGAGCTGTTCGGCGGCCAGCGCCGAACGCTGGGCGGCTTGCGCGGATTCCTCGGAAGCCTCGGCCGATCGCCGTGCCTCCTCGACGGCTTTGTTCGCCGCTGCGAGCGCGGCGCGCTGTAGTCTGATGCCGTAGATCGCCACCACCAAGGCGGCGGCTGCGACCAGGAACGCTGCCCCGGTAGCGAGGGCCGATAAGGAATCTGTCCAGGACGGGGCGGTATCTGCTGTTGGCATGCGGAACTCCCTGCGATCGGGTGAGGGTTGATCGTAGGGCACCAACACGCCGAGACGGGGGTTATCCGCCGTCGCGTGTGGCTGCATCTCGGCCGATGATGGCGAGGCACTGCCCGCCGGGCGCACCGTCCCTGACCGCGTTCGACCATCAGTCACATGCGGTCGCGGCCATCGTGTTGGTAACCCCGGCTATTCGTCGTTGCGGAATGCCTTCCTCAGGTCGCAGGTAGCTCAGGCCGCTCACCACGGCGCGCCAGCTCGGCTGCGTAGGCAGCCTCGGGCGCGCCCGCGCATGACGACGGCGCCCCGCCCTCGGAGGGGGAGGTGCGGGGCGCCGTTTCCAATCTCTGGCTCTACTCCACGTCCATCTCCTCGAGCCCCGCGGGCAGACCCGCGGCGGCGGCGCGCACCACGGCGGCATGCACCCATTGCCCGTCGCGGCCGACGACCGTCAGCGGGCTGCCGGTGACGGTGTACCACTCTTCCGCGCTGGCGTACTGGACGGTGATGGTGGCCCGGTCGCCTTCGGTGTCGGTGGCCACGACGAGGTCGCCGGTGATGACGCCGACCTCGTCGGTCATCACTCCGCCCGGGCCGGCGACGACTGGTGTCTCGCGCCGGTCGCTCATGGGTGCTGGCGGCCGGGGCAGGTGTCGAGCATCTGGTCGAGCGCGGTCTTCTCCGCGGCGGTGACGGCTAGGCCGTAGCGGTACTTCACGTCTGTCCAGGCGCGGGCGTATGTGCACCAGTAGGAGCGCAGCGGCGGCTTCCAGTCGGCCGGGTTCTGGTCGCCTTTGGCTCGGTTGCTCGCGGCGGATACGGCGATGAGTTGCGGGTTGGTCAGGTCGTTGGCGAAGTCGCGGCGTTTGGCCGTGGACCAGGCGTCGGCGCCGGAGCGCCAGGCGTTCGCAAGCGGCACCATGTGGTCGATGTCGACCTGGGCAGCGGCGGTGAGCGTCTTGCCGTCGTACTCGCTGTGCCAGGTCCCGGAGACCGCCCGGCATTCGGCGTCGCGCTGGACGCCGGCGCCGTCGCGCTCGAGGACAACCTCGCGGGTGGAGCACGCCCCGCCCTGCTCGGCCCAGTGCGGGAACTTCGCCCGGGAGTACCCGGTCATCGCGTGCGGTTCGTCTACGGCCAGTTCGGCGAGCTCTACTTGCGCGGTCGCGGCCGGGGACGGCTCCGGCAGGGAGGGCGGGGATGCGGACGCCGGCGCGGCGGCCGAGCCGGCCAAGAGGACGACGGTGAGGTACAGCAGGGCGGCGGTACGCCGCGGGGGTGTGAAAGGCATGCCCCATCGGTACAGTGTCGCGCGCGGGATCTACTGGCGCTTTGCTATCCCTTGACCTGCGGATACTTACCCTTGCTGCGTGTCAGTGTGGGTCGGATCGGGGCATTTCACGATCGATCGGATTGTACTGAACGGCCGGCAGGTGCTGCGGATCCGGCAGTACGGGTTCCTGGTGGCCTACGCCCGGTCGGTGGCCGACGTCGCTCGGCACGTGGACCTGGCGGACTTGGTGGAGGTCGTTTCGCTGCCGGCGCGGAAGATGTGAGCGGACGAAGCGCCCTCACGCGGCGGGCCCAAACGATAGGGCAGGGGTCCTGGCTACTACCCCGGGGCCCCTGCCCACGCAGTTGGCTCGGCCACGAGTCCCCTGCTGACATGTGACCCTAGCGCGTCTACGCCAACACTCTCCGTAGGTAGTTGAAACCCGGCGTCATGATTGCGAGATGACCATCTCGCTAGTGACGGCTGCGCGCGGGTTGGGCAGCCGTTAGAGTTCATCTGCCGATAGCCGTCCGCTTACGGACCACTACTATCCGTAGTAATTCGGGCGGAATCGGACCATGCTCGGCCACAACGTTCAACCATCCGGAGTCCACCATGTCCAACCTGTCCCTTGCACTCTGCGGGGCCGGTGTCATCATCGCCGCGCTCGCAGCCACCGCCTACGCCATCCGCCGCACCTCCATCGCCGCCCCAACGCGGATCGTCGGGGTCGTGCTGGCCATGGCGGTGGTGATCGGCTCCATCCCCGCTCTCCTTGACTTCCTGTCCATCTGAGCCGCACCCAGGTCGCCAAGGCATAGCAACACCACGGCGCCCGCCCCCTGCCTGCGCACAGGAGGCGGGCGCCGTGCTTCAGGGCCGGACCATGCCAGGACAGCTGCAACCTAACGCCTGTTCGGTGCGTCCCCTATCAGGAGGCACCACCATGCGCGACGACCAGTTGGACCCGGACCTCACCCTTGAACTGCTGCTGATCTGGACGCTCCATCAGGAGGCAGAAGCCCTGGAACATCAGGGCCCGCCGAAGCCAAATCGATCGTGATGTGCGCTACGACTGGCGGCGCAACCAGCCCGCCGCGATCACAAGCCACCATCGCTTGCCGCTCCATCGAGTAGGCGAACGGGCCGCCGGCTTCGTCGAGCATCGCCACCAGTTCGGCTGCATCCCCCACCGTGTACGCCGTGATAGGCCCCCCGGGGTCGAGGGCCAGCACCGTGTGCAGGCCCTCTGCGGCGGCTTGTACAAGAGCTTCGCGGATCGCAGGCTCGGCGCCGGCTCGATGCGGACCGTCCCGCGGGTCAGCATGGATGGTCACAAGGCGCCACCGGGCCGTTTCCAGCCGCTTCTCCGACCACAGGGGCACGTTCTCAGTCTCCATGGCGCGGACAGTAGTGGCCCTGGCTACGGCGGCCGCCCCGGATCGCGAGAGCTTTGCCGTGAACACAAAGAAGCGCCCTCCGCCCTGGGTCCGAAGACCAAAGGGCGGAGGGCGCTCTCGTATCCCCGGGGAGAGGAAGTTTCAGTCGTTCCACCACGACGGGGGAGGCGGACGGGGGCGCTGGTCGCTGCTGGGTCAAGCCGATCTCGCCGCGTCGGGCGGCGACCCACTGCGCCGCTCGCATGCGTCCCTCGCTCACGAGCAGCCCACGCCGACCAGGCGCCGCCACGTGGTCGCTCACTTCCTCCCGGTATGGCGAGTTATGAAGGGTTTGTTCTCCGGGCAACCCGAAAGGATTTCTTTCAAGCTGGTTTCGAGTAACCATCATCGCCGCAGGTCAGGGTCAACTGTTTCCAATTCGGAAAGAGTTGAAGCGGGGCCGAGCGGCCCGAAGGCGACTCGGCCCCGTACGAGCAGGGGATCAGGTCCCCTTCGTTGCGCTTTCGACCGGATTCGAACCGGCGTTTCCGCCTCAACTGGGCGGCGTCCTCAGGCCACTAGACGACGAAAGCGCCCCAGCTATCCAGTCTCCTGGAAGAGATCCCCTGGACCTCTTGCCGCTGAGGCCCGCATTCCAGGGGAACAGCGGGCACTTCGAGCCGCACCGGAGTGCGGCGGTCTGGCACCTCTCCCGCCAGAGGACGGGTTAAGCGCCGTGGTGCCCGCCGCTGAGCCATCCCAGACCCCTCGATGGCTCAGTTGCGGGCGGCATCCCCGTATCTGGGGACGTTCCCGAGCGTACAGCGAGACGCCTCGCGTGGCGGAGTTTGAGCAGTTCAATTCGTCTTCCGAGAGACTGCTCAGACTCTGGAGGCTCACTGAGCCGGGCGAGGAGCCTCCGCGTAGTGCTCGATCCGGAGTTCCGGGTTGGGCGACAGAGCGCCGTTGAGCCTGGACGAAGCCCAGGCTACGCGCGAGACGGCCCGCGCTCCCTCCCTGGACGAAGAGAACGCGGGCCGTCTGCGCGAGCTGTCCTATCGCCGAGAGGCGCTGGAGTCCGTGCGCAGCCACGACGGCAGCAGCGCCTGAACCACCGGCAGCGCCATCACCCGGGCCACACCACCCGCGACCGCGAGAGCACCCGCGACCCACGGCAGCGCCGCGGGGACCCCTGAAGCGGCGACGATCATCGGCAGCGCCGCGGCGACACCGATACCGGTCTGGATGGCGGTGCGGATGGCCTTCTTGTTGGCGTCACTCATGTGCCCCTCCTTGGGGACGCCCGCCGCCACGGCGGGATGATCGGGTTCTTGCTCCTGCAGGAGCTCCGCGCGGCGCACCATCAGCAGCCGCGTCAGGTCGAGCAGCGGGTCCATCAGGTCTCGACGGGCACCGGGGTCTCGGCAAGCACCGGCGTGATGTCGAAGTAGTAGTCCTTGCCGGGCTCGAAGAACACGCTGGGGTTGTCGACCGCGATTCGCATCTCGCCGGACGGGTGTACCGGGCGTACCGCTGGTCCTCCGGCATGCTGGGGTCGTACTGGGCGGTGAACCGGTAGGTGCGCGTGCCCTGGGTGTGCTCGGGGGTGAACCGCTCGACGCTCTGGCAGCGGAACTTGGCGCGGGTGGTGGGCTGAGACATTGTTCTCCTGATCTGGGTCGGAAAGCAGAAGAACCAGCCGCGTTGGGCTGGTCGAGGGTTGACGGATGCTGACGGAAGTTGACGAGCTCAGCTTTTCGCCGGGGTCGGCGGCCGCCAGGACCACGACATGTTCCAGGTGTCCTCGTCGACCTGGCCCGAGCCGCTCTTCATCAGCCCGGTGGCCTGCTGGTAGTTGCGGCACACCGCGGTCGACTCCTCGCCGAACAGGCCGTCGACGTCGATCGACCAGCCGCGCTTCTGCAGTTTGGCCTGCCAGACGCGGACGTCCTCGCCTTGCATGTAGGGCTTGCCCTTGGTGTAGGTCAGGACCCGCCCCGGCCAGCGCGGCACGTCCCCCTCCCACACGATCTCGATCGGCTTCGGGGCCGGCTCGGGCTTGGACTTCGCCGGCGTGCTGTTGGCGCCCGGCCGCGGCGCGCCCTTGCGCACCCAGGAGTACAGCTGCCCGCCAGGGCAGTCGGTGGCGTAGCCGTCGCGGTGGCCCTTGATCTCCCGGCCGGCGCCGCCCTCATCGCGCAGGTACTCGATCGCGTCGAGGATGCCGTGCAGCATCCCGTCGGAGGGCACGACCAGCCCGGAGTTACCGACCAGGCCCAGCACCGAGTAATGGCCGGTGTTCAGGCCGGGGCCGTTGGCGGCGGTCAGATGACCCGGGCCGCGTCCGACGAACACCTTGCGGTGCGGGCAGGCCACCATCGAGTAGGCGATGTCCAGCCAGCCGTTGCCATCCATGTGCATGTTCTGGACGGCCTTCACCGCGGCGACGCACCGGTCGTGGTCCTCGGCTAGGCGCGGGTCGACCCGGCCGCCGGTGTAGTGGACCTTCACCCCGCGGGTGGATCGCACCGTCGAGTACGACCCGCGTGGCGCACGGGCGCCCCATTCCTTGCGGGTCACCAGATCAATGGCCATATTGGGCGTCCTTTCGCTGCCGGCGCGCCTGCCGCCAGGTGCGGATGATGATGCTCAGCCGCCAGGCGAGCACCACGGGGATCGCGGCGAACGAGGCGGTGCGAGCGAACAGGAACCAATCGCCGTCGGGGACGATCAGGCGTAGCGCCCACAGCGACAGGCACAGCCCGAGCGCCGCCTGGAAGACGAACACGTGGATCCCCTGGGATGTCCGCCACCAGCGGGCCAGCAGCATCTGCGCGGCCACGCAGGCATCGGCCAGAACCGCCGACAGCACCACCAGCACGGTGCCCACGGCGTACATCGCGTCAGTCACGCCTACCCCCGAACGCGTCGTTCATGATCGCTTCGAACCCGTTCTCTTCACGCAGGCGGCGCAACATCGCGGCCAGCGAGTACTTGCTACGGGCCCGCTCGCGTGCTTCGCGAGCGTCCTGTTCGGCGCGGCGCCGGGATTCAGCGACCAGACGCGCCGCCTGGTCCAGGTCTGGCCGCTGCTCGTCACGTGTCATGGCCCGCCTCGATCTGGCGTGTCTGAATCGTCTGCAGGAGCGCCGCGGCGAGCTGCGTGCCCTCGGCCGCGGCGCGCAGCTCGGCGCGGCGCTCTTCGTCGTGGGCGCGTCGGGTCACCTCGTGGGCCTCCCGCTCCGCTTCCCATAACCGGCGCCACTCCTCGGCGTCCTCGTTGGCCTCGGCGATCCGGGCGTCCCGGTCTGCGCGGACATCGTCCACGACCGACCGGTGGACCAGGACGCCCTTGAGGACCAGGCCGACGGTGGCGAAGATCACCGCCAAGGTGATGCCGACCAACGATCCCTGAGCCCACGGGATGGTCGCCAGGTCCACTCGGCCTACTTTCCAGGTCAGGTGCCACCCGCCAGGCGGAGCCCGCGCAGCGGCACGTCGATGCGAAATGCCTGCTTGCGGGACGCCATGCCAGCCAGGCGGTACGGTCGGCACGGCCCCGCCGACCGCGAAGCCCGGCTCACCACCCGATCGAGTGCCGACGAGCCGATCGCCAGGCCCACACTCAGCCGTCTCTCAGAACCGGGACTTCGTCCACAGCCGACGGCTGATCAGATGGCGCGCTGGGAGCAGCGTGGTGCGCCGCGTACGCGGCCCGTGCCTGCTCGACCAGCTTCCGCTTCGCCTCGACGTCCTCGACATCGAGACAGGACGCCGCGTGGCCTCGCATCCACTCCAGCGGACACGGCGCGGCCGGCGCAGTTCGTCGCAGCCCAGCACGGGCCGTAGACGCCCGCGGGACGGGCGACACCACCCGCACCCGCTCCTTGGCCGCCTCGATCCTGGCCAGATGCGCCTGGCGGGCGTCATCGAGCGACGCTGCGGTCATCAGCGTCATCTCCGCGTTCCCGGCCGCGGTCGCCGTCGCCTGCGGCTGCGCGGCCGGCGTCGGCTGTTCCACCACGCCCTGGGGCGTCCACACCACCACTGCCGAGGCCTGCGGAGGCGGTTGGTCGGGCGGGGGGATGTGCGGCTCGTGCAACGCCATGTCGAGCGCCTGCGCCACATGCTGAGGGTCGGCCGGGTCCAGGCCGTACTCGGCGATCCGCCACGCCACGGTGGACACCGGCAAGAAATGAGTGATCCGGCCCTGCGGAGTGTCCAGGTCGATGTCCCACCGGTCCGCCGCGACCTCCTGGAGCGTGCGGTCGGGCCCGACCTCGTACTGCGTGGCAGGGCTAAGCCGTACCTCGGCGATGGTCCACTCCTCGGCCACTGCCACCTCCTCATGTGCGGAAGCTGCAGTAATCGATCTCTTTGCCGGTGCTGTTGCTCCAGCTCACAGTGAACCCGGTCGTCGAGCTGGCGGTGACGCACCAGGTGAAGTTGGGGGTGGCGGCGCCGTCGCGGACGCAAGCCACCGGCCGCATCGTGCTCGCCATCGTCGGCCCGTAGGTGACGATCCCGCCGGACCCGCCCGAGCCGACCGTCACACCACCGACGATCATGCCCCAGTACGAGTTCGCGCTGTTGTTCGCGAACCGGCCCACGAGCGATGTTCTGTCGGCCTGGTGGTACCAGTAGTTCTGAAACTGGTCGGCCGTGCCGAAGTACCCTGAGGCGGCGAAGTCGACGCCGAGCTGCAGCATGCCGCCGTCAGCCTGGTCAGCGACCGCACCCATGTGCAGTACCTGGTAGGTGTCGGCCCGGTGCAGCACTTGGAACTTGTTGCCTGCCGTCCCCGCTTCGCCGATCATGCCGATCCCGGTCGCCCCACCGTCGCTGCCTGCGACGATCCGCGCGTAGCTGGTCCCGCTGTCGGGGTAGAACCGCAGCTCCGGGAGACCGTCCTCGCCGATGGCCAGGACGATCCGCGGACCGCCATCGGCGCCGATCTGAAGCTTGCCTCCGCTGATCTGATCCAGCGCCGGGCGGGTCTGTGCGGCCGCCATCAGCAGCTGCAGCATCCGTTCCAGCACCTGCACCCGGTCGGGCAAGTCCATCGGGTAGCTAACCGCCATTGCTGCCCCCGTAGATCAGCGTGGCCTCCTCGACATCGTTGTCGCGCCGCGGTGGGCGCACCTCGAGCCCGACGACCGGCCAGTCACGGACGAACGAGGCCACGCCGTCGACCTCGGGATAGCGTTCGTTGACCAGACGCAAGGCGGCAGTGTCGCCGAGATCGTGCGGGGTGAGTGTCGGGTTGTCCGGCAGTTGCACCGTGGTGGTGTAGACCCGGGTCACCCCGGGCGCGGTCGCGGCCCAGAACTGCGCGAACGCGTTGAGGGTGGGCAGGTCACGGACGTCGGGGTAGGACGCTGTGCGGTCGATCCGGGGCCAGCCGTCGTTCAGGTGCTCGGTCGCCTCGGCGACCTGCGATACCAGCGGCCCCGATGCAAGCGACAGATCGTTGGACGTCGAGGCGCCCTGGGCGCGCCACCGGGTACCGCCCCGGGTCGCGTCCACCTCTTCAGACCAGGACAGCACGTTGCCCGGCTGGGAGTAATCGTGGCGTGTGTTGACCTTCCCGAGCGTCGGGTAGCCGTACACCAGCTCCCGCACGCGCGCGCGTCCGGCGATGCGGGTGTTGATCCGGTACTGGAAGCCGTTCTGCGCGTTGGCGAGTTCCTGCAGCTTCTGCCCGTAGCGGGCGTTGTCGGTGGCGGCGATGATCAGGTCCTGCAACACGCCGGTGTCCCCGGCCGGGAGCAGGATGCCCAGGTCCGCTCGCGGGTCGGATTGCATGTGCCCGACGAGCTGGCGGGCGATCTCGATTTGATCCAGGCCGATGTAGGACAGGTCCGCCTGGATCTCGACCTGTTGCATGAACCCGTCCAGGCTCATGCCCTTGACGTCGGCCACGGGGGCCTGGCCGCCCTGTTGAGACACTTTGCCGTACCACAGCCAGTACGACCCCCACAGGTCATCGCCGCGGATGACGTGGATGATGTGCCGGCCGACGCCGCTGGACCGGTCGCCGGTGTCCCGCGGCATGACGCGGTTCCACAACTTCGACAGCCGCAGGTCCGCGAGCTCCAGTTTGCCGGTGAAAACACCCGGCATGTTGATCCGATGGTCGTAGGTGACGTTGTCGAACTCGACGTCGGCGACCTCGCGGTCGGTCAGCAAGTCGCAGATCAGGTACCGGTAGGGGACGGCCACGCCTCGCCCCCGTCTCCCAGTCCAAGCCGGGGCGGACTACCACCACGTGCTGCGCCAGAAGACGTCGAACCCGCCGGCCCCGCCGGCGTCGGGGATGTACTGGATCGGCCAGGTGCCACCAGGGAGGGTGAGCCGCTCGACGGGGACGCTGAAGGCGTCGAGGCGGACGTAGTCGGCGAGCTGCACCGTGCCGGGAGTGTTGTACACGCCCAGGTCGCCGTTGGCGGTGTCGACGTCGAGCCGCTCGCCGGTGCCGATCGCGACGTTGAACGCCAGGATCCGGTCAGCGAGCTGGATGCGCGGGGTGGTGACGGGGCCGTGGAAGCGGAACCGCGGGCTCGCGGGGGCGTTGCCGGGGTTGGTCAGCGTGCCACCGGCAAGGTCCAGGCGTACGGCGTTGAAGTCGGTGCCGAACCGCCTGGGGTCGCTGCAGGCCCACTGGATGAGGATGTTGGAGACGCCGATACCGAACAGGTCCGGTGGCGCGTCGGCCTGGATGATCGCGCCGAAGGCGATCAGCACCTTGCCACGGGTCCGGATCGCAAGCGGGTACTCCTCGGCACCGTCCGGCGGCGCCCACGAGTTGATCATCGCGTCCAGCGAGTCCTGGAACGTCGGCGAGTCGTCGTTGAGCTGGACGGTGGCGTTGACGATGCGCTGGCCGGCGAGCTTGCGCCCAGGCCACGCGCCATGCCGCGAGCCGCGCTCCACGTTGCCGTTGCTGAGCTTGATGCTGTCCCAGCCGGTCAGCTTCGGCGATGGGCGGTACTGGTTGGACGGCGACCACAGCATGCCGTTCCACTCGATCTCGCCGTCTCTCGTGATCAGCGACCCGGGGATGTGCGGCGCGCTGACCTGCATCGGTGGATAGATGAACGGCGTGACGAACGGCCCGCTGGTGAACTGCTGGTCACGCGGATACCGAAACGGTGTCTCGAACGGCGGGAGAGCAGCCTCAGCGTCGTAGCTGACGAGCGGCGGCCGGCGGACGACCTGCCGGACCGGGATGCCGCGGCCGAGACGAGCCACCAGCTACCTCCCTACCAGGACGCCGCCCTGTGGACGGCAGACCGCAGAAACACGGGACGTGGCGGCATGTCGATGTTCGTGGGCCCGATCCACCCGTCCGAGCTCACATCGAAGTCGTCCAGGTACGCGTCCGTGGCGACCGAAACCCGGACCACCTCCTGCGTGGAGACAGATCCCGCCAGGTTGGCCGCCGTGGTCACGGAGCCCGAAACGGTGAGACTCTCGGGACTGTTGTAGCGGCGCAACTCAGCCCCGCCGGTGGTCGACCAGAAGCCCTCCAGGCGCACCCACGCGTTCAGCGGGACCGTCCCGGAGAGATTGACTGTGGCGCCACCGCAGATCAGGTCCAGGGTGCCGTCCGCTCGGGTATTGATGCCGCCGCTGTAGGTCCCCGAGGCGTCCAGACCGGTCCACAGCCGCACCAGCGACCCGGTGTAGTGCCCCTGCAACCAGGCATAGAACCGGATCCAGAAGGCCGGCGCCGGGAGCTCATGCCCCACCGACCGGAACCCGGCGGCCGGGAGCTTGGCGCTCAGCGTCCCGGAGTGGGCGTGAGTGGAGGAGTAGACGACGGACCCGCTGACGTAGCCGAGCGGGTCCCCGCTGGCCCCTCCCGACCCCGCCACAGTGATCACCGAGCCATCGACGCCTCCGTCGAAGGAATTACGGAGGGTGGTCACTTGCCTAGCACCGCTCGAACCAGGCCGAGGCGCGGCAGTTCAGGGGCCCTGCTGGGGAGGTGACCCGGATGACGAACCCCTCACCGAGTGCAGAGTCGGGGGTGTCACCGAGCGGAAAGTCGTACGGCAGCAGCCCTGCGAACGGGGTGATCGGATACTCCTCCAGTGGCGTAAGTATGGTCGGCTCGCTCGTCCACGCCTTGGCGGCCGAGAACCCGGTACCCGGCAGCCGGCCGTACGCCTGGTTGACATTGACCGTGGTGGAAGCAGAGCTCGGCGCGTTGGTGATGAACGTCGCGGCGCACACCTCGACCAGCACCACGGCCGCCGTCGGCAGGGTGCCCTCGAAGCCGATCCGGAACTTCTTCAAGTCCGCGCCGAACTGGGCGCCCGCCTTGACGCCCAGCACGCTGCGCGGCGTAAGAGCGGTCAGGCTGACCGTGCTGCCGGTGGTGATGCTGTAGCCCGACTTGGCCACGAGGCCCCCTCTACATGCGAAACCCCCGGCAGGATGCCGAGGGCGGGACGGTGCTGGGACGGAGGTCAAAGCGCCACGACGGGCCCGACCAAAGGCACGGACCAGATGCCGTTGACGTGGAAGTTGAGCGTGAACGTCCCGTCCTGAACGGGCAGGTCAACCCCGAAGCAGCGCACCTGGAACGCCTTGTTCGCCATGCTGGAGATGTAGATCAGATAGCCGCGCGCGATGAACGAAGCCGACGGCCACGCAAGCGGCGACGCGGTGAACTTGATCGTCCCCGGGGCGGTGCCGGACTCGGCGATCACCTGCGTCAGCGGTTTCCCACCCGGGTCATATCCCGGCCCCACGACCTCGCCGACATTGAGAGGCGCGACGTTGTAGACGGGGTTGACCTGCGAGAAGTTCGCGCTTAGGGCGCTGGTGTAGAGGGCGAGCCGGAGCGACACCCCAGCCAGATTCAGGACGTGGCCACCGTTCCACCCCTTCAAGACGGTGTCGACGAACGTGCCATCGCGGTCAAGACCAGCCACCAGGCCTCCTCATCAGAGATTGACGGTGACGTCCTGGCGGCCGTCGGCGTGCCGGGTGATCACGTGGCCCTGCGGGGTGGTCTCGCTGATCGACTGGCCGTGACGGATCGGCCGCACGTTCTTGGCCTGCAGCCACTCGGCGTAGGTCAGCCCGCACGACTCATCCCAGGCGGTCTCGTCGAGATCGATTTCGGACATTCGAATGCATGCCTCCGTGAGCAGTGAGATGGCGGAACGCGGCTGGGCCACCGCAGCTCACCCGCGGCGACCCAGATAGGACAGCTCCTCAGCTGTCTCCCGCACCGAGCCGCGAGGCGACTCGAAGTAGTTCTCCACGAGCAGCGCCGGACCCTGCTGCGGCGCGCTCGCGCCGGCAGCATCACGTGCCAGGTTGGCGCCGCGGGGGCCCATCTCCGACCCGGCCGGGGCCGCGGCCACGCCGGAGTAGTACGCCCCGCCGCCGCCCATCTGCGGCGCCGACCGCTGCGCTGACCGGCGCGGCTGGGTGCCGCCCGACCCCGTGCCGTTCAGAGGCAGCGACCGAGACACCTGCGCCGCAGACGCGGCGACCACCGAGCCGAACGCCCGCCCGGCCGACTGCCCGATCAGACCCGCCGCGCCACCCACCCCGGCCAGCGCCCCGGCGTACGCGGCTGCACCCACGATCGACCCCGAGTCGCCGCCCGAGTACCCGTCGATCTGGTTGGTGGGCTTGGGCTTGGGTTTCAGCTCGGCGGACAGGTGGCCAGTGTTGCTGGGCTTCTTCGGCTTCGGCCCGCGGTCGTAGGTGACGTCGTTCGGGTCGGTGCGCGGCGGCGGCTTCGTGCTGGTCTTGGTGGTCTTCCTCGTGGTCGTGGTGGTGGTCTTCTTGGCGGGGGCCTTGATGCTCGTCCCTCCGCCGTTGCTGGCCAGCGAACCGGCCTTGGACACTGCGGCGGTCAGGCTGGTGATCGCCTTGGTGAGACTGCTGATCGCCGTGGTGAGCTTGGCCGTGCCGGACGTGGTGGTGCTGGCCGCTTGCCCGGTGGCGGTGGCGACCTTTCCGGCGGCCTGCCCCGCCGAGGAGATCGTCCGGGTCAGCGTGCCGGTTTCCCCGATCGTCGCCGACAGCAGGCCCGTCGCCCCGGCGAGCCTCTCGTTGAGACCGCTGCTCACCTGGTCCAGGCCCGCGGTCATAGCGCCCAGGTTGTCGATGGTCACCCGCAGCCCGCCGGTCGCCGAACCGGTGGACATCACCGGCGTCGACGCGCCGGCCACCAGGCCGTTGGCCGCCGCCACGATCGCGAGCTTCTTCGGCAGCAGCTGGTAGCCGAACTCGTCGGCGATCACCCCGAGGATCTGGGTGCTGCGCTGCCTCTTGGACTGCGCGAGCGGAATGTAGCCTTCGCCCTGCGTTTCCGGTTCATTCCACACGCGGATCGTCCCGGGTTGGGCGATCTCGGCGACATGGTTCTCCGCGCCGCCGGCGAAGTGCGCGACCCCGCCGTCGCCGAACCGGACGATGCCGCCGTCGGCCTTGTTCTTGACCGTCTTGTTGGCGTTGTTGGCGTCGCGCAGGGCCTGCCTGCTCAGGTCGTCCTGGTACTCGGTCTTCACGAAGATCGTGAGTTCCTTGGATCTGAGCTGCGCGATCATGTCCCGCAGGTCCTTGGCGGACTTGGTCGCCTTGTCGGCCTGCTCCTTGCTGATTCCGTACTGCTTGGCCAGGTTGTAGACCTGGTCCTTGGCGTCCTTGGACTTGCCGGCCAACTCGAAGAGTTTCGGCAGCTGACGCAGGATGGCTTCCTTCGACCGGTCAGCCGCCCCCGCCGCGTCGCCGGTGTTTCTCGCGAGATCGGCCTGCTTGCGCGCTGCTTCGTCGACCTTGCCGATGTACCCGGAGAACTGATCGCGCGCCCGGATGATCGCGTCCCGCTCGGCGTCGGTCTTGGCCTTGTTCAGGTCGAGTTTCCCGTTGGCGCGGTCGATCGCCTCCTTGACCTGGTCGTAGTCCCCCTTCAGCTCTTGCAGAGCGCGCGCTGCATCGGTGTTCTGAGAGAAGAGCCCCAGCGAGGTGGAGAAATCGCTGAGCTTCTTATTCGCGCCATCGATGGCGCCAGCAGCAGCGTCGGTGGGCTGCACGGACTTACTCACGACGTCGGTGTACTGCGGGAAAAGATCACGCAGTTTGGACAGGGGTGTCCCGGCGTCCTGCGCCTGCTTGGTGATCCCGGCGAAAAGCTTCGCGGCCTCCTGTGACTGGCCGGACGCCACCATGTTCGCCAGGGCCTGGTCGAGGTTCTCGACCCGCTTCGCGCCGTGGTCGAGGGATACTCCGACCTCGCCGCCCAGCCTGTTGGCGAATCCGCCGATCTGGGTGTCGAGCTCGTCCCACCAGTGCTCCGAGGACATCCGCTGGACGACGTCGCCGATGCCCTCAAGTCCTCGCCCATCGAGGAGACTGAATTTCCCCTGCAACTGGTCTACGACGTCGGCGGCGGGCTTGCCCCCGTTGACGAAGTCCCCCAAGTGCCGAGTGAAGTTGGGCAAGTTCACGTTCAGCCCGGACAGCTCGCTGTCCAGCATGCCCACACCGAGAGCTAGCCCGGTGATCGCTGTCGCCATGCCGGCGCCCTTGAGGACATCCCCGAGGCCGGAGAACTTTCCACGGGCCGTGCCCGCCGCGTCGCCGGCCTTGCCGACTTCGCCGCGCAAGCCCTGGAAGAAGCCGATCACCCCGGTGACGGTCTGATAGCCCTTGACCGCGAGCATGACACCGGCGATGGCCAGCGCGGCGGCCTGGATCTGGCCGGGCGACATCTTGGACAGAAGGTCCGCGAGGAGCAGGAATCCGCCGAGCTTGATCGTCGTACCGAGCTTGGCCGCCGCGAAGATCGCGCCGACCCCGCCAGCGATCGCCTGAATCTGTTCCGGCGACATGGCGGCCAGCTTGTCGCTCAGGCCGACGAGGAAGTCGAGCGCCCCCTGCCCGGGCGCGGCCGCCGCCTGGAGGATCTTACCGACGGCGATGCCGATGTTCTCGAAGATCGTCTGGACCTTGGGAAGGTTCTCTTGGGCGTAGGCGATGAACGCCTTGAAACCGGGGCTGTTCTCCAGGTTGGTGCCCCAGTCGGCGAATCGCCGGGTGATGTCGACGACCCAGTCACGCAGGTCTCCGGCGTAGGGGAGGAATGCCTGGATCATGCCGGCCGCGCCTTGACCTACGTTGAGGGCTGCGACGCCGAAATCGTCGATCGCGCCGGGAATCTCCAAGGAGAGCCGGGCGATGAACCTGTCCCAGAACGGGTTGGCCAGCGCGGTTTCTGCGTGGTATTCCAGGAGGCTGAACCCGGTCGCCGCGCCTCGGACCAGGGGGTCGAGCTTGGGCAGGGCCGAGCCGACCAGGTCGAGCCCCTTGGAGATCACCGGGAAGACGTCCGGCTGCAGGCTCTTCTGCCACTCTTCGTAGCTCTTCTTGAAAGCGGTGATGTCCTTGGCCAGGTCGCGCTCGGCCTTGGACAGCTGGGACATTTTGGTGATGGCCCCACCGGCGGCGCCGCCGCTCTGCTCCATGGCGGCCTTGGCCTGCAACTGCTCCAGTTTCAGGCGGCGGGCCGCCATCTCGGCTTCGCGGTGGCTCTTGACCAGCCGTTCCTGGGCGTCGACGACCTTGGCCTGGGCGTCGGCGACGCGGCGATGTGCGTCGGCGACCTGCCGCTGGGCGTCCCCGACCCGCCGGGCGTTCTCTTCATCCACCCGTGCGACGTTTGCCCGCGCATCAGCCAGATTGCGCTCTGACTGCTCAAGGCGGCGGTTTGCCACCTCAAGGGCGTCTTTTGCGTTCTGTACCCTGCCGCTGCCCTCGACGCCCTTCGTGTCTGACTCGGCCTGCTCGGCCTGGACCCGTTGCAGCTGAAGCTCGAGCTCCTTGAGCCGCTGCACCGCCCGGTCGTAACCAAGCTGGGCCCGCTCCTTGTCACGAGCCGTCGCACGCGGATCCCTCAGGGTCGCGTTCAGCTGGGCCTGCGCCTGCTCCAGGTCCAGGACCGCCTGACGCTGATCGAGCTGGGTGTCGGTCAACCTGTTGGACAGGTCCTCGGCATCGCGGACCGCTTGACGGCGCGCCTCATTGAGATCTTGCTGGGCGCGCAGGACGTCACGCTGGGCATCACCGACCGCGCGCTCTGCATCCTGGACCTGCCGCAACGCCTCGGCGTGACGGCGAGCCCCGTCCTCAGCCGTGCGAGCCAGGTCGTCGGCAGCGCGCGCCTCGTCTTCCTGGGCGCGCGTGACGTCGTCGATCGCCCCCTTCAGAGCGCGCTTGGCCTGCGCGACCGCGGTGGCCGCGTCGCGGACCCGGTTCTGGGCCTCGGCCAGCTGCAGCGCCCGCGCCGCGGCCTCGGCTTGCGAGGCGGCCAGGCTCTTGCCTGCCCCGCCGGCCGAGCGGGAGGCGTTCTCCTGCTCCGTCAGGGCCTCGTTGACCCGGCCCAGGCTCGGCACCGCAACAGCGGCGAACCCGGCGGCTCCCGCACCGGCCGCACCGAACGCGGCACCCAGACCGGCCGCACCGAACGCCAGCGATGACAGCGCAGGTACCGCGGCCAGGCCGGCGATCGCGGCGGCCACCATCCGCAAGCTCGCCAGCGCGCCGGCGACGTCCACGTTCACCCGCGCGTTGGCGGTCCGTCCGTCAAGCCGCGACACCTCGGCGCTGACCGCCGCCAGGGCGGCCGCGGCCGCAGCGGCGTCCGCACGGATGTCGATGGTCGCCGACTCGCCGTCGACCCGGCCGAGCTCGGCCTGGATGGCGCGCACCTCCGCCAGCGCGCCGGCCGCGTCGATATCGATGCCGACCCGCTTGCTACCCAGCGTCTCCAATCGCACCCGCAGATCGGCGATCTGCCGCTGCGCCGCGCTGGAGTCGGCATTCAGTGGAATCTTCGGCAGAGACCGGGCGGCCGCATCGACCTGAGCCCGCAGCCGCTCGGCGAACGCCCCACCCCGGACCTCGACCTCCACCGGCACCTGCACGACGGTCTCGTCCAGGCGCTGGGCCTCGCGGACCACCGACTCCAGGTCCGCCAAGGCCTTGCCGATATCGGCGCGGATCTCGAAGGAGGTGTCGTTCTGGATGGACTCCAGCTCGGCCTGGATGGCGGCCATCTGCACCAAGGCCGCGCTCGGGTCGACGTCGACGCCGATCTTCTGATCGGCGAGGGCCTGGAGCTTGCCCCGCAGCTCGGCGATCTTGACCTCGGCCGGCAGTGAATCGGCGTTGATCTTGATGTCCGGAAGGCGCTTGAACGCCCCTTCCAACCTCTTACGAAAGCCCTCCGCCGCACCGGCCGTCTGCGCGAACTGCCTGTTCAGATCATTAAGAGACCCCTTGGCCTTCGACTCGCCGGCAACGAACTGGCTTACGTCCAGACGAAGCCTGGTCGTCAATGTGCGATCAGCCAACGAGGGTCACCCCTCACGGCCAAATCACTTGAGCCCGAAACATCAAGATCAACAGACCTAGCCGGGTCATAACGGATTGGAACTATTCACCGACCGGCCGCAGGTGATGCGTGCCATCATCGCCTGTGGATCGGGGGCCGATCACCGTATAGGAGCTCGAATGCGTACGTCTGGACTCGTGGTGTTAGCAGGCGCGCTCTGCCTGGTGGCGGGCTGTGGTAGCGCAGCGAAACAGGCAACCCCGACGGTCACCGTCACAGTTACCGCCCCTGCTGAAAAAGCAGCACAAGCCAACGGCAGCGCACCCTCGACCATCGGGAAAAACCTCGACGCCTCCGACGCCGATTCCACCGGCACAGCCGCAGCCCTCGCATTCAAACAGCCACTTCCCGCACTCGTACCACCGGACCGGGCGGGCTACGAGTACGCCGGCCTTGAAGTCCGCCGCTGCTTTAAGACCATCGTCACAGCCACCCCCATCAGCATCGGATGGGGCCCCTGGACGCTCACCTACAAAAACGGCACCGTGGTCGAGTCAGCGACCTCCTGGTCCGCCGACCACTTCTCCGTCCCCCTCTACCCGCGAGACCGGCGCGTCCGGCCCGGCCAGTGCGTCCGCGGATGGATCCCCTACGAGGTACGCAAGGGCACCCGCCCCACCTCGGTCACCTACCTGGTGGACGACGGCGACCCCATGGAGTGGAAGATCAGATAACGGGCGGGTCATCGTCGACGCGCTCGGCATGGAGCAGCAGCCCCGGGTCGGACTCGGCATAGTCGGCGTGCGCCTTGGCCAGCGGCGTGCACGCGAAGCACCGCACTGGCAGCGGAACCTCATACAGGCCGTTGTTGGCCGGGTCGGTCGTCTCATCCAGCGGCAGCTTGCACCCGGGGCACTTGCAGTCCTGCTCATGCTTCCAAGCCAGGGCCCAGGCCAGGTCGTCCTCCAGCCACTCCGGCTCGCGGACGGTCACCGTGTGGGTGAGACGCCCGCTCCGGTCGTAGTGATAGGTAGTCGTCTCTACCGGCTCCCGGCCCAGCAGCCGCGAGCGCGGGACCCGGTAGTAGGCAGCCAGCGCTAACTCGTCTGCGTGCCGCCCGCCAGCGCGGATGCGGCGGCGGAGAAAGGGACCTCCGCACCGCCGTTGTTCAGCTCGCCGAGCGCCATGTTCAGCCGGGCCCACTGGCCGTTGGTGATCGCGTCAACCAGCCGCCCGGCGTCCTCCTCGGTCATCTCGGGCGACACCGAGCACGCCGCCAGCGCCGCGACCGGAAAGGTCCCGACGTTGTAATCGGCCATGTCGTCGTCCTTGTTGCCCTTACGCGGCGGGTGCTTCTTCAGCAGGTCCGACCACTGCTTCTGCGGCAGAGCCTGGAGCCGGAACTCCACGGTGTGCCGCTGCATCTCCGCGCGGGTCGCCTCGATCTGGGTGGCGATCTCCCGCGCGGCCGCGCCCATACCGGCCAGGGAGTCCTGCTCAGGAGCGCGCTGGGCCGCGCGCAGCTCCCGCTCGAGGCTGTCGAAACGGGCCTGCAGGTCGGCGCGCAGGCACAAGGGAACGGACTTCTGCGGCAGCTGAATCTGCCCGAGAATGTCGTCGATCTTCAGTTCCATCAGGCTGCCACCACAGCCGCCGGCGCGGACTCTGAGTGGTTGAACAGCTTGCTCTTGAACTGCTGGGCGGTGTTCAGCTCAGGCGGCTGCATGTTCGGGCGGCCGCAGCGCACCGGGTGCACCTCGGCGTCCTGCCCGGCGGCCCAGGCCGTCTCGTGCGGCAGATTCCGTCGCACCGCGAGGTAACCCAGCTGGCCGTCGGTCAGGGTGTTCCAGGCGATGTCCTGGAGCGCGACCTGCTTCCGCTTGGCGGTGACCTCGATCTTGTAGGACACCGTGCCGGCGTCCTCGGTCTCGGTACGCGACGCGAGCGCGGTGTTGTCCACCGACGCCTGGTCGGGCTGGATGTCCAGGCCCTGCTTGGTGATGTGCTCCTGCAGGTCCACACCGGCGTTCAGCTCACCGGCGGTGGGGTTGTCGATGTCGGCGATCGTCAGGACGAAGGTCACCTTGACGTTGCCGTCGCCGAGAAGGTCTGCACCGACCGGCATGGCTACTCCTTGCTGTCAGAGGCCGCACCGCGGCGCTGGGGCTTGTGGGTGGTGGCCTGCGGAGCAGGCGAAGACGCCTCCGAGGCCGGCGGCGCGCCGGGGTCATCCGGGGCCGCGTCGGCGGAGTTGTCCTGGTCGAGCCGCTCGTGGGATGCGGCGAACAGCGGCCAGGCACGCTCGGACACCAGCGCGGTGACGCCGGTCTCCTTGTTGCGGACCGGGATCATGCGGCGCGCCATCAGCGGACCGCCGCCCAGGTCACGCTGCTCGTCGCCGACCAGGCGAGCGCGATGTTGTACCCGTCGGTGGCGTCCCGGTACTCCAGCAGCAGCGTGATCTCGGTGATCGCGCCGGCGGCGCAGGGCACGACCTTGGTCGGGTTGGTGACGCCGTAGCCGGTGCTGCCGGGCGGCGAAAAGGTGAGGTTCACCGACCCGCCCGAGGCGTTGTTGACGAGGATGCGGCCGGGCTTGGCGCGAAGGCCGCTGATCTTGTCGCCCGAGGCCGCGGAGCGGAAGCTGAGCGCCACTCCATTCGGGCTCGGACTCTGGATGGCGTATGTCGCCACGAGGGGCTCCTCCAGGCATGCGTCAGAGCCCGTGCACGAACGGGTGCCGGGCTGAGTAGAGGTTGGGGATCAGGCGGGGCCGGTGCGCAGCCTGAACAGCGCGCTGGCGTAGTACTCCGGCGGCTGCACGGTGTCGTCGCGCGTGATCGGCCGGCCGCCCTCGCCGAGCTGCACGCGGTAGGAATTGCGGCCGGCCACCGCGAGCTGTCGGCCGACCAGCGCGGCCTTGACCTTGTCCATGACCTGCTCGACCTGGCCGGCGGTCGCACCGACGACCGTGGCCTGCGTCTCATAGTCGAGATAGGCGTTGGGGTCGCCGAGGTCGCCGTCGGTGCTGCCCGGCGAGGGAAACAGGACGATGTACGGCACGAAGGCCGATTGGCCGGGCTCGCCCTGCCAGCCAGCCCCCTCAGGGGCGACGCCGACGTCGACGGCGAGATCCTCGGCGACCAGCGCGGTAGTGAAGGCAGCGGTGTGCGGCGCGGCCGGCGCCGCGGCGCTGACCGCCATCAGAACGCGTCCCGCACGATCGCGTCGATCGCCGTGTCGAACTCGCGCGTCGCTCGGTCGAACCCGGGCCGCATGTACGGCTGCGGCGCCGTCCCCGGGTGGTTGACCTTCTTCACCGGGTGCTCGGCATCCGGCCAGGACAAGGCCTTCTTCTCCCGGGGCCTGATCACGTGCGGCCGCCCGCCGTACTCGACCGTATCGCCGTACTCGGCTGTCGGGCCGGCCTCGAACCCCAGGCCGTCGTCGTCGAAGTCCACGCCGATCGAGGCGCGTAGGTTGCCGGTGTCGACGGGCGCCAGGTTCTGGGCGTAGGCGACGGTGTTGTGCCCGGTCTTCTCCACGGTCAGGTGGCTCTTGACCAGCACCTCGGCGGTGGCCTTCTCGATCCGCTTGATGTGGAGGATGACCTCGTCGTACTCGAACTCCGCCATCACCGCTCCCGGCTGGTTGTGTCCTGCACGCAGGTCAGCAGCCGCTCCCACTGCTGGGTGCCGCCGTCGCCGAGCGGGCCGGTCACCCGCAGGTGCCGGCCGACCAGTTCGGGGTCTTCGGCGTCCAGGACCTCGACGTCGTCGCCGTCGAGGATCTCGGGGGCGTCCCAGGCGATCGCAACCTGGTAGTCGGTGGTGCCGGTGCGGCGCTCGCCGGGGGTCGTGTACGTGACGGGTGCGGGCGGCGCGATGTGGCAGGTCCCGGCGTAGATCGTGATGCGGGTCGTCCCGGGGTGCCAGACCAGGTTATCGTCCAGGGTGCCGGTGCTGCCGGTGCGCCGAGTGATACGGCACCGTCCGGTCTGAGTGCCGATGGCCACCGGCCGGTGGTGCTGCGACCAGCGGGGATGGATCGGGGTGTGCCCTCCGAGCGGCACCTGGGCCACCTCCCCCGGCTAGAACAGATCGGGGTTGTAGCCGCGGTAGCCACGCCAGGGGTCGAAGTCGAGCACGTCGAACCCGATCGTGTCGTCGCCCTCGCCGGCGTCGACCTGGCGGCGCAGCTCGGTCGCGCGGGCGCGCAGTTCGGCGGCCACGGCCGGGCCATCGGTGGAGCGGCCGTCGATCGTGAGCTTCTTGGAGATCATCGCCTCGGATGAGGCGATGACGTCCAGGGCTTGGGCGGTGGCCAGGCGGACGTTGCCGCCGCTCATCCGGAGGAACGCCTCGATCGCCGGGTCGATGAAGAACATGTTCTCGGTGTCGACGTCGGGGATGAGCAGCCGGACGGCGCCGACGTCGGTCTCGAAATCGATCGCCATGGCGGGCCCCGGGTCAGGTCTGGATGACTGCGGCGCCCCACGTGGCCGAGGCGGGGTCGATCGCGCCGGAGGTGACGTTGGCCATCCGCACGGTCACGGTGTTGGCGGCGGTCACTCGGCCCGAGGCGATCAGCCCGGCGGTGAGCGTCGCCGGCGGGGCGAGCGCCACCGGGTTGCCCACCACGGCGCCGGTCACCGTGATGGTCAGCTCGGCGGTGGTCCCAGCGGCGATGGAGGGGAAATCGAGTGTCGCGGTGCCGGTCAGGATGGTGATCTCCTGAGGCTTGTCGCCGTAGTAGGCGGCCCTCCTCCTACCCGTTGGCATCGGGCTCCTCCTTCTTGACGGCCGCCCGGGCGCGGGTGGCCTTGGCGGGGGTCTTACGCGGCCGTGCCCTGGCCGCGGGCTGCGGCTCGGCGGCCGCCGTCGGAGCGGGGGCGGGGGCGGCTGGCGGAATGACCGGCTCCCGGAGCTCCACCGCGCGGCAGTCGGCTCCCGGCTGCTGAGGGGCCGCCGGGAGCCGGTCCAGGATCAGGGTGAGCTGGTCGCCGATCTCGCCGAGCATGCGGCACATGGCCGCCATGAGCCTCTGCTCGCGCTGGATCGGTTTGTCGCGTCCGTCGAGGTCGAGATCCGGAGGGAGAGCCACCGGTCAGGAGCCCGTGCCGTTGCTCGCCAGGGTCATGCGCGCGTCGACGAAAGTTCCGCCGTAAACGTGCCTGACCTTCTTTTCCGCCGACTCGGTGTCGAAGCTGTAGGGCTCCTCGCCGCCGCCGATGCGCCGCATGTCCGGGATCTTCTCGTACAAGGCCGGCGCCTCGTGGCCCCTGAGCCGGCCGAACTCCAGCGCTGGCCGCACACCGTTGGGGTCGGCGAAGATCCACCAGGAGGTGCTGGCGTTGGCCGTGGTAGCGATGCTGTCGATCCAGTAGTTGACGTCGATGCCGAGGTTCGACGCGACGCCGTTGCCCTGGATCACCCGGACGTTGCCATTCGCGTCCACCACGCGGTACTCGGTCGTGTTGATGATCTCCTGCGCGGTCAGCGCCAGGCCGGTGCCCACGACCAGGCGCACGCCCTTGACGACGATCGGGTTACCCCTCTCGTCCTTCCGCTGCATCAGCTGGGTGATGGCCGCCTGCAGGCTGTCGCGGTCCAGCCCGGGGTTCCCGGTGATGATGTTGGCGTTGCCGACGGTGTAGTGCGAGGCGTGCGGGCCGCTGGCGTCGCAGAACAACTGGGTGACGAACGCCTCTTCGCTGTCGACGGCGGACTGCGCCAGGTCCTGGGGCAGCCGCAGGAACGCCCCCAGGTCGTCGTTCATCATGGTTTCCCACGAGACCGCGAACCCGGCCTCGTACTTGTGCACGCTGTACTCGTACATGGTCTCGGTCTGGGAGCGTCGCTCGAACTCGGCGAGCTCGCCGACCTTCTGCAGCAGGCCGCGGATACCGCTGGTCGCGTACCGCTGGACCTTCAGGAAGTTGTTCACGGTCGAGGCCCGGGCGTAGTTCTGCCAGGTCGGCGTGATCGCCGCGTACGCGGCGTAGAGCTGGCGGTCGAGGGAGACGTCGAACAGCAGCGGGAAGTCCGAGCTGGACATCGCCTCGGCGAAGTGCGCCAGCCGGCGACGGCCGGTCCGGATACCGTCCATGAACGTCTCGAACTGCACCAGACGCTCGGTGAACTGATCGGTGTTGCGCCGGGCACCGGTGGAAACCCGTCGCATCCCCCCGAACATCTCCTGGATGGCGGCGTTCTCGGCGTCCAGTCGAGTGACGCCGGATTCGAACAGGGTAGCGGTCATCAAATCTCCTTGAACGTGGAGAACCCCGCCTCAGGCGGGTAGGAAATGCGCTTGATGCAGCGCGATAATCCGAAATGTGCTCAGCCTTAGCTGATCAACGGCGAGGTCAATAGCCGATCTTCACGGGGATCTTGTTGGTGGCGCCGCTGTTGACAGGGGCCAGGGCGTAGCCGAACCGCACGCCGTTGGTGCTGTCGCGGTTGATCACACCCGAGTCGTAGTAGAGGATGTCGCCGGCGCTGACGGCGGCGTTGGTGGTCGTCTCGCCCTTGACGTCGAGCTCGGCGACCCCGTTGAACTTGACCGTGGTCTTGCCGTCCGCGCGCTCGTCGGTGAGCGCGACGCCGGGGAGCTGGCCCACCAGGACCGGCTGGCCGGACTCGGGGGTGGCCGGCGCGGAGCAGACGACATCGAGCTGGTCGCCCTGCTCGAACAGAATGTTGGTCGCCATCGAGGTGGTTTCCTTTCAGAGCTCAGGGGCGGCCGGCCGCTGCGAGGCGGGCCGCTTCGGGGGTCAGGCCGCGCGCCTCGTAGAGCGCCGTCAGCTTGTCGAGCTGCGCCGGGGCGATCTGCGAGACAGGCTCGGGCTCGCGGGACTCGCCCAGGCCCCAGACCCGGCCGGCGCCGCTGTCCTCCAGCAGCCCCGCCGCGTAGCTGCCTTCGGCGTCGGTCGCCGCGGTGATGGACTCGGCCAGCGCCGCAGTGTCCAGCTCGCCGCCCTCGAGCGTGGGAAGGGTGCGGCACACCGCCTCAGTGACCCGGGCGTGGGACCGCGCCGGCAGCGTGCTCTCCTTCAGCGCCTCGGCCACCGCAGCGCGCGCCGCCTTGTCGTTCCGCAGCCGCCGGGCCTCGGCGTCGGAGGCGTCCGCGCGCGCGTCCGCGGCGTCGGCCCGCTCGGTGAGGGACTGGACCTGCCCGTTCAGGGACTGGATCTGGGTGGTGGCCGTGCCGAGCAGGCCCATGGCCTCTTCCAGCTTGGTGCTCAGAGTGGCGGCTTCGGCCAGCTGCTGCGCCTGCTCATCGGTGAGCTCGGGCATCTCGCTCTCCTTGATCTTCTTGGTGGGGGTGGGCTCGGTGCCCGGAGCGGTTTCCACGACCGCCTTGGGCGGCGGCGCGGTGGGGTTGGGGACGGCCGTGTAGGTCGTCGTGGCGGTCACCTCGGTCGGGTCGCCGGTGAGCGTGACTGCGTGGGCTGCGGGGTCGACGGTGTAGGTCTGCTGGTACAGCCCGGAATCGCTGCCCTCGGGCTCGACGGAGAACACGACCCACTCGTCGGTGTTGTCGCGCACCCAGACCCAGATGTCCTTGCCGCCGTAGGCGGACTTCACGGCCTTGGTGAGGGCCTGGGCGAGGTCACCGGCGGTCATGCCGTCGGCCTCGGACATGGCGGTGGCGGCGACGTCGCTGGGCGGGTCGTACCGGCCGCGCTTGAACACCTGCGGGGCGTCGGCCTCCACCCGAGCGGTGAACGCCTTCAGCGCATCGCCGATCGCGGACGACAGGGCGATGCGCTCGTCCCGGGTGAGACGGCCATCCCCGTACATCCCGTCGGTGAGCTGGGTGAACGCCAGGTGCAGCTGGGATTCCAGGTAGGCGCCGATGGTCGCCCCGGACGCTGCTTCCTTGGCCTTCAGGAACGCCGGCTTCCCGCCGTCCCCATCACTCTCGTCGCCGGCCAGGGTGGCCAGGGACTCGGGCGGGTCCTCCTCCAGCTCCTTGTACAGGGAGACCAGCTTCTTCGCGGCGGTCTTCTTAGCCTCCGGGGAGGTCTTGACCTGGCCGATCCGCCCGGCCGCCGCGTGGGCGGCCGCCCGGTTCAGCGTGCCGTCCGGCTCCCGGACCGGCAGCGAATAGTCGCCCTTGCTGTCAGAGGCTTCGCCGGGGCCGATCAGGCACGCCTTGCGCCACTGCTCGATCGTGTAGTCCGCCTGTGAGAACTCCGACCACGCTTTGTCGGAGACCCCCTCCTGCAGGGACGCGAGCCCGGCACGGCGAGGCATCATGTGAGCCTCGTTGACCACAGAACTCCAAGACCTCACGAAGTCGTCCATGAGCGGTCCGTCGATGACCAGGCCCCAGTCATCGCCCTTGGTAGGGAGCATCCACAGGCGGCTGTCCTTCTCGCCCCAGGGGCCCTTGAGCTCAAGCTCGACGTCGCCGTTGTTCGTCTTGGCGACGGTCCGGGTGAGACCCTCCATTGGGGCGTTCGGGTCAGGATCCTCATCGTCGAAGCCCTCGTTGAGGGCATTCAGCCCGTGAGCGATGTTGCGCTGTGAGCGTTCGTTGAAGACCTTCTCGACAGGACGGCCGTCATTGCCTAAGTGCCGGACGCCGACTTTGTTGTCTCCCACCGGGTAGAGGTCGATCTTCCCGGCGGTAGTGTCGAACCGCCTCGCCTGGGACAGAAGATGGGCGTTGTCGTCGATACGCTCAGCATCACCGCCACTCAGCGTGAACGCCGGTTGTCCGTCAATTTCGACGTTGTAGCGATTCCGTCCTGCCGGGGTGACGCGGCCGAAGAGGAATCCGCGCTCGTCGACGAGGACACCACCTTCGCTATCGTCTTCCTCGGTACCGACAGCTACGTTCAGCGCCCGTAACTCATCGGCGGTGAAAGCGACGGAGCGCCCGCCCTCGGCGGAGACATGGGTGTAATCGTCGCCCTCCTCGCGGTGGACGGTGATTTTCCCTCCGGGAGATTTGAATGCCCGGGAGGCGATCGTGTGGGGCATGCTGTGCTCGTCGGAGTCGCCGACCGAGGGCTGCTTTCCAGTAGCGCGGCGCTTGGCAGCTTCTGGATCGGTGCGCCCCGCGCGAATGTTCTCAGCCCGCTTGGCAGCAGCAGCCTGCTTCCTCTCCGCTTCAATGTCTTTCTCCGGCTTACTCAAGGCGGCGGCGATGTCCGTCGCCTCTTTGCTGTCCAGGGAGAAACGAGGCTGCGAGGAGTACTCATCGGCAGATGCGCTGGGGCGAGGGCGGAGGCGGACCTCGAAACCCGTCTTACTGGTCCGTGTCACCATGCCCAGCGGAGGCTGATCCCCCATGCCGAACGGCAATATGGGCCGGTCGGTGCCCACCGGGAATCTGTTGTCAGAGTTCGGAACGTGCGGGGTGTATTCGAGCGCCCCAATCGACTGGGCGAATGAACGGAATTCCGCGTTATCGAAGTGCGCTGTAGACCCTGCAAGGTCAACAGTGGCACTGCCGTCCTCTTCGTTGTAGGCGACCTTGACTCGGCCGCCCTTGGCCTTGATCTCAGAGGTGCGTGTCCCGGTCTTGCGGTCGCTGGTCCTGCTGTCGGTCGACGAACCATCGCCGCTTGAGCGGCCCCCCGTGGAGCCCGAACTGCTCGTCCCGCTTCTGGACCCCTGATGCCCTCCGGCGCTCCCCCCGGAGGAGCCACCACGCGCGTGCCCACCGCCGGAGTCGCCTCCACCGGAGTGGTCGCCCGCCGTGTGCCCGAACCGCCCGTCGGACGCCCGCGGATGCTTGTCCTCATCCCAGTTCGGCGCCGAGTGGCGGCCCTCGGTGAGCGCGCCGCGCGCCGACTCGATCAGCTCCAGCACCCGGCCGCCGGCCCCGGCCTTGGTCACCCAGTCGACCGCGAGGCCCTCTTCCAGGGTCGTCACCAGGGGCCCCTGGCGGCCTTCGGCCTCGCCGTACTCGACCGTGCCCGTGGCCCGGATCGACAGACCGATCGAGCGTGCGAACTCTTCGTTCAGCAAATCACGCCACTGGGGGAAGACCTGGACTTCGGCCACCAGGCCCTTGAGGCGCTCGTCCCACACGGGGTCGGTCACGGTGACCGAGGCCAGGTCGCGCACCGACCGCTCGGGCCGGTCCTCGGCCTCGGTGAGCGAGGGGTGATCTAGAAACATCTGCGTGCCGGCGCCCCATACCCGGGGCCCGTCCCGCTTGAGCAGGGCCGCGCTGTAGTACCCGGAGCTTCCCCAGCCCTCGCGGATGAGCACGGCCCGGAACCGGCCCTTGGCGGCCTGGCTCTCCCGGATCTCACCGAGGCTGGCCGTGGCCTCCGTCAGCAGCTGGCGGCCGAGCGCCTGCGACCCGGCTTCGTTCACCTTCTCCCCGCCGGCGGGGAGAAGTTCGTCCGCCTGCCAGACGAATCTGTCACTCACAAGATCAGCTCCATCCGGACATGAGGGACGCCGCTGCGGTCGGAGACGTCGAGGACGCGGAACTTGCTGCCGGGCGGCAGCACCAGCTCCCGCGCGGACCCAGCGGCGGCCTTGGTCCCCTCGGGCAGCGTGATCTCGGCTGTCGCCTGCTTGGTGGCCTTGCCGACGGCGCCGACGTCGGGGGTGATGCTCGTGCTCACGAAGCCCTTGTCCGACAGCACCTGGCCCGGCTCGAGGTCGCCGAACTGGTTGGCGCCGAACCCCCGATACACCGTCATCGGCTCGACCAGCGGCGGCGCCTTCTTGATCGCTGACTTCAGCGCGGTGGAGGCTTTCCGTGCCCGTTCGAGATCGGCGTCGGTGAAGGAGACGTCGGCCTTGATCTCGCCCTTCTTCAGACCTCTGAGCTGTCCGTTCACCAGGGCGAACCCGGGAGACTGGTAGAAGCGCATCGCCTTGTCCTGCGTCGGCGACAGGCTGTTGCGCCATTCGCCGTAGTGGGCGTCGAGCCACCGCTTGTCCTTCACGGGCGCCGCACGCGCGGCCCGGGCCCCCGCCTTGGAGCCGCCGCTGGACGCCGATCCGCGGCGGGGTGGCGCAGCCGTGCGCTCCGCCGCGCTGGAGTCTCCCTTCGACTCCGGCCTGTTGCCGCGACCAGACCTTCCATGGGTCTTCTGGTCATGGCGGCCGGGAAGGTGCTCCAGGATCAGCGGATACTCGGGGCGTGGGTGTGCGCTGGCGGCCGCGGCCAAGAGGCGCCGATCGGACATGAGGTCACCTCCGGGCGCGGACAGCTCAGGAGCGGACCAGCGGGATCCCGGTGAGCCGAACGCGCGCGGACCCGAGACAGGCAAGCGTCACGGTTCGGCTCTTCGGAGCGCCGGGGCACGCCATCGGCGGCGGCGAGCAGGGCACCCCGGGCAGTTTCAGCAGGTCAAGCGCGCCCCCGGAGGCCCTCAGCTCGGGGCGGCCCGGTCAGATCGGCGGGCGGGGACACTAAGCGCGGAAATCTATAGAGTCCGCCGCGTTGCTACCTCGACCGCGATGATCCGGACATCGCGCGAAGGGGCGCAACACGACCCGTCATCGACCCCTGGAGGTAGGGATCATGGACACCAGCAAGATCGCTTGGCGTATCTCGCGTGGTCGCGGACAGCAGTACGTCCTGAGAAACGTCGGTACGGTCACCGCGCAGGAGGTGACAGCGGACACCGTGCCTTTCGAGGGCATCCCGACCCGCGGCCTGCCCGAGAAGGCGGTGATCGAGACGAACGCCTCGATCACGTTCATGCTGGTCCCGTCGGCGCAGAACGACATGCCGGGCGAGCTGCGGCTGCGGTGGGAGGGGCAGGACACGTACGTGGCCGTTCCCCTGCCCAACTGATCAGCGCTTGGCCAACGCGGCCAGCGGGGTGACGTGGTAGCAGTCTCTCCACCCGCCGGTTGACCGGCGGGTGGAGAGCTCCTCCCAGGCGATCTCGCCGTCCTCGAGCATCCGGAGCCGGGCCGGGGACGGTGAGTTGCTAGACGCGAGATGGTTCGGTGTGCCTACAAGAGCAGTGGCTGGTAGGCCGGTGCGGGGCCGTCTTGTTTCCCGAAGTTACACGGACCACAGGCGGGGACGACGTTGCTGGCCGTATGCGGGCCGCCCTTAGACAGCGCGATCACATGGTCCTTGGTCAGCTTCTTGGAACGTCTGCCGCAGTACGCGCACCGGAAGCGGTAGGCCACCTGGATCTCGCGCCACTGAGCGTCTGTCAGGTCATTGGCCGGAATCCCACGACTCTTCAAGGCAGCGCGGCGCCTGCCAGATTCGCCCATGCAGATACGGCAGGCTCGCCCGCGTCTGGCATCCCGCATGGTGTTCGTCTCGTCGTACGGATGGCCCTGGGGGCAATGCGTCTTGCGGGCGTTGATCGCCTGTGGGCTTTGACCACGCCGCCAGTTCTCGTGGTGCGTTACCGGTTCGAGATGGCGCTCAAAGTTCACGCACGCGCGGTTACGGCAGAGGTGGTCCGGCTCGTGCCCCTCTGGGATCGGCCCCACGAACTGTTGATAGCCCCAACGGGCCATGTACCGGGTCCCGGACGTCATCCCCATGACCGCATAGCCATCGGAGTTAAGGAGGCCCGTCCATAACCAGCAGGGGCCGAGTTCGGGGCGCGTATCGGGGATCGGGCCGGTTTTGTCCACGTACGACCAGAACCGAGCCACGTCATCACCAACGATACGGCTCGTGACCATCGCGTTGCCGTGCCGCTGGAAACGCCTGTAGTGCTTCTCGCACCAGCCGTAGCCCCCGTTACCCTGTCGCTCGCACCCATCGGCGCGACAGGGGCCTGCCTGCTTCCGCTTTAATCCGAGCGGATCCCCCGTGTTCCGCCAGCGGGCGTAATGCAGGCCACACCAGCCGTGACCTCTCACAGGCTGTTCGCAGCCTTCGACGGTGCACATCGTGGGGCGTAGGGACGTGGGCGGTTCAGCACGGGCATCGCCGTACTTGCTCCACCTGCCGTAGTGCAGGACGCAGTAACCCCGAGCGGTGTGAGGCTGGCCGCAGCCGTCGATGGAGCAGGACTCCATCTTGTGTCGGGGCTTCAAGACGACGGGATCGCCGTTGCGGCGCCACCGGCCGTAGTGGGTCGTGCACCAGCCCTTTGCTAGGACGGGCTTGACGCAGCCGTCGATCGTGCAGGTACGCTCGCGCACGCGAGCACCTCCTGAGGATTAGGTGTTCGCCACGGCCCTCGCACGGTTGCAGCCGTCGCGAGGGCCCCTTTACCTCTATTATCCCAGGTAGATCGCCGGTTTCCCGTGTTTTGTCGATCACAGATCATGCCGAACTGGTGCGATCAGCCGCGAGCTGCTCCAGATCGCGAACCGAGCGGACATGGTAGGACGGCCGCCACTCCGGGTTCTCTCGCCGCTCGGAGATGTCATCCCACGTGATCTCGCCGGCGTCCAGCAGTTGCAGCCGACGAGGGCCCATGATCTTCAACTGGTCCGCTCGCGGCAGCGCGGCGAAGACCACGCGGGCGTCGGGGATCACATCGTCCGGCTCGTCCAGATCGATGCCGAGCTCGCGCCAGGTCTTCGTCTTGGGCGTGCGGGCGCACCGGCCGGACTGATGATCCAGCGGACCCGGCTCCTTCAGCGGGTGGACCCGGCCGTGCTGAGCCCAGCATGATGCGCACGTGCGCGCTTTGAGCTCCGCTGTCCACACCCACCCGGCGAGGGTCGAGGAGCTGGCGTCCTGGGCGGCGCGCGCGCCCTCCCGATGTGCGCTGATGATCTCGGTGCGGGCGATGGTCACCGCGCGGGTCAGGCCGCCCGCGAACGCGCCCTGGCACCGGTCGACCATCCGCCGGGCGGCTTCGCGCGGGTTGGCGCCGACGACGACGCCGCGGACCAGCTCGCGGCGCATGGCCTCGGTGGCGTCGGCCGACAGCGGCCGGTGCCGCGCGGTGATCTGCTGGGTGGTCCGGCGCACGATCGCCTCGACGGCGGCCTCGTCGATCCGGTCGAACCGGATGCCCGCTTGCGCGCGGGGGCTGGCCGGCATCTGGGAGCGCAGGATCGGCAGGGTGGCCTCGACGGCGAGGTGCACGGCCTGCCAGGCGGCCTGGGCGACGTCGTTGGAGGCCTTGAGGGCGAGCTCGCCGAGGCTGCGCGCGGCCAGATCCAGCGCGCGCTCGACGCGCTGGGAGCGGGCGACCTGCCGGCGGGAGGGCCACCGGCCGCCGGTCGCCGCGGCGATGAGCTCGTCGGCGGCTTCGTTGAACACGCGGATGAGCTCGTCCCACGCGCGGACCCATGCCTTGGTGGTCGCCCGGGTCTGGTCGTCAACGATCCGGTCGAGGCTCGCCCGCATCTCCCGGACCAGGGCCAGGGTCCGCTCGGTGATCGCCATCGCCGCCTCCGCCCGGGGGGACGTGGCCGTGCACCACGGCCTGGCGGCGCGCGCCGTCGTGGGTCACCAGCGTCTGGCGAGGCCGGCACGGGCAGGAGGTGGAGGTGGTGTGGGCGAGGACCTCGCCCGCGGGGAGCAGGTGCAGGCTCATGCGGCCACCCGTTCTCTCTCCGCCGGCTTGCCCTGCTCGGCGTCACCGGGCGCCCCGCCGCCCGGGCCGGCCGGGTCTGGGGGATTGTCGCGGCCGCCGCCGAACGCGGCCGCGGGATCGCGGCCCTGCCGGAAGGCGTCCATGGCCGCTTGGCCTGCGCCGCCGCCCGCGCCGTCCGGGCGGACGAAGTTGCCCTGGTCGTCCATCAACGTGGCCAGGATCTCGTCGACGTCGCGGACACCGAGCGCCTGCAGCAGCAGCCGGACTACGACCAGCGGCGGCACGTACTGCGTGCTGTCGGCTTCGACGATCGCCTTGACGAGTTGCGCGGCATCGATCGAGTCCAGGGACGGCCAGGTGATGTCGATCGTGCGGTCGGTCTTCCCGGCGAGCTCGATGATCTCCCGGTCGTCGGGGTCGCGCTTGACGATGCCCTTGAGCGGGCCGTCGGGAGCCTTGACGGCGGCGTCGATCACGTAGTTGAAGATCGTCCGCAGGACGTCTGCCCACAGCTCGCGCCGCATGTTCATGGCCAGCTCGGTGGGCTGGTCGAGGGTCTCGGCCACCGCGCGTGCGCCGGTCGTGCCGGGGTCGCCGAGCAGCATGGTCACCGGGACGTCCAGCGCCGCGGCGGTCATCGCCGCGAGCGGCCGCCCCGATTCGGCGTCGATCGTCGCGCCCGACTTGGGGATCGCCTCGAGCGCCATGTCGGGTGGCATGAACGCGGTGGCGCCGGCGAAGCGCGGCTCGCCGGTCAGCGGGTCGGTGGTCGGCGCGGTCGCCATCTTGGTCTTGGCGGCGGCCTGCTTGGAGCCCTTGCTGGTGAGCCGCCAGGCGAACCGGGACAGCGCCTTGATCAGGCGGGACCAGTCGGTGAGGAATTCCCGGTACGCGTTGGCCCAGTCGATCGCGGCGTAGACGTCGCCGAGCCCCCACTTCCAGTGCAGGGGGCCGTTGACGGAGATGTGCTTGACCGGGGAGTCCCAGCGGACCGGGAGGACCGCGCCGTCGCCGATCCCCCGGAATCCGATCACCCGGGGCCGGACCTTGGGCCAGTACCCCATGGCCGGGTAGTAGGCCTCCTGCATGGCGCCCTGGGGGGTCGTCCAGCACCGGCGGTAGAACCAGGGCTCGGAGGCGTCGTCGGGGTTGGTGATGACCTCGGTGATCTCGTCCCAGGGGACGATGCGTGCCTGGACGCGGCCGGTGCGCGGGTTGGTGAAGGCGGCGATGAACAGGTTGCCGTCGGTGCCCAGTGCCCGCTCGAGGTCCTCGTGGGCCTGCTGGGAGAACAGCGCGCGCCGGTTGCCCTCGTCATCCATGAATGCCTGGACGACGGCGTTGACGTCCTGCTGGCCGCGGCGCCGTGGCCCGCTCTTCTGGCCGGCCGAGCGCGCGGTGACCTGGAGGCCCTGGCCCCACACGTACGCGGTGCGCAGCGCGATACCCCTTTTGATCAGGGGATTCTTCAGGGCCATGACGCGGTTGACCGAGGTGATCTGCCGGAGGCCTTCGCGCGTGAATTCCTGCTCGGCCTGGGCCGTCATGAGCTGCCAGCCCGGCTCGTACATCCGGGCCTCGAGCCCGGCGACGGACTCTTCCAGGTGCTGGACGCTGAGCCGGTAGGCGCGCTTGACCTCGGCGAGTTCGGTTCTGCCTGTGAACCGATACCACGCTTCCTGCAGGCGGGAGGCGATCCCCACGAAGGCCTCCCTCGACGGGTCAGATCGGGCTGATCTCGTAGTCGTCCAGCTCCTCGTCCAACTCGTCGTCGCCGACGATGAGGGTGCCGGCGAGCAGCGGCGCGAGCAGGAGCCGGTTGATCGCTTGAGACGTGCCGTCGACCTGGTCGTCGTGGCGGCCGTTGGGGAAGGACGCGCAGTTGTGTACGGCGCCGCCCGTGGTCACGTATGACTCGTCTTCGGCGACGGTGAAGTTGTAGACGGTGCCGTTGCCGGCAGGCCCGGTCTCCTTCACCCACAAGCCGACATGTTCGCCGTCGAACACGTGAGTCGCCTTTTCCCGGTCGAGTAAGTCCACGCTGAACGTGGCATGGCGTGGCGTGACCGTGTGCTTGCCGATCAACGAGGGCTTACGGGGCTCTGACCAGGACAACAGCGCCCACTTGTCCAGCCGGGTTGCCAGGAGCCTGATGCCCCATGCCAGGTGGGGGGACGTGGTGGTCCCCTTCCAGCCTTGTGCCGTCTTGTGGCCGTCGCCATCCAGCCAGCCGGAGACCAAGCCTTCGATGAACGCTGCAGGTGCCTCCCAAGCCCACCACGGGATGCGCTTGTTCGCCGCTCCTCGACCGAACTCAGCGAAGAAGCGCTCCATCCGCCTGAGGCTCGCGGTCACGTTGATGCAGTTCGGGTTGGCCTTTCCTAGGCTGGCGACGTGGCTGTTGATCCCCCAGCGTTCTCGGAGGAATGAGGTGATCTCCTCCGCAAACTCGGTCTCGTCCTTGTGAAGCGACCAGAAGACGCGGCCGGTGCTGTAACTGCCTTCGGCGAGGTAGAGACCGCAGATCCGGCCGAAGCGTCGGTCAAGCACTTGGCGATACCGGAGCGACTGGGCGCGGGCGGAGTTGATGCGGATGGTCTCGCCGTCGTCCACGATGGCATACGTCTTCCTGCCGAGCCCCTCCGTCTTGGCCTCGGGGAGCTTTATGTCGAACCAAGCGCGTAGATCGATCTCCTGCAACTCCTGGTCCGGGTCCAAGACGGGAAAGGTCATCGCGTGGTGGGGCTTGTGCGATGGTTCGATCTCGCCGCGCGCTGAGAGCACGGCTGTCCGGCACGACACCTCGCCAGCGGGCACCCATTCCTTGCCTATGGGCGCCAGTAATCCGGCGACGTTACGGCGCACGGTCATAGCGAATACCGGGTGATTCGGGGTGAGGGTGATCGGGTCGAGGGTCTTCGCCCGAATTGTGACGAGCTCGGGTGCTTCCCGTACGGACGTGGCGGTGACAGGGCGGAAGCGTCCGCGATGTGTGAGGACCTCGTCGCCGACTTTGATTTCGCTGGCAGGAATCAGACCGTGTCGTGTAATGATCACAGTCGATCCTATGACGCATTCGTCGATGAACTCGCCGACCCACGGGGCGAGCTCGGGAGCCGGAAGAAGAACCTGCCCGGCCTCGACGAAGGGGGAGATCGCGGCGGCGCGCGCGTACTTGCTGCCGTGGGGTTCTTCTGCGATAAGCCCGGCCACGGTGCGCTGCAGGCTGTTGATGACGGCGGTGCCGTTGGCCTTGTCCTCGACGAGCTTCAGTGTGGCCTGGGGCCACTTGACGGCCAGGCGGCGGACGGCTTTGCGGGTCTCGACGAACGACAGGCGCTCGCGGACCTGGTCGAGCAGGTAGACCTGCAGGCCCCACCGGGCCCAGACCTGGCCGACGACCCAGTCGCTGCTGTCGGTGTCCTTGAAGGCCATGTCCCAGGACTGGATGACCTCGTCGGGGTTGATCGCCCAGTAGGAGCCGTCGTCGCGGACGATCCACCGCGGCGAGGTGTACTCGCGCCACCAGCCGCGTTCGAACAGATCGCCCTCGGGTGCCGTGGGCCGCCCCTGGTAGAGGGCGTTCCAGACCCGGGAGCCGACAGCGACGCGGATCTGCTCCCACTGCTCGACGGTGCGGCCGCGCGCGGAGTTGAGGTACTCGCCGGGTTCGCGGCCGAGCGGGTCGGTCTCGCCCTTGGCCGGGTCGTGGTCGGCCTGCGCGGGGATGTTGATCACGCGCCAGCGGTGGGCGTCCTCGGCGGCCAGGAGGCGGCCGACGAGGTCGTCCTCATGCCAGCGAGTCAAGATCACTACCACGGGCGCGCCGGGGGCCAGGCGGGTGTTGGCGACGGCCGTCCAGAAGCCCCAGACGACCTCGCGCCAGGCGGTGGAGTTGGCCTGGATGAGGTCGGCGATCGGGTCGTCGATGAAGATCGCTTCGGCGGCTTTGCCGGTGAGGCCGGCGGTGAGGCCGACGGCGCGGACGCCGCCCCGGCGGCCGGCGATGCGCCAGCGGCGCGCGGCGCCGTTGTCGGGGGCGATGCGCAGGCCGAGGTCGAGACTGCCGTCGGTGCCGTCGTTGCTGGTGATGTGGTTGCGGATGTTGCGGCCGAACTCATCGGCCAGGTCCTGGGCGTAGCAGGCGATCGCGATGCGCAGGTCGGGGTTGCGGGTCAGCATCCACAGCGGGCCGACGGTGGTGACCCGGGTGGACTTCCCTTCCTGCGGCGGGACGGTGATGATCAGGCGGTCGCAGCGGCCTTCGGCGACGTCGACGAGCGCCTCGTCGATGAGGTCGAGCGCTTCGGTCTGGACCGTGCTGGGGTCGATCGCGGCGGCGAGCTGGCCGGGGGTGGTCCAGCGGTGGGTGGGGGTGCCGTAGATGGCGGCGGCCCTGCGGGCGGCGATGTCCCAGATGGTGGCGGTCATGGCCCCCCTGCCGGGGTCTGGGCCGGCCGACCCCCCTCTTTTTTCTTTGTCCGTATGTATGGACAATGTTTATCGGTTGAGCTAACGTCGTCCATATGTAAGGACAACGTTAGGAAGTCGGGAATGACCACCACCGCCGTAGACCCCGCGAAGTGCCGCCGCTGCCACCGCGCTCTCACCAGCGCCAAGAGCATCGCCACCGGCTACGGCCCCGGCTGCGCCGCCAAGATCCGCGGCGCCGCCAAGACCGCCGACCTCACCGACTTCAAGCCCGCCCAGATCGCCAAGGCCACCGAGCTCATCGAGCAGGGCGGCATCCTGCGCACCCGCCGCCCGAACCTCTACACCGCGGTGAGCGGCGACGGGAACACCACCTACCTGGTCGCCCGCCAGGCATGCACCTGCCCCGCCGGGATCAAGAACCGGGCCTGCTACCACCGCGCCGCCCTGACCATCCTCGCGGCCGCCTGAGACTGGAGAAGATCATGGACAACCCGACCCGCGACCTCCCGGCGCCCGCCGGTGCCCGGCGGCTCCTGGCCCTCTGGGACGACGTCGACGGCACCGCGCCCTCCGACGGGCGCGCGGCCGCCGAGCTCGACCTGGAGGAGCAGGCCGCGCTGCAGCTCGCCGCATCACTCGATCGGGTCCTGGGTGCACTACAAGGGCGGGGGACCATGTTGCCCAGCGGGGTGTGCTGGGGAGGCGGCCCGCCGATCGGCCGCGAGGCCGAGTACGGATACCGCCGCGAATGCCAGGACTGACCCGCCCCTGATCAGCCCCGCCCCGGCGGGGCTTTCGTATTCACATGGCCAGCCCGTTGAACAACGAGCCGACGGGGCCGTTCAAAACGAACGGCTCCCCGCGCCAACAGGGAGCCGCTCTCGTCCACACCAGAGGACGAACGTGAGGCCTCGAGGCTACTCGTACACGCGTGAGCGAGCAATCCGGGCCCAGTGCCCGCGGTCGCCCTAAGTAAAGACATCGCTCAATGCGTCGGCGCGCCTTTCAACGCCGCGAGCTGCGCCCGCCACCCGTTCTCGACTCCGCCCGCGCTGACCCACCTGCTGGATACGAGGTGACTCCGTTGTGAACGCCTTCCTCGGTGAACTTGCTGAGCATGTGCTCGGCGAGCTTGATGGCCGCCTCGGCGCGGTCTCGCTCTCGTCGGGCATCTAGGGCATCTACACCGTCGCTGACCTCATGAACGTCGGTGGAGGTCGGCGACGTGGGGACGACGATCGCCCGTTTGCAGCCATCGCAAACGGTACGCATGCCCGGATAATCGATGCCGTCGTGTCCCTGCTCGCACACCCAGTACATCTTGACAAGGGTGGTGACATCGGGCGGCGTCCAGCTGGCGAAGACGACCCGAGATTCGGCTGGATAGGTCACAGGTTTCTCCTCAGAGACGAGAGCTTCATTGTCTGGGGTGCGCCGCGGCTCCCTACCTGTGCTAGCTGCCCGCGAGGTTCTTGCCGCCTGTCTAGGTGATCGTGAGCACCCACGGCGCCTCGACCAACGGCAGTTCCGGCGCCGCCGTCACCCGGCCCCACACGCAGTACGTCGCGCGCCCCAGCGGCCGTGACGACCCAGGACCGATCAGCAGGCGCGACGCCGGCGGAGCCGCACTCGGCGTCCACTCGGCGTCCGCCCAGTCCGCGTCGACCGGGCCCCGTGGGTACACGGTGATCGCCATCTCCACCGGCAGCGAGGTGATGTTCCCCGGTGCGACGTCGAAGTCCAGATGCAGAAACTCCTTGGACCCGGCGGGGATGCGCTTCTGCAGCACGGCGCACCTCCGCCCCGACTCACGCCCACACCCGGCCTGCGGCCCACCGGCGGCGCGGCGCGCCGATGACGATCCTGATGTCCAGCGGTGGCGGGCTCGCCGTCTCGAGCGTCCCGGCCGGGCCGGGCAGCGCGAGCGCGAACGCTGGCGTCGACTGGCGGATGACCACCCGCGCAGTCGGCTGGCCGATCGCCAGCACGGTGCCGGCTCCGCCGAGGGCCAGCGCGAAGGCGGGGCTGCTCTGCCGGATCACGACGGCGGCCGCGGGCGCGCCCGCGATCAGCAGGGCACCGGGCTCGCCGAGCACCAGGCCGAGCGCAGGCGCGGTCTGGCGGATGATCGCGGCGACGGCTTCGTCGCTTCCGGCCGTCGTCAGCGACCCGGGCGGGCCGATCGCCAGGACCAGCGCGGGCCAGCCGAAGACGCTGATGGACTGGGTCTCCAGCCCGGCGTCCGGGGTGATCGTGAGGGCGAAGGCGGGCGAGGACTGGCGGATGATGGTCACGACGCGCTCCCCTCTACGGGGCGTCCACCAGCTGGCCGTCGCGGAGGCCGCCGGACCACCGGTTGCCCTGCCAGAGGTTGCCGTTCACGCCCCAGGGCTGCGCGGCCGTGGCCGGCCCGAAGTTCCCGGCGCCAGGGAAGTAGGTGGTGAGGAACCGGTTGTTGGTGACCACGAACTCGGTCCCGGGGCTGTTGCCTTCCTTGCCCGGCTCATAACCCGAGTACATGGCGTACCCGCCGCCGCCGATCAGGTTGTTGGAGACCTCGACGCGTTCGTACTGGCCCGGGAACTCCACGCTCTGCTGGAGGCTCAGCGCGCCCGTCTGGATCATGCCGGCGCCGCGGCGGTTCAGGATGAAGGCGTTGCCGGTGATCGTCAGGTCGGTGACCGTGCCGCCGTTGTGGAGCAGGCAGTTGTTGTGGTCGCCACCGGGCGAAGCCCCTACGCCGCCCTGGCCGTCGTCCCAGAACGTCACGTCGTGAACGAAGTTGTCGCGGATGATGTTGCGGGATCCCGCGATCTGGATGCCGTCGGGCACCCAGAAGACCTCGTTCCGCTCGATGAGCAGGTCGTCGGCGAACACCCTGATGCCGTAGTTGAGCCGGGTGTTGTCGTAGGACTCGGGGGTGTTGTCGTCGTTCGACAGCGCCGAGATCCGGCAGTAACGGATCTGACAGTCGGAGTTGTCTCCGTAGGAGAGGTTGACGCCGCCGAGGCCGGGCTGCCAGCCCTGCACCCAGCAGCCCACGATATGCAGGTGCTGCACCCCAGGGGCGGTGTGGATGGTGCCGCCGATCATGTGGATGCCGGAGATCACCCGGGGGTTCTCCGCGGTGCCGCCCTCGTGGATGATCAGGTCGTCGCCCTCGATCGTCTGCGAGTAGCTCCCGGTCCAGCCTGGCCACGCCTCAGGGCCGGTGGTGGCCGAGGTCGGGAATCGCGGCCGTAGTCGGCCGAGGCGCGAACCGGTGATCAGCTTGAGTGGCATCAGAACACCGGGAAGTGCACCAGCCCGGCGCCGGCGGGCTCGAAATCGAACTGCGTCGTCCCGGACTGCGGGCTCTCGAACTGGACCACGAGGATGACCGGCTGGTCGGCGGGGTCGGTCGCGGTGCGGTCCGACATCACCAGGTACAGCGCCTCACCGGAGATGCCACCGAACGCTACGAGGTCGCAGCCCAGGATCGCGACGCCGCGGCCGCACTCCATCCAGGTGACCGTGCCGTCGGTCACCGTGGACAGGGATGTGGTGGGCCAGGTCGGCGCGCTGGACCCCGAGGTGCCGGAGGTGACGCACCGGTAGACGTGGCCGTTGGAGCTGGCCGGCCGACGCAGGTCCCCGACTGCGTACGCCGTGGTGTTGGCGCGCGCGGTGAGGTTGGCGGCTGGGACGAACGTCGAGGTGCGGCCGTCGACAGGCTCGCCGTCGCCCTGGACGTAGCCATGCCCGCTGGGGATCTCGTCGGCCAGATCGGAGACCCGGGACAAGGTGGCGAGGTTCGGGGTCCACTCGGCGGTGTGGAGGGTGGCGACGACGGTGCCGTTCTCCCAGTCGATGTTGCCGGAGAACGCGTCGACGATCGCCGATCCGACCAGTTGCGCGGCGACAGTGCCGACCTCTTCGGGGTCTGGGCCGGGGTCGCCGCCGCCGGAGCCGTCGCTGTCGCTCAAGATCGGCTCGACCCAGAAATTGAGACCGTTCGCGTTCGTGACGGGCCTGGCCAGGGTCGCGCCCGCGACGTACTTGCCTTGTCCGCCGGCGCTGTCGTTGATGCCGGGCGCCGACAGGTTGGCGTCCCCGATTCCGCTCGCCCCGGCACCTGAGGACCAGTAGCCGCTGGTGGAGGTGTAGTGCGACGTGAACAGCACACCGGTGACGTATCGGGTATTGGCCGCGACCGCCGGGTAGGGGGTGGTTAGGGTGACGGTCTGCCAGCCAGTGCCGCTTGGGGTGAATGCGGTCTGGGAGTTCGGCAGCATGGTGCCGCCGTCGTGCGCCCACGTGGCGACGTCGGAGCAGTCGACGTCGGTCGCGCCGCGGTAGACCCGATAGCCCTTGAGGTAAAGGTCGGATCGGGTCGTCTTCCATTCGACGCCTGCGGTTACTGAGGCGTCGGCGTCGGAGGTGTTGGGGCCGTTCCCGGTGAAGAGGTTGTAGTCGGTCACGGCGGCCTCCCTGGGGGTTGGTGGCCGCGAGGCCGGCTCAGTCCGGGGTCGAGGTGGGTCCGGGCGTCAGCGGACGCACCGTGTGGGAGCCCGGCCCGGGCGCCTGCTGGCATTCATGAGCGATGTTCGAGAGTGTTCGAGTATGCGGCGCTACCAAGAACCCGCGAAGGTACGGCTCACCGAGGGCGTCCCGGTGATGTTCGTCGCGTGGAACCGCCCCTACCAGGTGGAGGAGGTGCTCTTCTACTGGGAGGAGAGCGAACCATGGTGGACACCAGAGAACGCCAGCAAGCCCTGGGAGGAGCTGCGAGTCCGGCACTACCAGGTAGTGGCGCGCAGGCTGCGGGCCGCCGAGGTCGAGCTCGTCCAGCGCGGCGCCCGGGGCTGGTTCGTCGAGGGTGTCGCGGATTGAGCAGGCCGGGAGCGAGCGAGTAGCGGGGAGCCTGGCCGGGCACGGCAGGCGAGTGTGACTGCGTTGAAAGCCTCTTGACCTGCCGTGCGCGGACCATTGTGGCCTGGCGGTCGAAGAACCATGACCGGACACTCCGCCGCCAGCCGTCTGAGAGAAGACCGTACAGCAGCAAGGACCCTCAGGTGGGCGTTTCCTCAGAGAGAGGAGGAGGCGACGACAGGCCTGCGGCCTCTTGCTCGCGTGCCGCCGCTTCTCGTCGCCGGTCCAGCTCTCGCATCGCCTGCGTGTACTTCAGGCCCGTCTCGGCCATCAGGGCGCGTATCTCACGCTTACGCGCGCGCGGTTGTCAGGCATGGACGCTCCCCGGGAACAGGGCGGCATAGTCGTCGTGGCCGAACCACGACTGGGCGAGCAACATGAGCAGGTACGCGACCGGGTCGCTGTCTTCTCTCAGGTACTCGCCAGGACGCCTCGGATCGCTCGGTGCCAGGCCCTGGCTGGAAGCGATCTCGTCGAGATCGTTCAGGATGGGGATCATCTCGGCCAGCATCCGCCGCTTGGTTTCGATCTCGTGGAGCATGCGCTGATCTGGATGAGCGCCCGGCACGCGAGGCCATTCGCTCTTCGGCCTGCTCACATCCTGGAGCGTCGGGACGAGAAGGTACCCCTGCTGGGCTTCCTGCTCGTCTTCAGCGAGGCGAGCCTCGATGAACGCTACTCGGGGGTCCGTCTGGTTCATGGCGGTGTCTATCAGACGTCCCGGTTGGACATGGGCTCGTTGTCCCAGTCCTTGTACGCCGGCTCCTCGGGCATCCAGTGCCACATGCCTGGCTCGTCACCGAACGGGACGTTGAACTCGGCGAAGCCGCCGCCGAGGGCCTCGCTCGGGGTGTAGACCCACAGGTGCAAGTGCCACTCCGAGTCCAGTGCGGGGACCTGTCCGGCTTCGACGCCGCGCGGGTCGAGGGTGCGCACGTCGGCGGTGACGATCGCGGCGCGAATGGCGTTGAGACCGTGCTTACCGGTATATCGGACGATGGTGCCGGTGGTGGGCGGCCCGGAGCGCGTCACAGGGGTTCCTCCTTGGCGGGCGGCCGGGAGAGGCGGTCCAAGATAGGCCAGCCAGCAGCGAAGTCCTGCGAGGGTAGGTCGTCGATGATCAGGAGGTCCATCCGTCTGCCGGTGAGGTCGTAGTGCGCCACGGGCGGGTTGGGGTGGAGCGCGTCGGCGGCCGCGCGAAGCAGCCGGGCCAGACCACGGCGAAACACTGTGACCTCCCAGGTCTTAGCGTCGCTGGGTGAGGAAGTTGAGTTCCTCGGCCGTCCGAGCGCTGCTGCCGTTCGGCACCTCGTAGTAGTTGTCGAGCACCAGGCGCGGCCGGGTCTCATCAAGGGCGTCCAGGGCACCGAGCGCGTGCTTGAGCAGCGCCCGGCAGAGAGCGCGATCGCGGGGAGGCATGGCGGTAAGGTCGGCACGGTCGATCACAGTGGCCGTCCAGCCGACGCCTTCGGAGACGTAGACCAGGGCGGGCCCGACTGGGCGGGGCATGGCGCCAATCTCCTCAGCCACCGATCGGCCTCCTTTCCAGGACGAGCCGACGTACGGCGTCAGCCTCGAACACCATGAACTGCCCGTGCTGCTGCTGGAGCACGATCGTCGGCCCAGCGTCGACTGTGACCGGCAGGTCCGGCCCGCGCCACCGGCGGATCCACTCGGCGACCTCGCCGACGGCTTGGGCGGTCAACCGCGTGGCCACCGGTCAGCTCTGCGTGCCAGACAGGCCACGTTCCGGGGTCTCAACGTGACGCCGCCGCTGGTCTTCCTTCGCCTTCTTCGCCCGCTCAGCGGTTCGAAGGTGCTTCGCCAGCGATGCCTCGCTGCCCGGATGGGCCAGGTAACACGCCAGCAGGAACAGCGCGACGACGCCGAGCCACGTCAGGGCCGCGAGTCCAGCGACGCGCCACTCGCCGAACCAGATCGCAGCCGCAGTGCAAGCTGCCGCCACGGCGGCTACGCACAGGATGATGTCCACGAGCCTGCTGATGACCTTCCGCAGGTTGTCGCGTTCGATGTCGTTGAGCTTGTCTTCCACGCGCGTTCTCCAGGGCCGGGAGGGTGGTACGGCCCGGCGCTCTGCGGCCCTAGTGCAGAACGAGCCGGGCCGTACCGGGGTGGGGCCACGGCGATCCGGGGGGATGGACCGGCGCAGCGAAGGCGCGTCACCGCGGGGGCTGGGCGGCGCGCCGTCTAGGGGAGGGCGGACTGGCGGGCGGCGCGCAGCTGCGCGCGCAGCTCGTCACGCTCCTCGGGGGTCTGCGGGACCGGCTCGCCGAGGTCGACCTGGCGGGCGATGACCTTCAGGTCGTGCCAGTCGTACACCGTGCAGCGTTCGTGCTGGGCGAGCTTGCGGGCGCCGTATCGGGTGCCCCACGAGCGGATGGTGCCGGGACGTTTCCTGAGCCGCTGCGCTGCGATCTTCACGGTGACCGGCTCTGGGGGCTCGTCGAGGACTGGGGGCATGGGCACCCCCCGAACGCAAAATGCCCTCCACGTGGTGGGAGGGCATAGCTTGTCCGCTGCGGGAAGTGTTGCACACTGCACACCCGTTGATCAACTGGGGGCGAGCCCAGGTCACGCCCGGCGCGCGGACACGTCGTCGTTGGAGGCGCCGTGGACACCGCGGCGCCGGTAGCCCGCCTCCGCGGCGGCGCGCTTCCGCTCGTCGACGAGCTCGGTGTAGCTGGTGGTGGTGTACTCGGCGCCGCACTCGTAGCAGCGGGCGCCGGCGAAGACGCCGTCGTCGTCGAGGACCTCGCGGAGCTCGGTGAAGTCGCAGGTCCTGCACGCCACGCCGTCGAGCAGGCGCGGGGCCGGCGCGGTTTCGCCGAGCAGGCGGCGGCAGCGGCGGTGCAGCGTCAGGACCTCGAGGCCGGCGTCGGCGCCGGACAGCTCCAGGTTGGCCTCGGCGTACCCGGCCGCTTCGCGGACCACTCCGGTGGTGCCGGTCGGGAGGGTCGCGGCGTGGGCGAGGGACATGATGCGGGTCATGGGCTCGGCGGGCAGCGCCAGGAGCACGGCGAGGTGGCCGGTCAGTGTGCGGGCGGCGGCCTTGACGGCGACGTGGTCGCGGCGCCGGCGGGCGGCGGTGGCATCGATGGCGAGGCGGGCCACCGCGGCGACGCGTTCCTCCCAGGAGGTGAGGATGGTGACGATGTCGCGGAGCAGCTCGTCGGCGGTCTCGGACAGCGGGAGCGGCGCGGTCTTGGAGATGGCGACCTTCGGCCCGGCGGCGCGGCCTTTGGTGCCGAGCTCGGCGTGGACGTCGTGCCAGCGGGCGGGGAGGGTGGCCAGCGCGGTGGCGATGACGGCTTCGTCAGCGGCGCAGAACGCGCGGGGAGCGAGGGCGGGCGCGAGTCGCACGGTGCCGCCGGCGACCGGTAGGAGGCGGGGGGCGGTGCATTGGTCGCCGCGGGCGCACTCGGCGAGGTCTCCGGTGCGCCAGTGGCCGTCGTCGGCGTTCGGGTCGCTGTGCACGTCATAAGGCATGTTGGTCTCCCCCCGGGTAGCATGCTGGGAGACCGTGATCTTGCTGTCGTGCGGCGGATGGGTTGGGCGGCTCCTCGTGTGACGGCGGGGAGCCGCACCCATGTGGAGGGTCAGCGGGCGCGATGTCGCCGGCGGAGGGCGGTCATTCCGAGGCCGCCAGCGCGAGGTGCGCGCGGGTGAGCGCGCGGCCGTGCTCGGCGAGCCAGGCGCCGAGATCTTCGCAATCGTCGCCTGTGATGGGCACGGCGAGCGCCAGGAGGTGAAGCTCGCCGGGGCGGCACCCGCGGTACAGCTGCACGGGCAGCCGCGGGTGGGCGAGGATCGGGGCGAGTGGGGATTCCATTACGACCATTGTCCCAGGAAATCGCGGCTGTGGAGTGTCGCTGGATCAGTTCCGGTCCGGTCTCCTGGCACGAACCCTGTCTGGCGGTTGTTGGCCCGAGCTGCGACTGCCCCCATGGGCAGCGGCTACTGGTTGCCCGGTGATGATGCGGCTGCCGTTCGCGGTGACTTGGTGGCGAGCCGGTGACGCGCCGCCCCGGTCTGGCTCTACGGTGATCACATGGGTACCCCGGATCCGTCGTACATCGCTGACCTGGTGCGCGTGCGTGCCGCTGCGGGCGCGCTCATCCGTGATGAGGTGGGTCGGGTTCTCCTGGTGCGTCCGACCTACAAGCCCCGCTGGGACATCCCGGGCGGCATGCTGGAGGCCGGAGAGTCGCCTCGGGCCGCGTGCGTGCGGGAGGTCAAGGAGGAGCTGGGCATCGTTGCGCAGTTGGGGGACATGCTGTGCGTGGACTGGGTTCCGCCGCGGCCGCCGTGGGACGGCGGGCTGATGTTCGTCTTCGACGGCGGGGTGCTCACCGCGGGCGAGGCCGGTGGGATTCGGCTTCAGCCCAGCGAGCTCGATCGGTTCGTGTTCGCTGGGCCGGAGGAGGCCGAGGTTCTGCTGCCGCCGGAGTTGGCTCGGCGGGTGCGTGCGTCTCTACGCTGCCTGGCCGGTGGCGCGTGCTATCTGGAGGACGGGTACCCGGCGGGGTGACCGGCGGTCATACCGGGATGGTCTCGATGGCCGCGCCGACAGATCGGAGTTTACCGGCGGGATCCTCATATCCACGTTCGAGGTAGCGGGTGCCGGTGATCACGCTGGTGCCGTCAGCGATCAGCGCGGCCATGATGTAGGCGAATCCGGCGCGTAGGTCCGGGATCTCCAAGGGGCCGGCGCGCAGCGGGGTGGGGCCTATGACGACGGCGGAGTGCTGGAAGTCCCGCAGTGCGAAACGGCAGGCCTTGCCGCCAAGGCAGGCGGTGCTGAGGGCGATGCCGGCGCCCATCGCGTTGAGCTGCTCGGCGTAGCCGAACCGGTTCTCATACACCGTCTCGTGGATGACCGAGGCGCCGGATGCCTGGGTGAGCAGGACGACCAGGGGTTGCTGCCAGTCGGTCATGTACCCGGGGTGGACGTCGGTCTGCACGGGCACGGGGGTCAGTTCCCGGGCCTGGTAGAACGCCAGGCCGCGGCTGGTCACCTCGAACTCGCCGCCGACTTTGCGCAGGTAGTTCAGGAAGGTGGCCACGTGCTCCTGGACGGCGCCGATGACCTCGATCCGGCCGCCGGTGGCGACGGCGGCGGCGGCGAAGGAGGCGACCTCGATCCGGTCGGGCAGCGGCCGGTGGGACGCGCCGCGCAGGCGTGGTACTCCTTCGATGACGATGCGCCGGTCGACCTCGACCGACACCAGGGCGCCCATCTGCTGGAGCATCAGGATCAGGTCCATGATCTCCGGTTCGACGGCGGCGTTGTCGATGATCGTGGTGCCGCGGGCCAGGACCGCCGACAACAGGAGGTTCTCGGTGGCGCCGACCGAGGGGTAGGGCAGGGTGATGTGCGCGGCGCGCAGTCCGTCGGCGGCGACCTTGACCGACACCGAGCGGGGCTGCTCGGTGATCTGTGCGCCCATGGCGCGCAGCCCGGCCAGGTGGAAGTCGATGGGGCGTTTGCCGATGCGGCACCCGCCGGGCAGCGGGATGGTGGTCTCCCCGGCGCGGTGCAGCAGCGGTCCCATCATCAAGATGGGGATGCGGTTGACCCCGGAGTAGGCCTCCGACAGCGATGCGGTGGCGATGTGGCGGGTGGTCAGGCGCACGGTGCGGTCGTCGACCCATTCGATGCCGGTGCCGAGGTCGGCGAGCATGCCCAGCACGATCCCGACTTCGGCGATCTTGGGGACGCCGGAGATGGTGCAGGGGTCCTCGGTGAGCAGCGTCGCGACCAGCAGTTTGGTGACGGCGTTCTTGGCGCCGGCGACCTCGACCGCGCCGGACAGGGGCCGGCGGCCCGTGATGGCGTAGCGGTGGCGGTCGGAGGACATGACCTGGGGGCCGCCTTGGAGATTCACGCGTGTCTCACTTCCATCGTCGGAGTGTGCGGGTGCAGGAGCGCACTGTCTTACCTCGGTGTGCCTGGGGTCGAGGGAGACACGGCGGTGGGGGCCGCACGAATGCTGTGCGGCCCCCACCGGGTGGAGTTTCGGAGGATAGCGGTTCAGGCGGCCGGCGCGGCGGGGAACAGCGGGTTGAGGTGGATGCCGTCGCGGCCGCCGCCGAGCACGGCCTGCAGCAGGGCGGTGCGCGCGGCCTCCTCGACGCGGGCGAGGTTGTCGAACGCCTCCTCGCCGGTGCGGGCGAAGACGAAGACCCCGTGCCGGTAGAGCAGGAACGCCAGCCCGTGGTGGGCCAGCTCGCTCTCCCGCGCCCCCAACACCCGTTCGATCTGGGGTTCGATGTGCAGAAGGTTCACCGCGGCCGCCTCGGCGCGCGGTGTCATGCCCTCGGGCAGGTCCAGCGGCACGGGGTCGGCGATGAAGCCGCGTTTGACGCTGGTGTCGTCGGCGGCCAGGCACGGGACCTCGCCGAGGATGTCCAGCCGGTTGGTGACGGCCGGTACGGCGATGCCGAGCGAGGCGAACGCCAGCGCGTAGGGGGTGTGGGCGTGCAGGCAGGCCCCGGCGGCGGGGAAACGCCGGTAGATGGCCAGGTGTGTGGTGGTCGCCGCGGCGCCCAGCCCGCCGGTGCGGTCGACGATCTGTCCGCCGGGGGTCAAGGCGATGAAGTCGCGTACTCCGATGTTCCAGCGGTGGAAGGCCGACCCGGCGGTGGACATGAGGATGTTGCCGTCGTCCAGGCGCATGCTGAGCGCGCCACCGGAGGGGTTGAGCAGGTCCCAGCGCTGGAGCTGCTCGGCCAGGTGGAGGAGCTGGTGGCGCTGCGCGGTGTACTTCATGGTCGGGGTCCTTCCTGGGAGGGGATCGAGGCCAGAGCGGAGGTCAGGGGCTGGTGGCGGGGGAGCACCGCCACGGTGGTGGAGGCGGGGCGGATGATGTGCCCGGCAGGGACGCTCGTGGCGGCGGCCGTCACGCCGGGGTACACCACGGTGTCGGCGCCGAGGATCAGGCCGGGCCCCAGGGCGGCGTGCATGCCGATACGGGCCCGGTCACCGATGAGGGCGCCCAGTTTCGCTAGCCCGGTCACGCACAGCTCGCCACCGGTCAGGCGGATGACGATCGGGCGGGTGGGGCAGGCCATATCGGGGTTCCACAGGTGGGTGGAGGCCACCGTGAGCGCCGCGGTGAAGTGGACGTCCTGGCCGACGACGCTGTAGCCGAGGCAGACCTGATGGGCGAGCCGGGTACCGCGGCCGATCACCGCGTTGGTGACCTCGCAGCCGAAGCCGACGTGCACACCGGCCGACAGGACACTGTGCCCGCGGACGGTGGAGAACTCGTGCACCACGCAGCCCGGTCCGATCACCACGTCTGGGCCGATGTTGGCCAGCGGGGAGATCACGGCGGTCGGGTGCACCAAAGGGCCGGGGACGACGGCACGGGCAGCGGCGAACGCCTCACCGACGAAGTCCCCCAGACGGTCCAGAGGCCGCCGCTCCAGCGCGCGGGCCACACCCCAGGCCGCGAGGAGAGCGTCGTCTGCCAGCGGGACGATGTCACCGAGCACAGGCACCCGGGTCATGCGGCAGCCCCGGTGAGGTGCCGGTGCCTGGCGAGCAGCTCGTGGGCCAGGTCCAGGTACTGGACGGCGCACCGCTGCGGGCTGAACCAGGCGCGGGCCCGCGCACGGGCGGCACGGCCCATGGCATCCAGCTCGGCGGGATCGGCCTGCACGGCGCGGCGCAGCGCGGCCACCAGGGCGCCCGGGGTGTGCGGGTCGTACAGGATGCCAGTGAGCCCGTCCAGTACCACCTCCGGGCCCGCGCCGGCGCGCGGCAGGATGGCCGGGGTACCTACCCCAGCGGCGTCGATGGCGCACCGGCCGAACCCCTCCACCAGGGCCGCGCCGACCAGAATGTCAGCGCCGGCCAGGCGGTGCGGCAGGTCCTCCACCCAGCCGTGGAAGGTGGCCGATAGGCCCTGCTCGCAGGCCAGAGCCTCCAGCGTGGACGCATCGACCTGGCCGTAGAGGTCCAGGTGGACCCCTCCGGTGAGGCTGGGGTGCGCAGCCGCGCGGATGATGTCCTCCAGCCGCTTCCAGGGCACCGCACGCGCCACCGCGGCGACCCGTAGCACGCTGCCGCGCGGCGGCCGCTGCGGGAGACGCTCGGGCACGGTGACGCCGTTGAAGATGGTCTCCACCCGCGCCGCCGGCAGCACGCCGCGGATCGAGGCGGCCGAGGCCGAGCTGATGCCGACCCAGCAGTCCACCGCGCGCAGATCCGCGCTCATCCACGCGTCCGGCGGGTACTCCACCAGCTCTCCGCTCGCCGGGTCGGTGGCGCGCAGCGGGTGGTCGGGCTGGATGATGCCGTGCACCACCGACAGCACCGGCGCGGCCCCGCGGTGCAGCAGGTCGACCGTCACGGTGCGCTGGGTGGAGATCAGCACGGCGCCCGCGCCGTCACCGAGCGCCGTGGCCAGGTGTCGGCGGTAGGTGTGGATGTCGCAGGCCTCCAGGACCCGGACGCCGTCGCCGGGCGCAGGGCAGGGCGGGCCGCCTTGACGCCACCAGATGACGTCGACCCCGAGCCCGAAACGGGCCAGATGGTCGGCGAGTTCGACCACGGACTTCTCGGCGCCCCCGCGAGCGGTGGACAGCCAGGTGAGCACGATCCGGTGCACGATGGGTTCCCCTTTCGGGTGGTCGTACGGCTGCTTGTGCGCATACGGTCGCGGGTGACCGGGCGGCCATCAATGCCACGCGCACCGACATTGCCGCCCACGGCAATGTGCGGGCGGTGGTGGTGGCGCTACTGTCGGCACAGGGGTTGTTCGCGCCGGAGGTCCACGATGGCCATGAGCCGAGCACGACGCGCGGAGTTGCAACGCCGCGCCCAGGAGATCCGCATCGCTCGCCAACGCCGCGGTGAGGACGTCGCACTGGTGGCGGAGGCGATCCGCCGGGAGATTCCTGATCTGCTGCCGTTGGAGGTGCGCCGACTGGCCAACGGCTGGTCCAGGCCCCAGGTGCTCGCCGAGATCGCCCGGCTGTACGAAGCCGAGGGGCTGCCGGCGCCTGGGGTGAACTCGGCGCAGTTGTGCCGGTGGGAGCACGGCGAGGTGACGCCTAACGACGAACACGCCGCGGCGCTGGCCAAGGTCTACGGCGTGTCCCCCAAGGAGTTGGGGCTCCCATCCAACCCGTGGGCGACACCCGCGCGCAGACCCTCTGCCGGGCGTCGCCGCGCGACTACAGTGACCCGGGACCGCGAGATCGAGGGGGACGATCCGATGCGACGACGGACACTGCTCGCCGCGGCAGGGCTGAGCATCCCGTGGAGCCTGCTTCAACGGTTCGACGACGCCCTCGCCCTGCCCGCCGAGCCCGAACGGGCGGAAGGGCTCTCCGATGTTCGCCAGCGGCTTCAGGAGGCGCGCCGCCAGTACGACGTGAGCGCCCTACCCACGCTTGTGGCAGGGCTGCCCGGTCTGCTCGCCATGGCCAAGGCGTGCGCGGAAAAGGCCGACACGCAGGAAGGGTGGGCAGTGCTGGCCTCCTGCTACAACCTTTCGACGGACGTGTTGAACAAGGTCGGCAAAAAGGACTCCGCGACGATCACCGCAGACCGGGGAGTGATCTACGCGCAGCGTTCCGGTGACGCGGTCGCGATGGCCGCCTCCGCTCGCGCCATGGGCATGATGCTCCGCGGCTTCGGACGCAACGAACTCGCCGCGCAAACCCTGATGCGTGCCGCCGGCCGGTTGGACGCGCTCGGGTTGCGCACGGCCCGCGAGGCGGACGTGTACGTGCGGCTGATGTGTGCAGCCGCGTACGCGACGTGCAGTGGCGGCGACCGGGAACGGGCCTTCGAGCAGATCGCGGAAGCTGAACGGGCGGCGAGACGGCTCGCCGGAGCCTTGCCCTTCGTCAAGAGTTTCCACATCACCCTGCACACCGCTCTCGGCGACCCTGGCGCGGCACTGCACGCCGGGAGGCCTCTGCGGGAAGAGATGTACCCGACACCGGAGCGTCGGGCCAGGCTGCACACCAACCTCGCGGTGGCGTGGTGGTTGCAGGGCGAACCGGAGCAGACCGCCGGTGCGCTGTTGTCCGCCTACAGGCACGCGCCGAGCGAGGTAAGGGATCGGCCGACGATTCGGCGGATCGCTGGCGACCTCGTGGTCTCGCGGCCGCGCATGTCCGGGGTACAGGAGCTGGTGAAGGTCCTGGAGCGGGCATCTTAACGATGGGTATGCCCGGCGCCCAGCCGTGGTTCGGCGCCGGGGTCTACCTTTTGTGGGCGGGACGACAGGGAGCCACTTCCCGGTTGTGGCGACCGGCCAGCGCGGCGGCCACGGGCCGGGGCTGGTCTACCCATCCCTGAGCGTCGTCCCTGAGTGGGAGTCTGCGGGCGAGCCTATCCGCGGATGAAGCCGTTCACCACCAAGGGCAGCGAGGCGTCCATCCCGGCGATGTTGAGCACGCCGTCGTCGTGCGGGTCGCCGATGCTGTGGCCGGTCGCGGTCATCGCCGCCACGATCGTGCGGGCGCCCGCGTTGATCGAGCCGCGGTAGGTGGTCAGGGCCTGAGAGGGGTGGGAACGGCCGGCCCAGGTCTCGTTGTCGGTGAAGACGACGAACCCGTCGACCTCGAGGCGCTCGCGCTGGGCGTAGGCGAAGGGCAGGGACAGGTCCGTGCCGCCGCCGGATGGCCGCCAGGATGCGATCTCGCGGAGGTTGGTCCGCGGGGTCACCTTGGAGGTGTGCACGGTGGTGTCGACGTCGATGACGTGGACGTTGCCCTTCTCGATCCGGGCGAGCGTGACGGCCATCGCGCAGCCGACCTCGTACGGGCTGCCGATCGGCGAACCGCCCACGATGACCGGGCCGATGGTGTAGTGGGTACCGCTCATGGAGCCGGAGGAGTCGACGGCGACCAGCAGCCGCTTGCCGGATGGCTCGACGGTGCCGAACGCCAGGTCGTAGGTCTCCTCCAGGGCGTCCAGGATCGCCGGGACCGGCTTCCAGGTGTGGACGTCGGCACGCGGGTTGGGCTGAGAGCGGCCGGAGGCGTAGACGCGCAGGGCGAGCCAGGCGTCCATGGGGTGGATCCGCGCCCGGTGGACGGCGCCGGCGTCGGTGAGCCGGGCGACGGCGCGCCGGGTGGCGTCGCCGAGCGGCTTGAGCGTGCCGAGCCGGGTCATCCGCGCGAGGTTGCGGAGCAGGGCGGTCATGCCGATCGTGTCCACCAGGGCGTCCCACACGATCGCCTCGCGCAGCATGGCGTCGGGGAGGAACTCCCACGGCACCCGGGCCTCGGTCACGATGCGGACCGCCTGCTCGGGCGTCGTGACGGCCTTGGCGGTGAGGAACTTGTCCACAACAGGCAGCTCATCGCGGGCAAAGTCGTCAGGCACGTTGCCCGTGATCCAGCCGAGCAGGACACGGCGGTCCAGCGCGTCCAGCAGCTGTCGCGACCCGGCGCCGCGACGGCGGTTGGGATGGGCGATACGCAGGGCGTCCCGTAGGTGGAACGCCTCACCGTTCGGGGTCTTCCGCTGCATCGCCTTGCACGCCCGGAACGCCACGTCGTCGACGTCAGCCGCCAGGAACCAGCCGCTGATCGCGTTCCGCAGGGCGGAGCCAACCACGGGCGCCGTACCCCGGCTTGTCTGCTTGCCCCCGAGGTTCTTCAGGTAGCCGAACCACGTGCTGAGATGGTCCGTGGTCCGGGCGACCTTCCGCAGCGCGTCCTTCGCGGCCTGCCTGGTCGCCGCGTCACCCTTGGCGTGACATGCCGCCAGCGCGAAAAGCGCGGGCCGGTTCTTCGGCGCGCGCGGCGGCCGCGCGGTGGAGATGTCGGTGAGCAGCTGCACGACGCGCGGGCCGTCCTCGGCGATGGCCTGAAACAGCAGGCCCGCGTTCTCGGCGGTGAGCTTGTCCTCGCCGACGTAGTAGGTGCCGCCGGTGGTGCCCAGGATGAGAAAGTCCTCGAGCCGGGTCCAGGTGTCCTTGGGGTAGACGTAGCCGCCGGCGGCGTTGCGGACCTGGTCGGTCCGGCCGGGGATGCGCTGGGTCTGCGGGGTGGCGTGGGTGGTGATGGACGCGAGGGGGTCACGCGGCATGGCGGCCTCCGTGTGTTCGACCCGCCGGAGTGGCGGATGTGGGAGGGATGGGGGGAGAGCGGATGTGGTGGTGCCTGCCGGTGTTTAAGCCGGTGTCCTGGGCCACTAGACGACGCCCCGCATAGTGCAGGGCGGCAGGATTCGAACCTGCGTACCCGGCTCCCGATAACCGACGTGACTTCGACCCGCTCTCCCCTGGGGGCTCGTCATCCCGGCCGATGGCACGGATGTGGGGTCCGGCCGGGTGCCCGCCAACTGGGCGTCGGCCCCGCGCGGGGGGCCGACAGGAATCGAACCTGCGATAACCGACATGGATTCGACCCGTGCCACCGGCCGGGATGACGAACGATCAGATCTGGAGCCGGCACGGATATGGTGCCGCTCACCGGGTTTTAGGCGCTCTAGCCGAACTGAGCTACACAGGCGAACCTGCGGCGGGATTTGAACCCGCGACAACCCCATTAGAAGTGGTAACCGACGAGCTTTCGACCCGTGCTGGCACCAGATCTGACCAGTTCATCAGGCCGGGAGTCGGTACGGATGTGTAAGACAGCGCCGGGAGAATCTATACCAGAGATAACCGACGCCCATTCGACCCGTGCCCACTCCGGGCCCGATGAACTGATTTCCACGTTAGCGAGTGGACGTGGATTTCACACGTTGATTTCGGACACCACGGACACACGGCCATGCCGAGATCAGATCGTTATGATGGTGGATGGGGCTACTTGGCGCGCTGCCATCGCCCCGGAAGGCCGGCCAGGACGTAGCGCCCAGGCTCGAACGAGCCCGTCTCCAACACGATCTGTAGCGCGAGCACGCATTCGGCGAACAGTCGGTCGTAGCGTGCCCTGTCCGCATCGGAGACCTGCTCGTCGTCGTGGCCGTAGACCTCACGGCCGTCCACGATCGCCGCGATGTCCCCGTACACGTCGCTGTTACGGAACGGACGTTTGGGGTCTAGTCCTGGGGCTCCGCGCCAGTCGTCCCCGACCCAAGAGGCGCAGCCCCGGCGCAGGAGTGCGATGTGCTCGGGAAGAACGATGAACTCGTCGATGAACTTGATCTCGACCCATGTCTCGTACGGGCTGCGGTGCATGAATCCTCACTGGAGTTAGCGTCTCGGCGAGCTGCGTCGCAGGAGTCGGTTCGCCGTGCGGGAGTGCTATTCGTCGTGACCATCGACGGGGTTTGGGTGCGCGGAGGTTATGCCGGCTGCTTCTTGGGGCGTCCGCCGCCGGCGCCGCGGCCCGGCCGGCCTCGCTCCCATTCGCGCCACTCGGCTTCGCGTGCCGGCAGCCAGGCCCGGAACTCCGCCCCGTCCTCATCGCCGACGAGCGCGTCCGGCTCGGGCGTGGGGTAGGTCTGGGCGTATCGGCTCACCCACTTGGACACCGTCGCCGCGGGCACGCCAAACCACGCGCCGACCTGCTTGGCGCCCACATACCGGATCGGGGCCATGATGCTCTCCCTCTCGTCCACACGTGACGACAATGTATCGCGGACGAGATCACGGGCGAGAGAGGACCGGCCCCCGCCCGCAGGCGAGGGCCGGGAGGTGAGCCCGTTCACCGGGCCGCTCGCAGCGCGGCCGTAGCTGCCCGCCCAATCGCGGTGGCCGTCGCCGCCGGGTCGGCCAGCACGTGCACCGTCGCGCCCTTCATCGGCTCGTCCTTTCCTCCGGTGGCCAGCCACAGCACCGCGCATCCGGAGGCCTGCAGCCGGTCGAGCCGCTTCTGCCCGCCCATCCGGCGGTCCGCCTCGTACCGCCCGTCGGACACGATCACCAGCAGCCGGGCCGCGCCCGGGCGGGCCAGGCCGAGCGCGCCGTCCAGGGCGTCGATCGCCGTGTCGATGGCGTGGGAGGAGTCGGGGGCGGTGAACTCGGTCACCTTGGCGGGGGCGACCCCTGGGCGGGTGATGGCCCGTACCTGGTTGCCGAAGGTCACCGTGGCGGTCTCGGTGGGCACCGAGGTGTGGCGGGCGGCTTGGGCGAGGATCCACGCGGCCGAGGCGACGGGACCGGTGAAGGCGGACATGGAGCCGGAGACGTCGCAGGCGATGCCGATGCGCAGCGGCGGCACGGGGGCGACCTTGCGGGTGGTGCGGGCGAAGGGCTCGGCGGTCGGGATCCGTCCGGCGGCGCGCTGGGCCTCGCGGGCGATGACGCCGCGCATCCGGAGCCGTCCGGGCGGGATGGGCGAGGTGGTCTTGGTGGTGACCCGGTCGCGGATCCCGGCGGTGCTGAGGGCGCGGGCCAGGGCGCGGGCTGCGGCGGCTTCGGCGGGCTCGGGGGCGCGGGTGTTGCCGAGTGGGGCGGCCGTGCCGGTGGTGGAGCCGCCGCCGAACACGGCGTCGGCGACGCGGGCGGTGGCCTCCTCGGCGGGGTCGCTCGAGGGGGTGCCGGAGGCGGGGGTGGGCCTCTGGGCGGGGGAGGCGGAGGGCATCTGCCGGGCGACGGCGCGGTCGACCTTGCCCAGGGTGGTGTTGATGGCGTCGGCGAGGGGGGAGGGCCCGGCCGGTGCGCCGCTGGCGCCGGCGGCGGAGGCGGGAGGGTTGGCGGCGGGGTCGGGGCCGAGGATGTCGACCCAGCGGCGGCCGAGCTCGATCATGGCGGCGGCGTCGCCGTCGGCCACCGTGAGAGCCTCACGCCAGATCTTGCGGAGCTTGCGCAGGGTGCGGTCGCCGAGGATGCCGCGTACGGCGCGGGCGACGGGGGCGGTCTCGGAGCGGGTGAGGATGCCGCCGTCGGCGCGGCCGAGGAGCAGCGCGGCGGTGTGGGCGGCGGCGTGGGGGGTCATGGCCGGGGCCTTGGTGGGGTCGCCTGCGTGGGTGTCGGCGAGGACGATCTCGCGGGCGCTGGCGCGGAGCCAGTGGCGGTCGTCGGGGCGGCGGCCGATCTGCGCGGCCTCGATGCGGGCCTCTTCGAGCAGCTCGGCGGCGGCGGCGACGTCGGCCGGGGTGCCGGTCGGGGTCTCCCATACCGAGTGCTTGGCGTGGGCGCATTCGTGGGTGAGCATTCCCCAGACGGCGGGGTAGCGGGTGCGGTCGGAGGCGCGGTCGGGGGTTGCGCTGCCGGGGTGGATCTTGAGGTGTTCGCCGTCGAGCTCGATCCGGGCCTGGGTGGGGAGGAAGCAGGCGGGCGCGCCGTGGCCTGCGCCGGGGGCGATGGTGACGATGAGGTCATCGCGGTCGGCGATGACGGGGGTTTCCCAGGTCAGGGCGGCGGAGAGGCGAAGCCAGGCGGGGTCGCTGATCGTGGTAGGGGTGGCGGTGGTGGGGGCGATGTGGCTGGTCATGGGGGCCTTCCAAAAACATTGTCCTTATGTATGGACAAAGGTAGTTGTCGGTCGGCACATTGTCCATAGGTGCGGACAAAGAATCTGAGGCTGGCCATCGGCGACTCCCGGCCGCCCCGCCCGTCCGGGGGCGGGGCGGCCGGGGTCAGATCCGCTCGCCCAGCGCCAGCGGCTCGACCGGCTTGCCGAACACCTCGCGCACCACCGTGGCCACCACCTCGCGGTCCTCATCCGGCGCGATCGTGATCAGGTTCCCCGCCGCAGCGTCCACCCCCAGCGCGGCGGCGATCTTGGCGAAGGCGAGCAGCTCTCGCAGCTGCGGGGCCCACCCCGACTCCCCCTGCTCCATCCGCGTGGCCAGGTTCTGCGCGACCTTCACCGCCCGCCGGTCCACCCCGAGCTGGGTCGCCAGCTGATAGTCGCTGGTCACTTTGATGTGCGCGGCGAACCTCGAGGCCAGGGCGTCTGAGAGGACCGCGCCGTGTACGCCCGGGTTGTGTCCGGCTACCACGTAGAACCCCTCGGCGGCGTCGACGACCTCGCCGCCGTTGGCCTTGATGATGATCTGGCGGCGGCCGTCCATGGCGGGGTAGACCACCGCGAGCACCGTCGGTGGGATCAGCGTGGCGTCGTCGATGAAGAAGGCCCGGCCCTCGCGCATGGCCCGGACGAGGGGGCCGTGGATGAACACCGGCCTGCCGTCGCCGGTCAGCGTGTACTCGCCGACCAGGTCGGCGACCGTGGTGTCTCCGTCGCCCTGGACGGTGATGACGTCGCCGAAGGCGGCCTCGACCACCGAGGTCTTGCCGGTGCCGGGCGGGCCGTACAGCAGGGCGGCGACGCCGTTCTCGCGGAGCTTGCGCAGGGCGGTGACGTCGGGCATGCCCGAGAGGGTGCGGGGGTGGTAGAGCAGTCCGCTGGGCCGGGCGATGGGGCCGGTGACCGGCGTGGCGCTGGTGGGGGCGGCCGGGCGGGGCGCGGCGGCGGGGGCCGGGGTGGGCGCGGGTGCCGGGGCTGGGGCCGAGGCCGGGGCGGAGGTGCCTGCGGCGGCGGCTCGGGTGGTGGCGGTTGCCTTGTAGCGCAGGGGCTTGGGCGAGGTCTGGGTGGCGGCGCCGTCGGCGGCGAGGGTCTTGAGGGCGTTGCCGACGGCTCCGGAGGAGCGCTTGAGGTGGCGGGCTATGGCTGTGGGGGTGTGGTCGGTGGTGGGGTTGTCCGCGAGGTAGGCGGCGACCTGGCGGCGGAGCTCGCCACTGTGGAGCCGGGTGGCGGGGGCCGCGGGAGTGGTCATTCGGGTGCCCTCCTTCGTGGAAAACTTTGTCCTTATATACGGACAACGTTAGCGAGCGAACCGGACAATGTCCACTCATCAGGACAAAGAAGTCCGGCGCGATCTGCCCGGAAGTCGCCCCCGGGGAAGCCGGCCCCGAACGCGAAACAACCCCGCCGGGCAATGCCGCGCGGGGTACGCTGGGAGTACTCCTCTGGGAGTGTTCAACCTGCAGGGACCGGCGAGGCTTCCGATTTCAGCACCCCCGCTTGCGCGGGCGAGTGCCGCCTCGCCGGTCCCTTTGGGTTGCCGGGCAGGGTTGAGGTGTCAGAGAGGGATCCGGTGGGGGTGCCGCCCCGAGCTGGATGCCCGGGGCGGCGGGTGACTCACTCCTCGTCTTCCTCCTCGAGCTCCAGCCGGATCTCCGCGTGGTCGCCGAGGTGTGTCAGCCTTGTGAGCGTCGCGGTCATGGCGGCCAGGCGGCGGGGCTCTTCGCCGAGGTTGATGATGACCAGGCCCTGGTCATGTGCGGTGAGCCATTCCAGGAGGACCTGCTGCATCATGGCGGCGGTGAGGGCGTCCATGGGGAGGGCGCTGATGTCCCGCCGCGCCTTGTCCACGGCTGCGACCGCGATGACCCCGTCGAGGCCGTCCTCGGTGATCGCCGGGAGGGCGATCGGGATGGGGAGTCGCAGGAGGAGCTTGCTGATGAGCATGTAGCCCCCTACGAGCATCGCGGAGAGCTCGTCGAACGAGTACTCGCGCTTGTGGTGGTCTTCCACCGTTTCTCCTCTCTTGATTTGTCAACCTGCCTGCCGGTTCGGGGTTCCGATCCCCCTTGCCGACACCTGAAACTATACAGCAGTTACATACCTAGTGCCAGTGATTCGGGCGCTCTCTTTCCAGTAATCTCGTTCGCCCATTCGCTCGCGATAGGTACGTAAGTGCTGTATAGTTTCAGGTGTCGGGAGGAAGTCGGAAGCCACGCGGCGAGCAGGTTGAAAACTCAACAGAGGAGCCCTCAATGAGGACGACACGGAACATCGACAACTTCGCGATGGTGACCCTCCGGTACGCCGGCCACCACCACGCGAGCACCGAGATCCACCAGGGCACCGTCCGCATCTACCTCCCCAACGTGGCGATCACCATCGGGGACGCCGACGCCGCCCGCTCCGCCGAGCGGGTCTGGCGCGACGCCGAGCGGGCCATCCCGAAGATCTTCCCCACCCAGGACCAGGCGGCGGGCTACCAGCCCCCGGACGGGTCCCGCGTCTGGACCTCGGTGACCCTGCACGGCTGGCTCCAGGGCCGCGACATCCAAGGCAGGCTCCCCGCCGCTCAGCCCCAGCGGCTGCGGGGAGATGAAGGTACGGCTCGGGTCGCTGATCGTCATCATGGACGACCACGACGCGGCCAACCGCCAGGTCGGGATCTGGGGCGAGGCGTTCAACCTCGCCAAGCAGGTGTTCTCAGCGGAGTGATCGCAACCGGGAGGGGACGGGCCCGACGCCCGCCCCCTCCCGGGGTTATCCACAGAACCCCATTCGGGCTCCCCTCGCCGCGGCAACGCGGCACACCCTGAGACATCCACCAGAGGAGAAGACCATGTACGAGATCCGCGACGAGCTCGGCAACGTGCTCGACGCGCCGGCCACGGTGCCACTCGCCGAGCAGGCCCTCGAGGAGCTATGCGCGCAGGCCCACGCCCAGGCCGTCGCCAACGGCGAGGGCGCCGACGACCTGTGGGTCCGCCTGCGCGTCGTCGACGCCCACGGCCAGACCGTGATGTTCCGCTACTACAACCCCGACCCCGGCAAGCCGTACGTCCCGCTCAACAGGGAGAACCTGTGATCCCGCACGACCACCAGGCGGTCAACGCCCGCACCGCAGCGCAGATCCTCGGCAAGTCGCTCCAGACCTGGCGCAACCAGAAGCTGGCGGACAAGCACGGCTTGCGGCCGCTCAACCCGGGGCGGCGCACCCTGCTGTACGACCGCGCCCAGGTCGAAGCTGCCCGCGACGGCCGCCCGCTCCCCGCATTGCCGGTCGGCACGACGCAGCACCCGGACGACCTGCTCGACGAGCAGGACGCGGCCGAGTACCTCGAGGTGGACTACTCCACCGTGCGCGCCGACAAGTCGCTCGGACGCCTGCCCGGGTGGTTCGACGTGGAGGGCGTGGACCACATCCGCCGCGCGACGCTGGACGTGGCGATCGCGGCACGCCCCGGCCGAGGGGTCGGCGGTGGCCGCCCGCGGAAGTCTCTGTTCAGCACCGGCTCCGTCAGCGTGCCGCCCGGGCGGGCGCTCGTCCTGCTCGTGGTCGGCGACGTCGCCCAGCTCGTCACCGCGCTGCATCCGGCGGCCGCGCCGCTGCAGGTGTCGGCCGAGCGGATCGCCGAGCAGGCCGGGCTGCCGGCGAATGAGCTTCCCGGGCGGCGGTTCGCGGTTGAGCGGCTCACGCAGGATGACGCCGATGGATTCGTCCTGGTCGATGACCCGCGGCTGTAGGTGGCGGGTTCCCGGCCGACGGTTTTCTTTGTCCGTACGTATGGACATTGTTAAGGGGTCGCCCTAACATTGTCCGTATATAGGGACAACGTTAGGGAATGGGCATGAACATCACGACCGACAGCAACAGCGACGAGGCCTTCGCCAAGGCCGCCACCCAGCACATCACCCGCACCAACCTGGGGGGCCGCGTGGAAGTCAGCGTCGGCGGCTACTTCTACACCGTCACCATCCCCGACAACTACCGCGCGCTGATCGAGTACCGGCGCGGGTGGGGCGGCCTGGAGAACATGCACATCAACGCGACGCCCAACCAGGACCGCGCCCTGCGCGCCCAGCTCGCTCGCACCGGCGACAACAGGGCGTAGGCCAGACAGTCCCACGAAGCCCGCCGCACCCCACGGAGCGGCGGGCTCTTCGGTCTCCAATGCGCTGGTCAACCCTCGGACTACCGGCATCGAACACCAGCCCCCTCCCCCTACGGTGATCGCCGTGAGCAAGCGCAAGCCCACCAAGAGGGAACGCAAGGCCGCTCTGGCCAAGCAGCGCGCCCGCAACGACGCCGAGTACCGCCGTCAGCTGGGCGTGGGCAGGGCCGGCGAATTGCCGAAGGCGATCGGCACCGCCGAGTCGGCCGGTGCCGCGCGCGGGGGCCGCGGCGCCGGCACCCGTAAGGCGGCTCCGTATCATCAGCCCGGGATGCGCGTGAAGCGCCTACGGGTGCAGGTGCGGGTGACGGTCGCGGAGGTGCATGGGGTCAGGTGCCCTCGGTGTTTGGCCCGGCCCGGCCAGTTCTGCCGGGAGGGCAGTGGGGCTGAGATCCCTGACGGGCACGGCGCTCGATGGCGGTCTGCGCGCCGTGCAGCTGCCAGGTACGAGGCCGAGCAGGCGGCCGCCCGTGGCGGTGGGCGTGCCCATGGCCGTCGCCGGGTCGACCGGCCAGAGGCGACCCCAGAGCCTGAGCAGCAGGTGGCCGTCGGCAGGCGGGACCCGGTGAACGCGGCCTTCGCTGCTCTGCGGGAGGGGCAGAGGCAGCGCGCGTTCTGAACGCGTGCTGCGGTCGGCAGCGGTACGGCTGTGACCGTCGACCACAGATCACGCAACCGAGCGAATCTTCCCTTCAACCACCTGTCGCAACGCCGCCGCCAGCCGGTCGCGTGCCTCGATCTGGACAGCAATGCGCTCCTCGAGGACCGCAAGGCGATCCAGCGCGACCTGAATGCCCCTGCCTGATGGTGGCGCGGCCACCACGTCACCATCCAGGCACGGCACGAACGCACGGACATCTGCCAGGGTGAGACCAGCGGCCAGCAAATGGCGGATGTTACGGACCCGTACCACCACGCCCTCGTCGTAGATCCGGTAACCGTTGGGCGCCCGCCTGGAGGTGATCAACCCCTCATCCTCGTAGTGCCGAAGCACACGCGGGGTCGTGCCCGTGGCCTGCGCCAACTCGCCGATACGCACCGATCGCACCTCCGCCGCCAGTCCTATCACGCGACCACCGCACCACCGTCCACCGGGAGCACCGCCCCCGTGACGAATGAGGCCTGTGGCGAGGCGAGTTGCGTGATCGCCCACGCCACTTCCTCGGGGCGCCCGATCCGCCCCAGCGGCGTGTGGGCCAGTTGCCACTCCCTGACCGCGGCCATCCGCTCAGGCGACAGCCCTTGATGCTCACCGATCGGGGTATCAATCCCACCGGGGGCCACCGCGACCACCCGGACCCCGCGTGGCGCCAACTCCACCGCCCAGCTGCGGGTCAGCAGTTCCAGGGCGACCTTCGTGGCCGCATACACCGAGTTGCCCGGCCAAGCACGCTGCCCGACCGACGTACTCACGTTCACGATCACTCCGCCACGAATCTCCAGCGCTGGCAACGCGGCCTGCGCCAGCAGCATCGGCGCAACCAGGTTCGTCGTCACCTGCTTTTCGATCAAATCTCGGGTCAACTTCCCGAGCGCCGCGCTGCGGACGATCGCCGCGTTGTTGACCAGCACGTCCAACCGGCCGTGCGACTCCATCACGCCGCGCATGATCTCCTGCGCGGCATCCTCGGCGGTGACGTCAGCGATCACCGGATGGATGCTGTCGTAGCCGGTCGCGGCCTCCGCCAGTGGCTCCGCCCTGCGGCCCACCGCCACTACCTGCGCGCCTCTCCCCGCGAACATCCGCGCCGTCGCACGGCCGATGCCTGTGCCGGCCCCGGTAACGATGACCACCATGTCCTGCAATGAGCTGTCCATGCGAGAAATGTTCAGACCATGACGCCAATGACAAGGTCAAGACGGCCAACATGCGGCAGCAGGACGCCGCCGTCTTGGCGCCTGACATCTACGGCAGGACCTGGGAGGAGGGCATCGCCCGCACCTTGTCCACGACAGCCGGGCGGTGAACCACCCCCTTAGGCCAGAGGCGGTGGCAGGCAGAACGCGCCCGGCTGGTCGGGTGTGCAGTCGCAGGCGCCGGGGTTCTCGGCGTGCCACCGCTTCCATGAGACGTAGCGCGGCGACCAGTACCGGCGGACAGCCTCGTCCCGGGGCACTGGCGGCGCCGGGTTGTCGAGGACTTCGGCGATGATGGCCCGCCGCTCGTCATCGGTGTATGGCGGCAGGCCGGCCTGCTCCCGCTCGGCCAGGGCGCGCGGGCTGAGCGTCGTCAGCAGCGTGTGCGGGATGTTCTTCATGTTGCAGGCCAGGTGCTCGATGCGCAGGTTGGCCGGGTCTTCCGTCCCGCCGGCGCCGAAGCCGACCCACAGGATGTGGCCGGTGCTGGGCGAGAGCGGGTGGGGCCAGCGCAGGTCGCGGTCGACGTGGGTGCGGCAGTACCCGCAGATCCACCCCTCACGGTCACCGATCTTGTTGCGGGTGTGGCGGCGGATACGGGCCCGCGGCGGCCGTGGCGGGCCGATGGGGGCAGCGCGAGGCGCGGGCGGGGAGCTGCCGTATCAGTTCTTCGTGTTCTTGGTTCACGTCGTCCGCCACGCCTTCATTCCGAGGCCTCCCGCTCCGCGCGCATCCGTGCGACCGCCGCCATGTCGGGCGGCTCATACGGCACGACGAGCAGCTGCTGGAAGCGGTCATACAGCCCGTTCTCCAGGAGCTCGAGGGGGGTCTGTTGCCAGGAGGGCGCGCGGCCGAGCGCCGGGGTGAGTATGAGGCCGGGCCGGCGCGCAATTGGTGGCCTGCCTCGGTTGCGCTGAAAGGGACGGGACTCACACGGCATATACCGGCCTACTCCTTGTCGGGCTCATCTGTACGAGCCCGCAGGGGTAGGAATGCCTGCATCTGCTCGATGAACGGTCGTACCGCACCGCGCTCGCGAACGATTAACCCGAGTTCGTCGAGGGCGTTGATGTCCCGGCTTACCGTCCGGCGAGTTTTTCCCGCGTACGCGGCCGCTAGCCTGGGCGATAGCTCGGGTATTTTGCTGATCTGCGTGAATTGGTAAGGAAGCAGGTCTAGCACCAAGTAGCGTTGGCGAACGCTCGCTGGTGTGTGACCGTCGCTGACCATCTCGTGGACGAAGTTGACCCATGATACGTCGAGCTGTTGCGCTTGGATGATCTTCACCTGATCGCGTAGTTCGTCGACGAAGCCTTCCAGGGCATATCGCAGGAACTTGCCAACCGGGTAAGGCGGGCGGCTGGTCTGCTGGAGCACTCGGTAGTACTGCGTGCGGGTTCGCATGTAGTAGTCCGAGGGCAGATGGGCGGACAGGGTTGGGACGCCGGCGTGGTTGAGCAACTGGAATTCCACGAGGCGGGCGGTCCGGCCATTGCCGTCGCCGAATGGGTGAATCCACGCGATGTACAGGTGGGCCAGCAGTGCAGCGATGACCGTCAAGGCTTGGCGGTACTCCTCGCCAAGCTGGTTGGGGAACTCGTCGAACCAGATGCATAGCTGATCGAGCAGGTGCTCGCAGTCCTCGGCGGGTGCTCCGCGGTAGTCGGTCCCGACGCCGACACCCTTGGTGCGTATCCGGCCGGGCTCTACCCCTTCGTCTATCGGCACGCCTTCCAGGACGTACTGGTTGAACAAGGCGATCCGTTCTGGGGTCAGCGCGAGGGATCGACTGTGCACGATGTCGTCGATGATCACGTTGTACGCCTTGACGATGTTGTCGATCTCTTGGCCGAGGTACTCCTGCGAGGGGGGGAGGTCTAGCTTTCGCTGGACGCGCTGCAGGACCTCTTCCTCTGTCAGGGTGTTGCCTTCGATCCATGTCGTGGCGTGGGCGCCCTTGCTTAAGTAGATCTCGTTGAGGTGCTCGGCCAGTCCGGGCTTGAGGGGGGCGCCGGCGATGTGCTCGGACTTGGAGATCACCTCGCCGAGGAGCATCCACATCCGACTGTCGATCTGGCGTTCTAGATCAAGCTTGAAGCTGATCCATGGGTGTGTCTCAAGGTGATGGCGGCTCACATGTCCCATGCTATCGGCAAGAAAAGCCCAGCTCAACGTGCATATCATGGAATGAGATGCTCATCACTGGCCGTCAGAGTGTCCCATGCCGTGCCCAAAGAGTGCCATACTGGTGTCCCGTAAGGGGAAGATAAGGTCACATCTAGATCAAGGGAGCGGCCAGGTGGCAGAGTCCTCGGGGGAGCTGATCCTTTACACCACCGACGACGGGCTCGTCCAGATGCAGCTGCGGCCCGTCAACGGCACGGTCTGGCTGTCGCAGGCCGAGATGGCGCACCTGTTCGACACGGGCATTCCCGCGATCAACAAGCACATCGCGAACCTCCTGGAGGACGGCGAGCTGACCGAGGCAACTATTTCCAAATTGGAAATAGTTCAACAGGAGGGTTCGCGGCTCGTCGGTCGTCAGATCAACGTCTACAACCTGGACATGATCCTCGGCGTTGCCTACCGCGTGCGATCGCCCCGGGGCATCCAGTTCCGCCAGTGGGCCACCACCGTCCTGCGGGAGTACCTGATCAAGGGTTTCGTGCTGGACGACGAGCGCCTCAAGCACCCGGGCGGCGTGGACTACTTCGACGAGCTGCTCGAGCGGATCCGGGACATCCGTGCTTCCGAGGCGCGCTTCTACCAGAAGGTCAGGGACGTCTTCGCCCAGACGAGCGTGGACTACGACAGCAAGTCCGACATCGCCAGCACGTTCTTCGCCACGATCCAGAACAAGCTGGTCTTCGCCGTGACCGGTTACACCGCCGCCGAGCTGGTCGTGAAGCGTGCCGATCCCTCCAAGGCGAACATGGGACTCACCTCCTGGAAGGGAGCCAAGGTCCGCAAGGCGGACACCACCGTCGCGAAGAACTACCTGAACGCTGACGAGATCGACGACCTCAACCGGCTGACGACCCAATTCCTGGACTACGCCGAGACGCGCGCCAAGCGCCGCCAGCAGATCACCATGGCCGAGTGGGTCGTGAAGACCAACGACTTCATCCAGTTCAACGAGTACGCGGTGTTGACCAATGCCGGCCGTGTCTCCCACAAGGACATGGAGGCCATGGTCGCCGAACGCTTCAAGATCTACGAGCAGGCCCGCCGGGAGCGCGAGGCGATCGAGGCCGCCCGCGAGGACACCGAGGAGATGCAGCGTCTGGAGGCAGGGGCCACTGAACAGGCTTTCGCCGAGCTCGAAGACGGCATTTCCAAGATCACTGGAGTTGGCGGCGATCGGGACTAGGCCGATCCCGGGGCGTCCGTCGATTCGGCAGGCGCCCCGGGATTCGCTCGAGCTCCTCGACGGTGCCCCAGATGCCAGCCAGGGAACGGATCGCGCCGCGGGCGTGATCGCGGGCGTCGGGGTGTGCTGGGTTTCGCGGCAGGCTTTCCACTCCATGTCGGCGAGGGCGTCACGGATCGCTTCGACGCGGCCGCGCTCCTGGTGGATGGTCGCGGCCTGCTTGCCGGCGTCGAGATGGGTGTGGGATGCCATGCGCTGCGGGGCGCCGGGACGGCTACGAGGGATATGTAGTTTACGACCTACCGTTTCGGCATCGTTTATGGCATAAATCCATCTATCGGACCACAATGGGCCTCTTCCGCAGCGAGGTGAGCTCCATGTCCGTTCCGTCAGAAGATCCCGCTCGGCGACTCAACCTCTGTCCCATCTGCCTGGCTGAGCCAGCGGAGACGAACGTCGCGGTCATGTGGCCCGACGGCGACACAGTGATTGAGAACTGGCACACGCCCGAATGCCCCTCCTACCTGGAACTGGAGTGGGATCTCATGGTCAACGCCGAAAAGGTGCAAGCGCGATGAATGGGCGGCAATGGCTTTCCCGGCAGCCTGCGACCGGCTCAAGGCTGCGATGGGCGCCCTGCCGTTGCACGAGCAGAGCAATCCGTTCGTCGCCGCCTTGGTGGAGCTGGTGACTCTCCAGCAGGGACGGACGGGCTTCGTGACGCTGCCGGAGTTCACCGAGGTGCTCGATCGTCATTTCCCTACGTAGAGCCGGCCTCTGCGGCGCAGGCGCGGCAGAGGCCGGCGAGCACGCGGAGCGCCCGGGCCTGCTGGTCAGCGGTCAAGATGACAGTCCTCCCTTCCACGTCCTCGGGGGCATGAGAAGCCACCGCGGCCTGGCCGGTCCATGAACTCCCCGCGGCGCAGAAGAGCGCCCGACCAGTCGTGCACCCCCCGCTGAGCTTCCGCACGCGAGTCCGCCTCGACGGCCTGCTCGTCGAGCACGTACGCCTCCCCGTCCGGCACGATCGGGCTCACGATGACTTTGATGAGGTGCCCGGCGCGACCGCTTCGACGGCGGCGCGCCATCTGGGGGCGTCGGCTGCGGAGCATGCGATGGTGCGTTTGGAGTCCTCGAGGACCTGGTGCCAGAAGCGGATGTTCATCAGCACGTTCGAGGAGTCGTCGCCGCCCATCTTCCTCACCTTTCTCGTAACCAGTCCGCTGTGTCGCTGCGCGCGGCCCACAGAGCCTCGATTTGAGCCTGCGCGTCCAATGCCCGCTCGACGCGGTCGCGCCAGTCGTCCGCCTGCAGGTCGAACAGCGACAGCTCGTGGCCGAAGCAGAAGTCGTCCCAGCCGTCCGGGGTCAGTTCCAGGAGGCCGGCCTTCGAGCGGGCGCGGAGCGCGCCCATCGCGATGCGCCACCGCTCGTCGGATGGTAGGGCTCCGAAGGCCTCGTCGACGGCGCTCGCCCGGTAGTCCTCCTGATCGTCTCCGTCGAGTTCGGCCCATTCCTCGGCGGTCCAGCTTGGCGGCCGCCACTCCGCAGGCGGCTCCCAGTCCCAGGCGACCGGGTTGGGGAAGCCGTCGCAGACCGAGTACGACATGACGACCGGTTCGTCGTCGCGGGAGCGCAGAAGCGGGATCACGCCGCGGCCTTTGCCGTGCGGGTGGTCGGGTTTTCCTTCCCAGCCCATGCCGCGGCGGAGCACGCCGGTGGCCAGCCCGCGTTCCATGATGTCGGCGAGCCACGCGCGGTGCGGCCCCTCGACGTAGGCGTGGATCTCGCATTGGCCGTACAGGCGGGCCATGAGCTTCACGCCGTCGTCGCCGAGTTCCAGCGCGGTGTTGAGCATCAGCGATGACGCGCGGAGTTCGCGGCCGTGCCAGATGAGCAGGTTCGGGGTGCCACCGGTGCGCGCGTACAGGTTGAAGCGGTCGGCCAGCTGGGCGCGCGGGGTGCCGACGAGTCGGCCGTGGGCGGTGAGCTCGCCCAGGGGGTCGAGCACGGGGGTGATGTGCTGAGCGGCGAGGTCGTGAGTGAGGACGCCGGCATGGGCGCGCTCGGCGCCGAGCAGCTCGGCCTCGTCGGTGGGGGTGTGGAAGTAGACGCGGCTCACGATCGCTCCTGGTGCAGCACGGGCAGCGGCGGAATGACGGTGGCTAGCCACCCGGTCGGCTCTGCGGTGAAGTGCGGCGCCGCGTCGGTTTCCCACCACGAGCGGATCGCCAGGGTCGTGGTCTCCTCGTGGGTGCGCCGGTCGACGAAGGTGACCTCCCGCTCCCCCGTCGTGCGGGTGCACACGCGGCCCCGTTTCGCGTCGGCCGGGTAGCCGTTCCAGTTGATGTTGTGCTCAGACCAGAGCATCTCCTGCATCTCCCCGGTGCTCTTCCCGTGGAGCTGCCGAGCGGAGAAGCGGGCCTGCGCGGCCATGGAGATCGAGTTGCGGATGCAGTCCCGCTGCCGCCAGACGAAGTAGTTGGCCACCTCGACCGGGTTCGGCAGTGTGAATACCCGGGCGTCGAACAGGGCCAGGGCGCCGTTGCGGCCGCCTTCGGCCGTGTTGAACGCGGCGGTCGCGGCCGACGCGGAGATGGACACCACCTTGGCTGTGACGCCGCCGAACCACGGCTGAGTGTGTGTGGACCCGAAGTCGGTGGCCAAGACGCTGATCTCGTCGGACTGGGTGTAGGCGACCACCGCGCCGGAGACCTCTTCGCACAGCGCCCGGGCGGTGGTGTTCATGGCGGTCATGAAGTCGCTGTCGAACGGCTTGTCGGCTCCGCGTAGGTAGGAGTGCGCTGCGCGGATGTCGACGCGGATGATCGCGTAGGTACGGCGCGGGAGCAGGGCCCGGGTCACGGCCTCGTAGGCCTTCATCCTGTCCCCGAGGGCGGTCTTGTCTGTGCTCATCGGTTCCTCCGTCGGGCCCGGGCGCGGCGCCGGCGGGCGTACTCGTGGCCGTTGATCGGGAGCGGCCGCGGGTTGCCGGCCGGGTTGCAGGCGCGGCAGCGGCGCCGGTGCCGGGCGTACTGGGGACCGTTCTCGATCTCGTGCTGCCATCGGGAGGTCTTGCCCAGAAGGCCCGGGAACAGGGTGCGCGCGGCCGCGGCCAGGGCACGCTGGACGCCATCGGCTGCTCGGACGAACGGTCCGACGTCGATCATGATCGTAAGCAGCGGGCGGTCGGTGCCGAGCAGAACGGCGTCCGGCCGGTTGAGATCGGCGACCGTGGGCGCGTCGGGGTTGGGCAGGTCGGGGATCCAGTAGACGCGGGTCTCCCCGGTGGCGGTGTGTCGCGGGGGCTGCTCAGGCACCCAGGTCCTCCTTGGGGAGCAGTCCGGCGAGCATGGCGCGGAGCCGGTCGAGGCACTCGTCGCGGGCGAGGTTGGCGGCGGTGGGGTGGCTGCCGGTGAGCAGGGTCCGGCCGATGCGCCCGTCGGGTACGAGCTCGGCGCGGATGGCTTCGAGGTCGCTGACGGCGACGATGACACGGCCCTGATCGGCCAGCGCCTTGGGCAGCCCGGCGACGACTTCAGCACGGAACTGGTCGAACAACTTCTTGGCGTGGGCCTGGAGGGTCTCAGCGACGATCTTCTCGTTCAGTTCTTCCAGTTGCGGCCGGGCCTCGGCGACGGCCTGGCGTACGACGCCCTCGATCGCGGCGGTGGCGTACTCGCGCGTCGCGGTCTCCAGGGCGTGCGCGGCGATGATCGGGGCGGCGGCCGCCACGCCGAGGCGCGCGGCGTGTTCGGCCTCGGTGCCGGACGAGATGATCGACTGTCCAGCGGCGAGCTGGGCCGCAGCGCGCGCTCCCGGGCGGATGCGCACCCCGCCGCGGAACGCCTTCTCCGCTGCGTCGAATGCCTGCTGTGGGATGTCCTGGCTCCCCTGCTCCTGCTCGCCCTCGGCGCCAGGTGACTGCTCAGGCATGGCGCTCACGACTGATACGCGCACAGCACCCACTGGGGCTGCTCCTGCTCTGGGGTGATGCCGAGCACGCCAACGGCGGCGCGGAGCTTGTCGTCCCAGCCCTCGCCGGCGGCCTGTGTGATCAGCGCCGCCAGGTCGAGCTCCTCGGTCTTCTCCCAGTCGGTGCTGATGACGTGGGCGGCCAGCATGTATTCGGCGTCGTCCCAGGAGACGTACCTCTCGAACTTGAGGCCGAAGTGAGCCTTCAGCTGCTCGTCACGATCCCAGGGGTCGGCCTCGACGCCGGCCGCTGCGAGGAGCACCGCTTCGGCCTGGCGGATGAAGTCGCCATGGTCTGGGTTGTACCAGGGCACGGCGGGGCTGCCGTACTCGTCCTTCTCTGCGATGTTCCAGCTTGAGCCGCCGAGGTTGTAGCCGTAGGCGAGGACAGCGTGGGGAACGCTCATGGCTGGCGCCTTTCGAGGGTGGAGGGCCGCTGGTCGGCCCGGCGGGCGAGGGTGGTGAGGTCGATGCCGAGTTCGGCGAGCGTGACTGCGGCGGCCGTCGTGGCGATCGCCGCGGCGGCGGCGACGTCCATCTGGTGTGCGCCCTGGGCGTCGGCGCGTAGGTACTGGCCGATGCGTTCGTGGAGCAGTTGCTCGGGCGTGAGGTCGGCGCCGGTGCGGCGGAGGAACTCAGGGCGGATCCTCGGGGTCTGAGGCTGCCGCTCGGGTGGCTCGCCGGGGCGGCCGTGGGTGATGAGGATGACCGCCCAATGGTCGCGGCCGGCGAGAAGCCGCCAGTACGAGCGGCGCTCCATCTCCGGGCGGGCGAGGATGCGCGCGAGTTTCGCGAGCCTGGACATCGGGGCGCGCGCGGCCATCACGCCACCACCTCGTCAGGCAGCGGACTGCCGTACCCAGCCCTGCGCAGCAGGGTGCACGCGTCCGTCAGGAGCATGCGGATGGGGAACTTGTGTCCGACCGTCCACAGGCCGTTCGGGCTGATGAGGCACTCGAGCTGATAGGCGCGCATGATCGCCCACCAGCAGGGTGCGTCGGCCGGGTCGGCTCCGGCGCGCTGCACCACCAGGATTCCTGCGCCAGCGCCCGCGTCGAGCTTCTCCGTGATGGTCTCGGTCAGCCATGCCTCGATCTGAGCGTCCGACGCGCTGCGGGCCGTGCCGCCGCTCCGGACCTTCCAGACCACACCGGGGCATCCCGTGATGTCTCCCTTGGCTTGCGCGGCGGTGCGGGCGCGGTGCTCCGCATTGGGGAAGCCGTGGTTATGCAGGACTTGGACGATGGCGGCCGCAGCGTCCAGGTCGAGATCCTTTGTCTCGCCGTTGGGCTCGATCGTCGGAGCGATACGCGCGTGAGCCTCGGTGAGCACCGCGGCGGCGATGATACGCAGGGCTTCGTCGTGCCAGGGGATTCCGTGGGCGAGAGCGACCGGATAGACCTTGGCGATCAGGTCCTTGGGGATGTCCTCTGGGCGGACTTGGTCGGGGTGCTCAACGGACATCGGCGCCCGCCCGTCCTTCGGTGATCTTCGCGGGTGAGGTGCCGTCGTCCCACGGCCGCAGGTCGTACACCTCGCCGCGTGGCAGAATCGGCCGGTTCTCGCGATCGAGGTACAGCCGCAGGTGCACCACGTTCGGCGCCCGGTACGGATCGTTCGGCCCGACGGCCGGCTCGAACCATGCCTTGGTGGCGTGCTCGCGGAAGAGCACCAGACCCCAGGCGCGGACCTCGTCGTCGTTGGGGGTCTCGGTCCGCATGGCGGCATACGCTCCCGGGCCGAGGTCGGCGGGAAGTTGGCGAACTTCGACTGGCAGGTCGGGCCGGGGGTGCGATACGGACAGGTGCAGGCACCGCTCGTAGTCGGAGTTCGCGAACCATCCGGACGCGTGGTAGCCGTAGTCGAGGGTGTACATGATCCTGGTGAGCCTGCCTGGCTCGGTGATCGCTGTGGTGTCCAGGCAGTGCGATCGGTCCGCGGTGGTGTCGCCGCGCCATGGGCGGGCGTAGGCCATGCGGACGAGGCGGCGGATCTGCTGGCGGGTGGCGGGGCAGGTGAGGTCCTCCCGGCCCCAGACGTCAACCATGCTGCGCTCCTTCAGGGCCCTTGTTCTCTCGTTGGGGTGCCGCGAGGGGCGCGACCAGCGGACGTAGGTCGGCCTGGATGTGAGGTGCATGCTGGTCGGCCGTGGCTTGATCGCCGGCGACGATGAGCCGCTCGGTGTGCTCCCCTCGGCCGCAGGTGGCCACGCCGAGGCCTGCGGCGATGAGGGCCGCGGCGTAACGCGTGAGGTGCTGGTGGGCCTCGTCGCGGGGCATTCTGGTGGGCATTCTGAGGAGCAGGGGATCGTGGTCGACCCGGTAGTAAATGTCGGCGGGGTCGTATCCGGCCTTGGTGAGGATCTCCTCGACCTGGCGCATGGCGGCAGCAGTGGCAGGGAGCGGCTTGGGGTTGGTGTACGGCTGGTCAGCCACGGTTCGGCTCCAGTTCGTAGAGGTGCCAGACCAGACCGTGCATGTCGCGTTCGGCGGTGCCGCGATGAATGGCGTTGACGGGCACGGGGTGTCCGGTGCCGAACACCTGGAAGGTGCGCTCGGCGAGTTGGACGTCGTGGCGCCACTCGGCCCAGAACTCCACGCCCGGCGTCATCGTGCCGATGGTGCACGTGGCGACCTTCACCGGGTCGGCGGCGAGCCGGAGGAGATGGGGGTTGTCGTCGATCGGCACGGCGTACCGGAACATCTGCTTGTACGAGGTGGTCATCGCTGGGTGTTGCCTTTCCTTCCTCGGGGTTCGAAGTGGGTCGCGATCTGCGCCATGGCCGAGTGCAGGTCCGGGTGATCGGCGCGCAGCCGGTGGCGTTGCGCGCTGCCGAGCCGGTGGTAGGCATAGGCCAGGTCGGCGGCGGGTTCGCGCAGGGCCAGGGCGTTGCGCTCGGCGGTACGGATGATGGACTCGGCCAGTACGTCCAGGTCGTCGGGCAGCGAGCCGGTCGGCTGCTCGGGTGATGATGCGCGCGGTCGGCTGCGCAGAGCGGCCGCCGCTGTCAGGCCGAGGCCAGCGCCGGCGATGATGCAGTACGCGGCCATGATCGGGTGGTCGGTGCGGATGGCGAAGTGGGCGAGGATCCCGTGGACGATCACGGCGTTGCCGCCTAGGAGGAGGATCGCGGGGCGCGCGATGGGCGGGAGGCGTTCAGCCACGTCGCACCTCTGAGGGGATGAGGCCGAGGAGCTGGTGGCTGTACTTCCAGCCGGCGGGGGTGAGTCGGTAGAAGCGGCGCCGGGGGTACGGTCCGTCGGCGAATTCGCCGGTCACCCAGGCGCGTTCCTCCAGTCGGTCGAGGCAGACGTAAGTGGAGCCCGCTCCGACGCCGGCGGCTTTTGTGATCGTGAAGCCGCCGAGGTTGGCGGCGTCGGTCAGGAGGACCAGCAGGACACGGCGCATGGCCCGCGTCGCTCTGATTCCGTCCAGGGTGTGCCTACGCATGGTCGTCTCCGGTGATCTGGTGGGCCGCGGCCACGGCCTTGGTGACGTCGCGCGGGTGGTGGCGCGTGTTCTGCAGGTTGGCCGTGGCGGTCGCGGCGGCCTCCTCGAGGAGGTCGGCGAACAGGCTGGCCAGTCCGGGATGCATGGTGGCGAGGAAGTCGCCGATCTCTGGCGTGACGTACGGCGTGCCCCAGGGGCGCTGCGGGCCGGTGGCGTGCAGGCGGAAGAGGCTGACCATGCTCCCGGCGGGGCGGACGATGGTGCCCTCGGGGAAGTGGGCGGCTTCCCACGGCTGGCCGCCGGCCGCTTCGGCCCGGGATCGGAGGATCTTGGCCGCTTGCAGGAGCGTGGCAGGGTAGGTGGTGGCGTCGACGGCGTCCTGCGCGTCGCGGACGGCGACCGCGTACGCGGCCCAGTCCCTCGGGCGGGCGCGGTAGGTCCGGTTGACGCTGCGCTGGACGTGCTCAGGCACCAGGGCCCAGTCCTTCGCGCACATGAGCTTGCTCGCCGGGATCCGCACGTTGCAGCTGCGGGCGGCGCACTCGTGGGTCGCCTCATCCATGGTTTGTCTCCAGGTGGTCGCGGAGTTTGGCGAGCCCGCCGGGGCCGAGGTTGATCCAGCCGCGGCGGTGGCCGTTCTGGTGGCGCTCGGCGGCCGCGACGATCGTGGCCAGGTCCTCGCGCCGGACCTCGACGTAGTCGGAGGGGTCCTGGCCGAGGTCGGTGGTGAGCTGGTCGTGCTCGGCGAGGTCGGCGGCGATGCTCGCTAAGGCGCGGGGAAGGTCATTCATGATCGGCCCCCCTCCGGGGTGCGGTTGCTGGCGGCGAGGAGCTTGAGGTGCTCCGTGCGCCATCGTTCGAGGTCGTTGCCAGCGACCGATGCGCTGTACGTGACAGGGATGCTGAACCGGCCGTTGATCGGGGGAAACACGGCGAGGATCTCGGCAAGCAGCTCGTAGGCGCGGACGAGCCGGTCGCTGGTGTCGGCCGCCTCCTGCCGCCAGTCGTCGGCGGAGCCCTGGAGCGCGGCCGCCAGGTCTCCCTCGAGCTTGGCGATGGCTTCGCCTGGGCGGTGCGGGTAGGGCGCGCCGAGGACGGCCTCGGCGATGCGGTCGGAGTAGGCGCGGACAACGCCGTACGGGGAACACCAGTCGCGCATGTCCTTGGCCAGGGCGATGACCCTGGCGAGCGCGGCACGGAGGAGGTCACGCTCGTGGGTGGTCCCCTTGAGGGTGGCCTCGGCCTGTTCGGCGAGGGCCTTCCACCCTCGGTGCTGGAGTTCGAGGAACTGCAGGTCTCCGGCGAAGGTGTCGCCCCGGTGCTTTTCGAAGGCGGCCTGGGCGCGGAGTTCGGCGAGTGCGTCGTCGCGTACGGCGGCGCACACCTCGGCCGCCTCCGTGCAGGTGACTCCCGTGAAGGACGGGTGTCCATCGCCCGCGAGGAACCTGACCCGCATCTGGCGATCAACACGCTCAGCCGGGGTTGCGCCTTCAACCGTCTCGGTGTCCGTCATCCGGTCGTAGCGGGAGGTAGGCTCGGTGAACTTCGCGGCGAGCGCCTCGGCGTACCATCTGCGGCGCTGCTGCTGAGCGAGTTCAATCTGGCCGCGAGCGGCGTCAGTGGTGCACTCGACCGAGTCGCCGTCGCAGGGCCCGTGTTCGACGTCGTGCCGGCACCGGCCGGACGGGGTGGCGTCGTCCAGGTTCGGCCGGGCCGGGCCGTCGGCGCGCGCGGCGCGGATCCGTGCGGCCTCGCGCGCGGGCTGGCCGAGGCATAGGGCCGCGGTGGCGGCGAGGCGTTCTTCGGCGTTGGTCAGGCGTGCCTCGTGGTTCAGTTCCTGGCAGCGGAGTGGTATCGAGGCGTGCGTGCGCAGCGTGTCCATGACGGTGTCGGCGAGCGCGCCGAACGGGATCAGCTGGGTGTGTTCGCAGACGACGGCGTGCCCGTTCCACTCGGCCTGGATGGCCTGGGCGATGAGATCGCGGAGAGCGCCGAGTTCTGGGGCGGTTGCGGGGCGCTCCGCGGGCGTGGCGTTCAGGCAGCTGGCCGGGTCGATGCCGTCGCAGTTGTCGCAGCGATGCTGCTGGGCGCGGGCCTGCGCGGTGATGTACGGCGCTGCGGCCGCCACGGCGACCTTGACCACAACGGACCAGGAGTGGGTGACGTTGCTGGCCTCGACCCCGAGGGCCTCGGCGGCGGCTGCGAGCGCCTCGGCCGGGATCGTGGCGTCGGGGTGCAGTTGAACGACGGCGTAGCCGCTGGCCGCCAGGGCGCGCAGAATTTCGCGGGGCCAGGCGAGCTCGACGGGACCAGGGGGATCGTCTGTGAGGGCGAAGACTGACGCGATGATCTCGGCCGGTGTGCGTGTGGGGGTGGTCACGGGGCGGTGTTGTCCTTCCTGAGCTGGGGGTATCCCGTTCGGTGGTATCGGAGCCGCTGCCACCACCGCGCGGGGCGCCAGGCGAGGCCGACGGCGTGGGCGCCGGGATGAGGCGTGCTGTAGCGGTCGCAGGCGTCACAGGCGTGGCCGATCCGCCATAGGGCGTGGCACTCGTCGCATCGCCACAGGTCGCCGCTTTGCCCGGTGGGGTTGCCGCGATGACCGTCGTTGGGGGCCTTGCAGCGGTGCGACTGTGGGGTGGCGCGGCGTACCCAGGTCATCGGGCCCTCCTCCGACGGCGGTAGGTGGCCTTCACGACGTTCACGCGGGGCCATCGATAGAGCAGCTCGCTGCGCGTCAGGCGAAGCTCGGCGGCTGCGCACTGCTTGGGGAAGAGACGGTGGATCCATTGGCCCCAGCTCTCGCCGGGCCGCTGCTGCTGGTCCAGCCTGAGGTCCTTGGTGTGCCGGCGTTTCATCGGCGCCCCCGCCTGAACCGGCGCCGGGCGCGCCAGTGGTCCACGGCGAACCCGACGACGCCGGCCAGCACGAGCAGCACCAGGCCGAGATGGAGATCGGCGTAGGTTCGGAGCACAGCCCCGCCGATGAGCCAGATCACGAGCTGAACGGCGGCGCAGAGCGCGAGCAGGGTGAACGTGGTCGCGAGCATGCGGAAGGGGTCGGGGCGGCGGGGCGTGCGGAAGGTCATGGCAGCAGTTCCTTGGGGTCGGCGCCCTGGAGGGCGGCGAGGATGTTGGCGCAGACGTGGCCGACCGCGCGCCACTTCGCCTGGTCGGCCGGGTCGGTGGCGGCATCTCCGCGTTGCAGGGCGGCGTCGCGCCAGGCGGTGGCCACGTGCTCGGCCGCTGTGCTGGCGTCTGGGCGCGGGTATACCTGGCGGTCCGGGATGGCCGGGTGCCGGTGGGCGGGCAGGTCTGCCAGGCGGGTACGGGCGAGCTCGGCGCCGGCGGGGGTGAGCTGGTAGTAGCGGCGCCGTAGCCGGCCTTCGTCCTCGGGGTCGGCGTCCTCCAGGTGGGAGGACAGCCAGCCGCGGGCCTGCAGGCGGTGGAGCATCGGGTAGAGAGTGCCGCTCTTGAGGCCGGTGGCGCGGAGGAGCTGCAGCCCGTAGAGGGCCCTGTCGGGTGAAGCGAGCAGCGCGGATAGGACGCTCGCTGTGGCGCGGGTCAGCAGGGTGCGGGCGGGGGAGCTCGTGCGATCGACCATGGGAGCCTCAGGCCGGGGAGCGGGTGGGAGGCCGCGTGAGGGGTTCACGGTTTCACCGCCTGGGCGTGCTGGCGGAGGTAGGCCGCGCGGTAGCGCTCGATGGAGCGCACGCCCACGCCCAGTTCGGCTGCCAGCTCCTTGAGCGTCGGCCGGGGGCGGCGGAGGTACATCTCGGCGAAGGACTCCATACGGGCCTGGTGGTTCACCGAGGTGCGCAGGACGGGGTACTGGTCGAGCGTGCCCGCGTACTGGTGGGCGCCGTAGCAGTAGTGGCAGAGCCCTCGGCCGTCGTGGGCGCGCAGGTGTTCGCAGTCAAGGCAGATGACCTTGGGCCGCGTGGGGTCGTCGATCACGGCGACCGCCGCTAGGCCGCGGCTGGGCGTCTCGGGGTGGCTGCTGGGGGTGCGGGCCGTCTGATCAGCCATCGCCGCCTCCGGCCTGCACGGCGGGCGGGTACTCCATCGGCCGATCGCCCCGGCAGAGGACCAAGGCTGGGTCGTCGGGGTGGACGCCGTTGGCGATGGCCATCTCCTGGTAGCCGTCGTACAGCTCGACGGTGGTATGCACTCCGAAGTACCTGGCGTAGCTCATGCGGACCGCGAGGTTGTCGCTGGCGCCGCGGAGCAGGAATCCGGCGCAGGTGGTGGGGGCGTCTCGACCGCTCGCGTGGCAGCCGAAGGTGTGTGTCGCCAGGTCGTAGGTGGTGCGGGCGCTGTGCCGGAAGACTTCGGGTGGGAAGGTCCCGGTTGGGGCGTCACGCCGCCAAGGGCAGGGGGTGATCCCGGCGCAGGGGTGGCGGCGGAAGGCGCGGGCGCCGTCACCGCGCTCCACCGAGACGACACCCCACTCGCCGTCGCCGCCGTCGTGGAAACCGAGGATTCGGTGGTCAGTCATCGCTGTCTCCGGTCTGCTGGGCGGGCGGCTGGACGAGGAGCTGCAGCAGGGTGGCGTGGAAGTGTCCGCCGAGCCCGTCAGGGCTCTGGGTGCGTAGGACCTCGGCCCACTCGCGGACCCGTGCGACGGCGGCCTCCGCATCGCTTTCCGGCGCGAGGCCGGCCCCGCTGAGCGCGGTCTTGAGCGCGTTCAGCGCGGGCTTCACGGACCGGGTCCATGGCGTCTGCTCGGGCGCGTTGGTGTATGGCTGGTCGAGCCGGTCGGCCACGGCGATCAGGACGGCGGTCAGGCGGCCCGCCGCGTACCGCGCCTGGGCGAGTGTGGCGTACGCGGCGTTGGCTCGCTCGACGGCCTGGCGCTGCTCGTACTCTGCGACGGTGATCTGCGCGTTCAACGGGGCGAGGAGCTCGTCGATGATCTGTGCGGCGGAGGTCTGGTCGCCGTCGATCAGGCGGCGGATCCATTCGGCGTCGGATGCGGCGACATGGGAACCGTCGGAGCGTGCGATGTGGATGGTGGTGGGCTGGCCGTCGCCGTCGCGGGTGGGCGCGACGTAGACGCCCCAAGAGCGGGACAGGGGGCGGGCGTGGCCGTCGGGGCAGTGCGGGCATCCGGTGGCGCCGGCGCCGGGCGTGGTGTACGCGGCGAGGATATTGCTGCAAGTCTGGGCGGCGGTCTGCCAAGACTGCTGCTCGGCGGGATCGGTGGCCGCAGCTGCGCGCTCGGCGGCGTCGCCGTGCCAGGCGTGGGCGAGGTGCTGAATGTTGGCGAGGGCGACCTGGACGGCTTCCTGGTGGCGGGCGGGGTCGGCGTTGAGGCACTCGGTGGTGCCGGGGACGCGGCCTGCACAGACCGAGCAGGCGCCGCAGGGCACAGCGAGCGGGAGCGGCGAAGTGAGGATCTTGGCACGGCTAGGCGACATCGGAGACCTCCACCTGCGGAAGGGGAGCGGCGTGGATCTGCTCAAGCAGCGCGGCGGCCGCGCGCTCGCGGGCCCCCGCCTTCGACCCGGCCTGTCCGGACGCGGTCAGCTCGCCGCGGCCGCGGATCGTGGCGGTGACCCACGCGGTGAACTTCGGCGCGTGGTCGGGCCCGGTGCGCTTGACGTCCCACTGGGTGTCAGAGGCGTACCCCTTGTGCGTGTACTCGGTGAGGGAACTCACCGGATGCTGGCCGGGCGGCGGTGCCGGCGGAAGGCCAGGGGATAGAAAGGGGTCCTCGGCGGGGGTCGACTCGGAGGGGATGATGTCCCCGGTGGGGTCGTCGACGCCGGCGAGCGCCGCCAGGAGGCTGGTGGCGGCAAGCTGCTGGGCGAGCTTCTTCACCGGGGCACGGCGGCCGGCTCCCCAGGCGCTGCCGTTGTCGAGCTGCATCGTGGCGAACGCGGTGAACAGCGGCGGCGGGCCTTCCTGCACGGTGGTGGTGAAGGAGACCGGCGTGCAGCGGTGCTGCTGGGAGCGCATGTTCAGGAGGCTGACGGCGTCCTGGGGGTCGGCGGCGACGTGGTCGAGCAGTACCCGCCGCGCGGGCGCCCACCTCGGGTCGGTGGCCACCGACAGCACCATGTGCTGGTCGAGCAGCGCGAGCTCGTCGGCGTGGCTGCGGCGGATGACCTCGGCGGCGAGGTCGTCGGAGTAGGCACCCTCCTTGCAGGCGCGTTTCAGGACGGGGGCGAACTGGGCGGGGGTGAGGTCGGCGAGGTCGTCGGCGGTCGCGGCCTTCGTGCGGGCCGCGGTGTGGGCGCGGTCCTTGAGCGCCTGGCTGCGACGTTCACGTCGTTCACGGGCGGCGGTGTTGAGCTCGTCGGCGATCTGGTCGAGGTCGCCTGTGGTGTACGGCGGGGTGCGGCCGTCGAGGGCGGCGATGATTTGCCGTTGGGTGACGAGGTCGGCGTAGCGGCGCAGGGGCGAGGTGGCGTGGCTGTAGGCGGGGAGGGTGAGCGCGTAGTGGCCGCGCACGGTCGATTCGTAGAGGGCGGGCCGCATCACCAGCGCCAGGCGTCGCTGTGTCGCTTCGAAGGCGCTGGTGACGCCGCTGGCGATCACGTGGTCGAGGTCGGCGGCGAGATCGCGCACGGGTGGCGTGGCGGCCGCGGCGGTGTGGTTGCGGAACAGGATCGGCACGTCGCGCTCAATGGCCCAGGCGGCGAGCGCCGCGTTGGCAGCAATCATGGCCTCCTGGACGATGATGTAGCCGATGTTGCGTTCGGGGGCGTCGACCCTGATGAGCTGTCCGTCGTCGTTGGTGGCCCAGCCCCGGATGAGGTCGTAGACGGCGAGCGCGCCGTCGGCGCGGCGCTTGCTCAGCAGCGTGGTGGCGAGGTGTGCGGCGAGGCTGAGCGTCGTGTGATGTGGGTGGGCGTAGTCGGCCAGGGCAGCGGGGACGAGGTCGTAGGACATGGCGACCGGGGCGCGCAGGGTGTCGCGGGTGATCCAGGTGTCTTCGACGGTGCCGTCGGCGCGGATGGTCAGGGTGATGGCGAGGGTGGCATTGGGCCGGTGCTCGTGCAGGGTGAGCTGCTGTTCGAGCTCCTTGGGGAGCATGCTGCGAGTCCAGGTCGGGCCGTAGACGGTGTGGCCGCGGTGACGGGCCTGGGTGTCGTAGGTGCTGCCGTCTTGGAGGGCGGCGGCGACGTTGGCGATGTGCACGGTGAGGTACCAGCCGCCGTGGCTGTCGGGTTGGACGTGGATGGCGTCGTCGCGGTCGAGGGTGCCTTCGCGGTCGATCATGAGGGGCGTGGTCATCGGACTGTTCTTCCTGGTCGATAGGGATGGTCGGTTGATCTCGTGGTGGCCGCTCGCGCCCTTGGCGGCCACGACCCTCAGGGCGTTGGCGGGGCCGGCCTCGTGCAGGTCGCGGTGCCAGATGAGTGGTCAGCGGTGGCCGGGCTGAGGCATGATCATGAGTCGCCCTCGTCGTCTTGGCCCTCGTCGAGGACCTCGACGTCCAGGACCGCATCCGCCTCGAGGGCCGCCACCGCGGCGAGTTCCTCCGGCACCACGCGGCCCAGCAGCGCGCGCTGCTCTGGCGTCAGGTTCAGCCGGTCGAAGACGCGCCCGAGCACGCCGAGGACCTGCGCGGCCTGCTCCTCCGCCATGCGGGTTTGCCGTTCAGCGATGCCGTCGGAGTGGCGGAGCCCGAACAGTTCGTTGATGGCGGCCATGGTCTTGAGCACCCGATCCGCGGCGTGGTAGTCGCCGCCCAGCGCCTTGGGCCAGAAGGCGGTTAGGAGCCGGTCATAGCGGTCCCCCTGGAGTTCGCGCAGTCCGTCGGCTGCGGGCTGCAGCGTCCGCCTCAGCGCTCGATCGATCGCTTTCTTCGCGACCGAGCGGTCGGCGTACCCGACCTTCTCGGCGATGACGTCGAAGGTGACGCCGGCGCGGCGGAGTTCCAACGCCCGGCGTTCCTTCTCGATCGTCTCTGCGGTCGGGATGAACCGCTGGTTGGGGTTGCGGGCCATGTACGGCGTGCTCCTGGGTGAGTCTGCGTGCGAGGGGAAGCGGGTCTGGTTCAGCGAGGGACGGGAGGCTCCGGAGTGGGCGGATGCCAGATCGACCAGGTGTCGCCGACGGATGTGCCGATCCGGATCACCGGGCGGGCGCCCTTCAGCTCCTGGTGGTTAAAGGCGAGGTGGAGGGCGATCTGGTCAAGGAGGGCCCCGCATCGCTCGGCCAGCCCCGGCAGGGCGTCGGCGGGTACCTGGTCGATGTCGAACCCGGGCACGCAGGACAT